AGATAACACTTGATTTGTCACCCCAAGACTACAAGTGGCTAAAGGATATGATTTCTCAGGTACGCTATGTGGTTGATCAAAACCCCAGCAAGTACCCTGATTCGGTAAGAAGAATTCGTTCTCTTGATGACTCTCTGAATGCGGACCCAAAGAAGAAACCCCAAAAAGCTCCGCAACCCAAAAAGGAAAAGCGCAAGACCACCTCAAAAGAGGCAACTGATTCTCAAAAAGAGATAGAGCAGAGAATCCTCACAACCAAGAGAGCCTTTACGGTTTCTCAAGCATGTGAGCGTACTGGTTACTCTGCATTGACCGTAAAGAAGGTCATGAATTCCATGATCGAAGAAGGTCAGTTGGAAGTGAATGGGCCTGACCCAAAGTACTCTGGTCGGGGAAGAGCGCCCATACTTTACAAAACTCTTTAACAAGGCATGGATTAAATGACTGCAAAAAAGAAGAGAAAGAAGAAATTGTTCTCTAGCATACGAAGCAACTCAAACGATCCTGCTGAAGTACAACGGCTTATAAACAAGTACCGAAAAGAACTGAAAGTGTTGCAGTCGGACAGAAACGGCTTTGTCAGCAACACCACGGTGCCCATGCTTCAAGATAGAATTGGATACCTTGAATCCAAACTGAATCGTATAAATGCGGACATAAATTCAGGTTACGGTTATCCAACTGTAGCAGATGATTCTGAACATTTTCGATCTTTGAGAGAAGAGGCTGCACGGCAAAACCGTATTATAGAAAATGTCGAAAGACGATATAATACTCCTCTTCAAGAAATGACTCGCGTAAATTACGTACGGAACAATCGCGACCTGTTGACGTCTCTCATTTATGATGAATCTAACCCTATTCCTCAAAATGACCCTATTCCCGAAAATGAAACTTTTGTTTCCGACAATGAGACTTTTCTTTCAGTGGCAAATACAACATACACAGTAAACAACGCGACTGTATATACGGGCACGATAACCAATACATCGGTTCCAGATTACAGTATATGGACTACTAGATTTCCCCCTGCCTCGAGACGGACTGCTGTATTTTCTGTCTCGAGACCAGAACCCGTAACAACAGAAGTACAACCCGAAGAAGTAGAGGATACCGCAATGGCTGGCATCATATCTCAAGACGCAGACAAGGTTTCTACCAAAGATGCAGTTGGCAGTGCGCTTCAGAGTTTAGAGTCATATGCTACTGAAGGCAATGAAGCCGAGTTCACGAAAGAAGAAGCACGTAGCATCATTGTTGCGCTCAAGAAGCTTCATGGCTATGCGGCGAGATCTAGCAACAATACGGGTGCAAAGACCGTAGAGCAGCTGAATCAGGATACTTCGCTGTTTTTGCTTGCGCTCAATGAAATGGATATGTACGTGATGAATCGCAACGATGAAGAACCATCTGTGGGCAATATTCAAAGTGCAGTTCGTGTTTGGTTTCAAGATAGTGGTCGGATCTTGCCATAATGATACTACGTAAACACGTAGCTGTCTTTGGTCAAGATGAACCTGAAAACGACGACGACAAAAACAACTACAAAGGCAAAGTAAATACAGAGCCTGTAGACGATCAAGAAGGCACCCTTGTTACATCTTTGATGGTGAACATGGAAGGTTACCATGCCCCTGTCATAGATTTTGATGTTCCGTCACAGTTGTGGCCACCAGTTGAGCTTTTGCATTCTTCGCAGATAAAACACCATCACCTTTATATCAATAAGCCCGTTGTTGAAGCCAAGTACTGGCAGATGCTTGAGGCTATGGCTCAAGCTGGTGTGGTTGAGCAAGGGTATTATGAGGCTTCTGTGGCTCGTGGTTATTCTGCTGTGCGTACTGTTGGCACTATCAAGCCCGGTGTCGATCCTTCAATTGCCAGAGTGCTTGCGGAAAACAGCGCCCTACGTCAAGAGGTCATAAGACTGCGGTATGAATTGCAGATGGCAACTGGTAAACCTCAGATAAACATAATGAAAAAGGTAAAAGCCAAGTTGCCAGAAGCAAAAGAGAAAGAGTTTTTTTAAGAAACGACTTGACAATTAAGTCTCTGCTTAGGTACTACAATAGGTATAAATTCTAAAAATGCAGAGGTATTTAAATGAGACCAGGTGCTTGGGGATGGGTGAGTTTGTTTGCTCACATTGCAGTTCTAGACGCAGCTTTAAGCTGGATGAAAAAATCAGACAAAGAACGTTATGCCACCCTTTCTGGTGTTTTTAATGATAATGTTGCCCACGAGTTGAATCGTTGGCCTATTACTGTAGGCTGGTCTGTGTTGACTTTACACCTTTTCAAGTACTATTTACCTGAAGACGTAAGAAAGTTGGACCCTATAACCGGCTTTGCAGAGTTATTAGAAGACATACTAATCATACCAGTATCGGAGAAACGACATGCCCGCATTAGCCTCCCCAGTAGCGGCTACACCGTCAGTGAGCGAACTAGAAAGACAAGAAATATACGATCTTATCGACCTCTTCACTGGCCGCACCGCAAAGGTAAATCTCATCCCATCATCAGAGGTGATGAATTTCTGTCTTGATCTCAGACTGATTCTTCAATCTGGTGACAAGGTTTTGTCATAAACACTACTCTGGAGAACTTGTATGTTCATCCTAGATGTAACAGTTCTTTTCATGCTGCTTTATGTTTTGACAGTGCGGTATTATGAACAGAAACTGAAAGAGATCGACTCCAAATCTTTGGATCTTACCAAAGAGGATGTTGCACTTTTAAAATGTGAATGTATAATTGTCATGCCTAAAAATGAATGTCTTCAAAATTGTATATGTGAGAAAGATCTTAAAAATGAAAATCTTATGTTTGGGAGACCTCCACGGTGATGAACATGGTCTCAGGGAGAGTTTTAGAAGAGCACAAAATCTTGAATGTGATTTAATCATTCAGCTCGGTGACTTTGGTTACTGGGAGCATACCCCGCATGGCAAGTACTATCTAGATCAAATTCAAGGCATGATCCGCAAGTTCGGCATGCCTTTGATATTTATAGATGGCAACCATGAAAACCATGTCATGCTCATGGAGTATATGGACTCCCCTTTCCAAACAACCATACCAGATTGTGACCTAAGTGAACTGAAGCAGATACGCGAAGGCCTTGGTTGGATACCGCGCGGTGCTATATTCACTCTAGAGAACACATCATTCATGGGTATGGGTGGTTCCTATTCCGTAGACAGAAGATCTAGGAAATTGGGTGTCACCTATTGGGAACAGGAAATGGTCAGCATTGCCGACATTAAAATAGGCATTGCAAGATATGAAGACTTTGATGCTAAGATAGACTTCTTGTTGACCCATGATACTTATTGGGGCGCCCCAATGGATTTACTTCTGCCTTCGGGCATAAATCCCGATAGGATTCCAGAGTGTGCTGCAGTACGTCACAGATTGAGAGATCTAGTTGATTGCGTACAGCCCGACTATACAATACATGGACATTACCACACCAGAGCTACCTATGATGTAGAACTGGGCAGTGGTCATGTTGTCCATTCCCTTGGTTTGGCCGCTAGTACTTTGTCAATTGCTGACATCAGACGCGGAAGTCACACCAAAGATTATGATTATAGATTTTCTCAGTTAGCCCAGTTTATAGATACCCAAGAGGAAACGGGACACTTAAGGCCATGAACAAGCGTGAGAAAGCTATCAACAACAGGCGGGGTTCCCTGTTGAGGACCGACAAAGAAGGCAGTGAAGCGATCTATGTGGAAGACTTTCGTGAGATCTTCTATCACTTCTTCAATTGCCATAAGAACGTGTCCCTCTTGAGCGTGGCAAGACGAGCACTAACTGTAGCAGAACGCAAAGCCGGAGTCGAACCTAGGCTTCCTGCGCTAAAGACTACCCTTAATGATAATCGTAGATCTTATGTTCCTTTGGACCAGGCGCAAAGATGGATTCGCTGTGTTGTCTATGAACTACACGAATGCATGCTCGATGACAAAAGACGCACCAGTAACAAGCGTCGTGCAGATGAAATGGCTATTGCCAAATCAGCCGTACGAGCTGCGCGCCGAAAAGTTGAATGCGACGTAAGCTCTTGTTACTATGTGATGAGCTCAAATGAAGACTACTCAACTAAAGAGGTAGCTGATATAGATTTGGTGCGCAAGGTCATTGACACCTGGATGTCAAAAGAGGTGGGCATTGAAAACCGTTACTCTCGTAAGTACGAAAATGCTGACCGTCTCTGCGGGTTTTCCCGTGGCATAACTGAATTTATAATGACCAACAATGTCCTCACGACTATCAACCATGATCTTATGGTTCATATATGTCGTGCGTTGGTAGGTATGGACAACTATCCTACTGCTTTTCAGAGAAGAAATGATTTCTATGCTCCAGGTACATATAGGTATCACAAAAAGAAGTCTTATGCTCGCTAAATAGGAGAAAACAATATATGATCCATAACCACAAGAGAAAAGTGAAGCTCAAACAGATCCTTATTTCTGTAATGGTAGCTTTTACTTTCGTACTGTCAGCCTGTACTCCGGCTGAAGTTATAGACGCTTACGCAGACTTAGGGTACACGCTTTCTCAAGAGGAAGCCGAGAATATATCTGCGTTGACCGAACGTGATTGCTTACCGAGATACGAAGCAGACCAATATACAGAGTGTGCAGTTGCTGATGCTGCAGCTCGGTATGATGTTTCAAAAACCTTATTGGCTGACCTTGCCTGGTGTGAATCAAGATTTGATGATGAAGCCTACAATCCAAGTAGTGCAACAGGACTCTTTCAGTTCATCACCAGCACCTGGAACAACATTGCCAAGCATGGAGCCCCTTATAGTTACTTGCCCCGTACGAATGCTCGTGCCAACGCCTTCAATGCCGCATGGTTGATATCAAGAGACGACCTTGGTGGTATCAGCCATTGGAATGCATCCAAGGGTTGTTGGTCTTAAGAACCTAAAAGTGGGCCACACAGCAGCTGCCGTTTGGGTGGCTGTTGTGTGGCCTTCTTTATGGAATAAATATGCAGAACAAAAAACCATGCTCACGTTGTAAAAATCCAAAAACTCTTGCTGTTGAAGACGCAAGTAGGATATGCTTGGAATGTCGCAATATATTCTCCGATACATTAGAACAGGGTAGTTGAACATGTCAGAAAAAAAAGAAGAATGCGAACTAGAGGATCTAGCGCCCTGGACTCTGAACCTCACCGACAAGAACAATGATCTGCTAGCTTCGGTCGAAGTGGATACAGAGGTCATCAGCATGCTCATCGAAATTGGGCTGTTGAAGGTCTTGACAGACGATCTGGCAAGTAGAAAGGCGACCGATGGGTGAGACTGACGGTGACGTTGTAGATGAGATCATCAAAAGATTACGACACGACGGTTCGCTTGAATCAAAAGTAACTGTCACATCTGATGATCTACGATATCTACTCAGCGTCGCAGAGTTGTTGAAAAAGCTTCACGAAGAGACTAGTCCAGCTAAGGCCAACAGATATAATTCTTTAGTACGTTATACTTCTGGCCAATTGAAAACCCTTAACAAAGCAGCAAGACGGAGAACATCATGAATAGCAATTTTAGAGTAAGCCTTGTTGCCGACATTGAAGCTCCAACGCCTGCAAGAGCAGCCATCATTGCCGAAAAACAATTCAGCGATCAGATTCAGCGCATATGAAAAGTCTCTTCTGCGTATAATCTCTGGGCATACCACTGCCACAGAAATGAGAGATGAAGCGGGTAGAGCGCTCAAAACAAGAGATTGAAAGGAGGTCATTATGGCTTATGAAATGCAACCATACCCATTTGATAGGCATGGTGGTGACCGAGAAGATGGTGAATGGTCTACTACTCATCCTTCTGATTATGAATACGAACTCGAGCGTAAGAATTTGAAGTACTCAAAGAAGCAAAGACCACGTAAAACAATGAGAGAATGAAATGGGCAAGCACAAGTTGAAGTCATCTAATTTCAGATATAGCAAATGGAAAACTTTATGCCCCAACTGTGATGGAACGAGTAGGCACTGGAAGTTAAATTCTGCAGGCGAGGGTGCTGATGTTCCTTGTTGCGAATGCACTGGTGGGTACATTGATTTTGACCCAACTAAAAAGTGCACTCTATTTGGGTGTAATGATGGCCTGCGTAAATGGCGTTATGAAGATGGGAGCTATGTTGATTATCCGTGCCCCAGTTGTGATGAAACTGGTCGCGTGGAAATAGATGGACTTCAGATGGCCTTTCCTGGGGACACCGTAATCTATAAGGGTAATGTTCACACAGTCCAGTCTACCTGGATAGATGAGTATCTCGGTATAGGTGAAACCATATCTGTTAATCTAGATGATCTAAATGGGCTGCTTTTAGAGGATGCAGGAAGGACCACCGAATATATCCCTATTTGTGATCTTGAACTTGTGGTTTCCAAAGAAACAATGAATACCCCTTTTAGGCAGACAGCCAAGATGACATGGAGAGGCAATGATTGAATTCGATGATATAAAGTACGAAAATACTGATCTTAATTTAGTTGGACTGAATATCTTAGAGGCTTTGACCGTGATGTACAAAGTCTACAAAGAACATCCAGATGCAATTGTAGATGTAGAATGTTATGATGGTGAGTTCTATTTGTATGCCCAGTGGACTCGACCGAAAACCGAAGAAGAGAAGGCTGCAGATGCTGAAGCTAGAGCCATAGGCAAAAGAGCTGTGCTTGCGCGCCTTAAAAGAACAGCAGAAGAAAATGGTTATCTTCTTGTTGAAAAGAAGAATCCATGTATAGAAATGTTAACAGAATGATGTATTAACCACTTCAAAATTGAAACCAGGATTTTAAATGAAAATTTCAATACCTCAAGATTCCAAAGGCCAAGAAGAGACTAACTGCGAAGCAGAAACTTACTACAGAGACTATGTTGATGGAGAAGGTTTTCCCATAGTCAAACCCGATACTGTCGTAAGCATCGAAGATGGTATTACCGGAATCAAAACAGATGTCAACGTAGCAGTAAGAAAGGGGCAGCTCATTCATGTGTCTAATTGGATGGGTGACGTTGTGATTATCAAAATGCTTAGTGGTGACACTTATGTGGTCACAAAGAAGGTATAATGGAAACCTGGATTACAGCTGATCTTCATTTTTGTCATCACAAGATACGTGAATTCCATCCGAATCGTCCCGGAAAAGATATTGACGAAATGAATTCGACTATCATAGAGAACTACAGAAGTGTAGTCAATAAAAGAGACAACGTATGGATCATAGGAGACTTCTCTCTGTCTTTTGATAGGGAAACAATCACTAAATGTTTCAACGCTCTTCCCGGGAGCAAACATCTGATTCGCGGGAATCATGACCCCAATTGGCTTTGCAAGCTGCCCGGGTGGTCATCAATAAAAGAGATGCGCATTATATCTGTAGGACCCCATAAATACTTTCTGTGTCATTACCCTATGCTCACTTGGGATGGTGCCCATAGAGGGGTTAAACAGCTGCATGGCCATTGTCATGGTCTGCTCGATCCAGCTTGGAGCAACCCTGCACAAATGGACGTGGGTATTGACTGCCATCCAGAATTTAGACCTTTTCATATTGATGAAGTAAATGAACAACTCGAAGACTACTATCCAGTGGACCAGCATAAATGAAAAACACACACATCAATAAGCCTGCTACAAGAAATGTTTATGGCAGGGATTTACTTGTAGTTGCTTTTGACGAATTTCAGTACAACTACGCACCTGGTAAAAAAGTAACCAGAACAAAAGAAACGCTTCAATACATAGTGGGATCTTTGGATATTAAAAACTCTGATGATCCTCATAATCAGTTAGCTTTTCTGGCTGTGGATAATCTTTGCAAATACTTGGGATACCAAACTGTAGAAGACACCTTCAAGGATGCAACCTTGGTTCGTTTTCTACTGAAAAAAGGCATGTATTGTTTTGTGAATTATCAAATGCACAATCATCTTGTGCTACAAAACAAGGACTATTTTAGTCATCCTTTGGTGTCTCAGTTTTCCAACACCAATCCTATTTATTATTATGACAGATATACTAGAAGACAAGAACTCAGAGATCATTTTGAAATTGCTTTTCCCCATAAACGATGGAAGAAGTATCACCAGTTAGAGCCGCTGATTGACATACAAAGATATGAAATTGCATACTATGTAAATGTCAACCTTTGGAGTATGGCGTATAATGAAGAGCACCTGAAAAAGTTTCATACCAAGTACCAAGTTCGTTACGATTATGACAACATAGCTGCTTATATCGTTCCCGATACCGCTAAAACCAACGCAAGAGGACTAATAACATCCGACTTGATACCTGTGCCTCAAGAGTCATACCATGACTTATTGGTAGACATAGACAAGGTGGGTAAGGCTATGGGTAGATTTTTCACGCGGGCTTCAGCCCCATTGGCGCTTATGGGCAAGCTTGATGAGCCCACCCGTCGTGAACTTCCCCTAGGAAAGGATAAGGTTCTTGTCCGAGCACGATAAGTATCGCTTGATTATCTGGAATGAAGATAGTAGTTACATTCCAGTAGATTCTTCCATAGATGGCTCCGTACATTTCTTTATTGTTCATCTGGGGGGCGACTCCTATGCTCTTGATGTTCCAACCACGAGTGTAAGAGAAAACGAAACCGTACACAATGTATATCGATACAAGACAGGCACCTTGGAAAACATCCTTTCTCATATGCAGAACACCTTCACTGATGCTGCTCTTGAGAAGATGGAAAAGGATTTCGAAAAGAAGTTCAAAGAAAATATAAAAGGTGTGACCAAAAAACCGAAAGTTGACTAGACAATCTCTAAGTCTTACTATAGACTACTCAATACCACGGGCGTGAAACAGTTTCGACGTGGGAGTAGTATTCGGAAACTTGCAACTCTTCATGGGTAGTGAAGTAAAACCACTCACAAAAACTAATTGACGAATTTACCGTTGATTGGGATGCCGAACTGGCCGACCTCCTTGAGGCCGAAGCTCTCGTAGCTTAATCCCTGGGGTTTGACTGTACCTTATCAACCAAACAGTTTGACGCTGGAAAGACAGCTTGAGTAAAAGTGAGACGCTGACAATCGTGACCACCATACAGGTAAGCTAAGACCTGCAGCATTTATGGGATCTAGGTTCTTTAGATGCGAGTGACTTCTAGGAAAGACTAGTATTGTTGAACTCCGAGGACAATTGTATGTCCCGTGCTTGTTCAACGTGACAGCTGGGAAAGACTAGCATGGTTGTATCAAGTTCCTTATATCTCTCGCGGACTCCGGGGCAGTACCGGACACGTCCACCAATTAATATTATTGAAACCAATTGAAACAAATGGCTAAAATGAAACTTCAACTAAATCACTTTACCCCTCCTGAAGCAAAGACCATTTACTGGTCTAAGGTTTCTCAAGGCAAGAAGTTAGAGTACCTGGATGATGATTTTGATTCGGCGCTCAAAAGATTGACCAGAAAGGTTCCGAAAAAGGAATCCTGTTATGGTGGTGAAATATACCAGTTGATTTACAATGAACTCGGCCTGGAGTGGAAATTGGTTGCAAGAAAATCTACTGAACTGAATGGAGATGTAGAACTCCAAATTTTTATAAACAGAGCAGGAGAATGATACCATGATGAGAAGATTGAAAAGAAAACTTATTCAAAAGGAATTGGCAGAAGAATACATACAATCAGTGAAAGAGCGTATCCGAGACGATGCAATTAGAATCTCCAAAATCGAATCCGAGTCTACCGAATCTGACGGGTGATGACGCCAAGAGAAAGATAGAGAGACAAAGGTTGATACTGGGTTTCATAACCCACGTTGGATCCCATCATAATGATTGGCCCAGCAATATGGAAAAGTGTGTCGATGCTATCAATGATGGCAATTGGGAGATGTTAGAAGCTTTCTATCCAGAAATCTTTAGGATTTCTTATCTTCCTACTTGTGATACATGTCAGTATTACTATAAAGACTCTGGCATAAAGTAGAACCACTCTATTATTTTACGAGAACAAAAGAGAAGATCATGGCTAAACCAAAGAACAGTTACGAAAGAACCACCAAACCTTCTCGCAAGGGCGTACACTCCAAGCGTGGTAGTTCCAAGCTGAAGGGTTCCAAGAACTACAAGAAGTCATACAATCGTCAGGGTAGAGCTTGATCAAAGGTATATAGGTTACGAATTGTCGTAGATATATTACTAGATTGGTATGAGCAATGAAAACTTTTATATAGGCTACGACGAAGAAGTTCTTGTTCCTGACATACCTACCACGATAATAGGCTATCGTCAGTGGAAATATGATCCTGTCGAAAAACAGATCAAAACAAGAGTTCCGTGGCCAAAAGATAAAGTTCTCAAGGCCCAATGCCTGACATATGTCGATTGCTTTTCCCTGTGGTCCCCCCAAGCTTTCAGCTATATGGGTACCCCGCAGAAAAAAAACCCAAGAGACAACCATCTTATACCATCTGCTTCCGACGAAACCATAATTGTCGATCACGTCAGATGGGACTATCACGAACAGTCTTGGATGGAACATCAAGATTCAATGGAACATCAAGATTCAGAAGAGAAGATCATTGATCATCCTCAACCTGGTTGTGGCATCTATGCTTACAAGACCTTCAAGGATCTGAGACGTAAGCCGTTCTATACGGCTGGTGTGCACGATGTCATTACCGGATTGGTTGAGCTGGGTGGACTCGTATGGCCCCATAAGAGGGGCTACCGTGCCCAGTATGCACTGATCAAGGCGCTTTACCCTGTACAGTCTTATGACTACGAGCTTGCAGAAGCCTATGGTGCTGATGTAATAGAGCCGTCTGAGGCAGAGGATATGGAATGGCTTCTGGATACCTACTCCAAAGAGCGTAGGCTATACAATAGAGACCAGCTCAAAAAGGAAAAAGATTCTGATGGCTGAAATAGAGAAACCTGCTGAACAACCCATACAGGTTCCCAGGCCGACAAGGGAACCTGCAAAGACAGAGCCTTCCCCTCCGGTTAAAGTTCCGGAACCGGCCACAAGATAGGGTATTGTATCATTTCTCAAAAATGAACAGAGACGTTAGTCTCTCTACCTAACAATGGACAAATGCAAAAAATCAAACAGATATCAGAAAGCATTCTATCGAAGATAAATAAGTTTTTGGATTCAACAGCTTTTCAGATGACGCTTCTGTTTACGAAGCTTACCTTTCAAGCGCTCAGAGACCTTAGAGTATATGGTCCGGTTGTAGCCTGAGCATTAATCGTCTACACTAAGGGAGAACCCACATGGACGATAATCCCTATAGCACTGCTCCCACTGTCAACATAGACGGGGACAAGTACCCTGTCATTTACATGTCTTGTGACTGTACCACCTATCCAATAGTGGCTTTTCATTCGGTTGGCAAGTGTGGGAAATGTGGTGTGAGACCTACTCATCCAGGAGGTTGATATGGGTTTATTCGACTATGTAAAACTTCTTGACAATGAGCAGTGCCCATATTGCAATGTGCAGCTCGACAAAGAGTACCAGACGAAGAGCACCAATTACCCTTTCATGGAATATATAGAGCGCGATGCCCTATATGAGTACGAGGCTCAGTCAGGTGAAACCATAAGGGTTTTTGCCATAGACAACTTCTACACCAAGTGTAACTCCTGTGAAACGTGGGTAGAATACACTAGAGATTCTTTCACTAATCAGTTTGTGTTGGAGAAGAAACGCCAACCAATCCCAAAAGAGTGACAGAGATGAAGACTTACATAGTCAAAGCCAAGATGGACACCTATGCCGAATGTACTGTTCTAGCTAACTCACCAGAAGAAGCTTCAGAGAAGGCAGATCAGGACATGGATGTCGACTGGAGCTACGATACAGATTATGATTCATCTAAAACATATGAGGTTACAGAGTTAGATGAAAAGCTATAAGATACGCTATGTTTATGAAGAACGCGGAGCAAACAATGCCTATGTCACGGCAGAAAATGAAGACGATGCTCTTGACGTTTTGAATAGTACTAGTGAAAGTAAGGGTGAGGTTCAAGAAGTAGTGAATGAATCTCTTGAATCCGAAGAAATATTGAAAATTATTGAAGTTATTGAGGTAGGTTAAAAATGAGAGATGAATTCATCAGATGCTTCGCGTGTAGAGACACTGGTGTCTCAATGAAGAGAGACTCTGCTGGTAATGCCTGCGATTGCATTGTGGGCCAGCAGGTGGCTAAATTGCTCGGAGCGAAGACGGGTCTCAGTATAGACAAAGTCGCCTATGACCAAAAGGGGTAGCGAAGAGCTACTTACTCTTTTTGAGAGCGATGAAACAAATTGGAGATTGATCAAAATGAACCCCGCTTGTACGCCAAAGATGATGGACGCACATACTGCAATATGCATCCACTGTTACAAGGCCTGGGATATTGCAGATGCCACTCCGACATGTGCAAAAGCACTGATTCAATATGATGCTCAGATAGGCTATGCAACTATTGAAGACTACTTGATACGGCATCTGGAACACCAGCATAATGATCTGAAGCAGGGTGCTTATTACAGCCAAAAAGAAGATCCGGAATGGGATCAGACTCGCCGCGCCGCCAGCAGACTAAAAGCTTACAGAGAAGAAGTTGAAACGCTGGTAGCCGAACTGAAGCATCAGCTAGTCAAGCACAAAGAAACTCTCATGCCTGTAGGCTGTGAATACTATGTAGAAGATGGCCATAATTCTTTTGGCAAGCGGTGCTACCACTGTCCTGGATGCCTCAGAGACTCCATGATAGCCAAACTTGAACGTCTGAAGTAAAACCGGACAGAGCTTCGCTCTTCACGAAAGGGAAACTTAATGGTGGATGAAAGAAACTTAATGCAGGTCAGCATCATAGTGGATGCAACTAATCTATCAGATGAAGAACTCACTGAAAGATATAATTAAGCTACCACCATTTTGTGTGGCTGCGCTGAAGCAACTGGGGATCCATGTGTACTGTGGACCTCTACATGCACACCATATGATGAAGTCGAAGACAACGCCTACACGGACCCCATATAATGAAGTGGAAGCTGTATAAATGACTAGACCATTCAAGAAGCTAACTCCAGATCAGATTTCGGAATTACATGAAGTGATACTGGATTACTGTCATGACAAGGGGGTTCCACTCGATGGAACCTCTTCGATAGAGAAATCAGGTCTTGTCATCATTACTTTGAACCTACCTTTAGAGGAAGATTGAATCATTGGGGGGGTTTTTGCTCTCAATCAATGATTACTTGCTTTAAATAATTAGCATGTATAGTATGTGACCCCTTTTATGTTCAATCAATGATTACCTGCCGAGCTTTGAGGGTTACTATAGTATAGAATCTACTTATTCTAAGGGGGGTAAGCCCCATCAAAGGGGCATATTCAACGATGTGGGAAAATCTATCGGCAAGCCTACCTACTATAATGACGACGATATCGGCCGTCATACTTGGTTGGTTCAGTTGGAACCAAAAAACGAAGACAGATACTTTGAAGGCGCAGGCGGCAGAAGATGCAATAAACCTTGCACGAAAAACTGAAGACCGTCAACTTATCTTCAATCTTCTTGAACAGTACCAGCAGGAGGTCAATGAGATCAGAAGAAGATACGGTGCTGATATTCATACCCTAACCGTCAGATTAGCCCAGGCATCAGCCAGGATCAACTACCTGGAGCTTGGCATCAATCAACTCATATCGCAGATGAGAGACAGCGGAGTCCAGCCCATATTCATACCCAATGGTGAATATAAAGATAAAGATATCGACAAGGGTATAGAATCACTTGGGGAAGACGAATCCTTTTAGAGGTGGACAACATCATTGACTGTGATATACTATCTGGATAAGGCCATTCAGGAGTGTACACATGTCAAGAGAATTTCCTTGCAGACTGCATAGAATAGTCACCGGTGATAGAATCATTGCTGATTTTGATCTGGGTTTTGACGTTGCAGTACGCAAGCTAGTGGCACTTACGGGTGTTAAGACTCCGGTAAGTAGGGGCGACAATCGCTCTGTTGGGCTTCAGGCTACTGAATATGTAGCTTCATGGTTCGAGGAAAATGACTCCCATGAGGACTGGCCATTCCTTGCCTATACAAGCAGACATGATACCAATGATATATGGCGAGCTGAAATATATGCTTTGGGTGATGCTCTTTCTTTGAACGAACGACTAATCGAATATGGATGGGGAAACAATGAGTGAAGTAACTGAATCTCAATTTGTGAGCGCACAGATCTTGGAGAATATCTTTAACCTTTGCGTGACTGCAGCGATCAATAAGTCGCAAGAGAATGGTATATCATTAAGAGATGCCAAAGAAGAAGTAGCCGAATATCTGGAGAAGATTATCAATGGGCTTAGATACGAAGAGCCACCTAGGGAAGACTGACTGGTTCTGGAACTACCTGGAGACAACACCAGATGTACCTTTTGGGCTAGAAAAGATAGCATCCAAACAGGGCGTTGACAATTTCAGCGCAATTCAAACGGTTTTCCTAGATGCCAGAAAGATGAATTGGAGACCGTGGTCTTCGGCTATGGTAACCACACCCATCGTAGAAGAACTTGCTAATGTCTTTTTGAATCACCATGCAACAATACCGTACATTGGTAGATCGGTGAGATCTGAGATGCCGATATATTGTCTTGAAGGTTCTAACGAAAATCTCACAAGCCGATTTGCCCAGTGGGGTAATGGTGCCATTTACTCAATCAAAGATGATGAAGGTAATGGTGTATATGTACTGTTCGTAGATAAACAAGTAGCAGAAACGTACGGTTACCCAGATATGAAGCAGATTCAGGAAGAAGTGGGACCCAAACCAGAAGAGAAAGAAGAGGAATAAACCCAGAACGCACAAAGGGGGGAGGCGGCTCGTGAGATAGCCCCTCCCCCCTTGTACCGCGGGGAATCTAATTAGGATTCATTCACTTCTGTGAAGTGTTGCCACCATGGTTACCTGCACCGAAAGGGTTATCCCCTTGCGTTACGTTATTGGTATTGGCAGACATCTTGGTAGTATTACCCTTTGTCCACATGGTGGGCATCTTGCCTTTGTTCGAGGACTTTTTGCTCTTCATAGGTAGCTCCTTTATCTTACTTTGATTTACATCATATGTGTGTGTATAATAGTAACAAATCAACCAAGGAGTTTAACCGTTGAACCCAGATTACCCAATAATCGTAGGCTTTGGTGGCAAGGCTGGCGTAGGGAAAACGATGACCGCAGAAGGACTAGTGCCTCAGAAGTCTATGAGAATAGACGAAAAGAACATGGTCGTATGGGATCACCTCTTCTTCGCACTGCCACTATATGAACTCATCACAATCAAACGTGATGTTCAAGGTGACAATGAGATACAGCGCCAGCTCTATCTCACAATGGAAAAGTATTTGGACATCTTTGGTAGCCCAATATATGGAGCGCCGGACCTAGCAGAAGTTGTGGAACTTGTATATGAAACAGTAGAGTTTGCCCTTCCAGAGGACCCGTCGATAAAGCCTAGAGAGTTCATGCAGGTGTTCGGTACGGATAAGTGTCGTGCTCTGAACCCAGACGTTTGGGTCGAATGGATGAAGCGTACTGTAAATAGAAGATTCGCCCCATATAAAGACAGCCACACCTATGTTGTGCTTTTATCAGATGTACGCTTCCCCAACGAAGCACAGATGATAATGGATCATCCCAACGGACTTATGATAAAGCTAGACGCATCTGAGTCTGTAAGACAAGAAAGATTGGCACGTCGCGATGCTAACCATACCTCAATGACCAAGGAGCAGGCGGGACACAAGTCAGAAACACTTGTGGACGTCATGCCTTTTGATGTAAAATTAGATACGAACAACTGGTCTCTAGAAGATCAGATCATAGAGGTACATAACCTCATCCGAGATACGTTTAGAATAGGGAGTTTAGTAGATGCCAACTAAGAACAAAGGTGCCACAGAGCAGGCGAACGAAAACTTTAATGATAGAACAGATGATGTTCTCTTGGGGGCTGCTGTCTCGAGAACCCCATTCGTCTCTGTTGGTGTGAACCGACGCATCAATATTGGCAATTACGAACACCTGGATATCTATGCCGGGGTTGCTGTACCTGTTGGTGCCGACATGGAAGAGATCAAAGACGACGTCTCAAACTCGATAGCCGATGCTATGCGTGTGGTCTCAACCGAGACGAACAATAGATATCAGATGATCAAGGACGCTCAAGGCGAAGGTCGCCCAGAAGGCTCCCCCACTAACTGATAACACGGCCTATTTAGAAAGTCCTGTCTTACTGGCTTGCAGGCCTATTGAGGGCACTAAGGGCTTTGACGAAGTTGTTGATCAGCTTCTTGAGGAACCCAAGCTCTTCATTAGCCTCTGACAGGCTTTCTTTTAGGCCGTCTCTCTCAGCCTTGACTCGGTCGAGTTCAGCCTGAACAGAAGCTTCCTTGTCCCGTTCAAGCAGATCTTCCATGGCTGCTGTTCTTGCTGCTGCTCTCGCTGCTTCAAGCTCTGCTGCTGCTGCGTCGGCCTTCCTCTTAGCTTCTGCAGCTAGGGCTTCCTGACGCTCCTTTTCTGTAGCGATAGCTTCTTGCTCAGCGGCTTTCTTTGCTGCTGCCGCTGCTGCTTCCGCCGCTTTGGCTTCCTGTTCTTTTGCGTAGGCTACAGCTTTTTCCATCTGGAGCTTAGCGGTAAGGAAATCGATTTTATCCCAGGTGCTGGGTCCAACGATGCCGTCAGCGCCACCATCCACCTTGAAGAACGCCTGGAAACCCTTGACCACATTCTCTGTCTCGGGACCAAAAGAGCCATCAACGGTCAGTTTATTACCCAAATAGACCAATGAATGCTGTAGATTGGTTACATTCGGGCCAGAATCTCCCCTCTTAAGCGTTGGGCGCGTCCCTGAGGGCAGCGTACTCGTTCTGGCAACCTCAGTGTCCTTGTTTCTGAGACCCTCTAGGAAGGCGAATAGAGCGTTGTGAGCGGCTTGTGAGGCTGGACCCCAAACGCCATCAGCTGAAACCTTGAGGATTGTCTGATACTTTTTGACAGCAGCTTCTGTTGCTGGGCCAAAATTGCCATCTACAACCAGGTCGGTTTTGACAGCAACGTTCAGCATTGTTTGAAGTACCTCAACATCTTTACCTGTCGAGCCTACCCTGAGTGTTCTGGTAGCTGCTGGTTGGCTTGGTGAAAAGGACGAACCAGCTTTTACAAGCCCCAACATATTGAAAAGTCTTGAACCGGGGCAGGCGGTGGATGCAACTGCTCTGTGACCCTCAACACGCTGTGGACCATAACGTCGCGTGGCTTCGTCAACTAGGAAGGCCAGCGATTGTATTGCAGCGTCTGTAGGTGTCGTGTTCTCTGTGTTAGCGATCAAACAGAAGGCGTGAGAGACAGAGTTGTATCCGGCGGTATGACCACCAGCAATACCCCAGCCTCGCCCTTCGTAGATGTCACCGTTCTGATGCACGAGGAATGAGTAGGCAATATCAGACCAGCCTCTAGTGTCCATATGGTAGTTCTGGATTTGCCTGGGAGTCTGCGACGTAGGGCCTGCGGTATGGTGAATGAAAACCCGAGAGTGGGACTTCATCAATGCACGCCTCTTCGGTGCCCTTGCATTCCAACCTTGACGACTAATGATTCTCATTTTCTATTCCCTTTTTGTTTAAAAACAAATCCCAATCCACATTACCACCAGCGCGAATATGCTGTCCGTGGCTATATAATGGAGCTTCTACTGTATATAGTAACTCCCAATTCAGCTCAGAGAGGGTTTTATCTGCTTTCTTTTGGTTACAGGTCAAACAACAGGAAACCACATTCTCCCATGTATGCTTCCCGCCTCTACTGCGAGGCATGATGTGATCTACAGTATCTGCTTTGTTGCCACAGTATCCACATAGGCCATTATCTCTACGGAATATAGCCTTCTTTGTGGGGGATACCTTGAAGTTTTTTGGAAGTCTCACATACTTGAGGAGTCTGACAACCGACGGCACAACAACAAATATAGAGGGAGATCGAACTATTTTCTCTGACTCAACGACCGCTTCGACTTTACCCTGTAACAACAGGATGATTGCTCTCTTGAAATCTATTACCCGTAGGGGTTCATAAGAAGCGTTCAGCATGAGTACATTCATTCTAATCCCCTAACTGGCCGGATCACTATGCCGAGATAGTAATTTATCCTAGCAGAAATTCTATATCCTCGCCAACTATATCAGCAATTTTGGTTCGAATCTTGTTGAAGTGTTCCCGTACCGTATTGGGGTGTTCGGTGATACGTCTTGCTATTTGTGACGACTTGTATCCATCTACAAATCTCCACTTGATCAGCTGCCTTTCTTGGATCGTTAATTGGTCGAACGGAGGGAACGCAGTGTCTCCGGCGACCCACAGTTCATCTATTTCGTCTGGTCCAATGAGTTCCTCTGCCGATGGTAGTGGTGGGGCAGCGAAACCAATAGTCATCTCGTCATCGTCTCCACCACGATCTTCTTCGGTAGCCAGGGGGAAAGTCTTCCTTCCAAGCTGATCAATGAGTAGTTGATCTACATTCTTTTTGAGCATGTAAAAGAAGTAACTATAAAGGAATCCACTGAACGGAATGGGTCCCTTCTTTTCGTATCTCATCACGCACTGTAGAAAAGTAAGGTTGACAGTCTGCCTGACATCCTCTGGGTCACCATATCTCGTGGCCATGTAAACAATCCCACTCACGCATTCTTTAACATGCCTGGAAGAGGAAGCATTGAGCTTGTTCCTGACAAGGTAGAACCTGACATTGGAATCCTTGACAAAAAGAGCAACGAACTTACGTATGTCGTAGTCTGCCAGATTGTATTTATTGTAATAAAGTAGATTGACATACTTCTTGAGGAAGTTATCAAAGATCTTGAGTAACTCATTCTGGGCAGCATCATCGCCCTTCTTGGCAGACTTGATGAGTGCCTGCATCTCGTCTTCGCTGAGAGTGTAGTACTTCTCTTTGTAGACTTTCTTCTTTGGTTTGGTTTCCTTCTTAGCCTTTGCCTTCTTTGCCATTATTTTTCCCAGTTTTTTAAAGTATGATATTGTGAATATAAATCGTCATAGTACGCATAACACTTCATTCCCATGGAGTGGTAGAAGGCCGCAGCCTCCACTCTGGGGTTCCTTGCCACATACTGCAGCTTAGAGAACTCCTCTGGGTAATACTTCTTGAATCTTCTTACCTTTGTTTTATCTGTACTTCTGAGGCGACCCTTGACCTCGATCCAAATATCCTCTTCCGGAAGATAAACATCGGGCAGGTAAGCCCTGGTACCCCTCTGGATCTCTTCAAATATAAACATCTTCGGTTCGTATTCCCACTTGATCTTCTTGTGGTTCAATACGGTGAGGAAATTAGCCTCCCAAGAACTCCTGACACTTACACCCAGATGCTTACGATGCCCCTGTCGGTGTATTGTCTGGCTTGTTTTCTTGGGTTCTTTGAGGAGTGTTGAGAGACTGCGACGAAGGTACTTTGCCCTATTAGTTACTGCGGACTTAGACCTCTTGAGCTTCTTCGAGATCACGGGGATGCTCGAACCCTCTAATGACATTCTCACTAGAGTCGCGTCTTCTGGTGTTGTCCATTTCGTAGTTTTGTAAGACATAATAACCTTTCGTTGTATCTCATTATATCACTCACCAAAATAAATGCAAATTTCTTCAGAAACAGGTTGCAATGGTGTGGTGGCTTCGATTAAAGTACTACACATGACCAAAACAAATGAAATGAATCAGATCATCAGCACCATTATCCGAGACACAGATGAAGCGGAGTACCTCCGCCTCGTCGCAGCAGGTGTAGACGAGACCACCGCTTTCGAGCAGGCCGTCAACTCCGTCTGGGATCTCTCCGACGATGCCGTCGTTGAGCCAGAGTCCGCTGACGATTTTGTTGCTGCTAGCAATAGCTGATCTGATTCAATAATCAACACAAATAAAAGCCCCCCTTAATTGGGGGGCTTTTCATATTGTATCGTTATCTCTTACTGGGAGCCTTGGACTTCAGGACCACTGTTCCTCGAGGGCATGCTCCGCTTTTGGCGTGTTCGCAGAACCCACAGATTCTTCTGTTATGAGTATATTGGAACTGGTTGGTATCCATTATCTCAGCAGACAGATCGATAACTCTTTGCTCGACCTCTTTCAGATCTTCATCAGTAAAGAGGTGGCCCTTACGCTTACCAGAACGTAAGTAATATAGTTCGGCATAGATCTGCTTGTCCGGAAAAATCGTCTTCATTGCCAGTGCATAAATCCCCAACTGCAGGTCTTTGTGGATCCATTTTTGGGTAACTTCAAACTTACCGGATTTGTAATCGGTGACATATATTATGTCGGTTTGATCATCTATGTCCACACGGTCGATGTAACCAGCGATCAGAGTGGTGCCCACAACAATCGCAAACCCTTTTTCTTTGGCATGTATTGGGAAAGATTCGTGGGAGTGCCTATCAATGAAATCGTTCACCATAATCTCACCGGCTTGGATGAGGTCTTGGGATATCAAGGAGTCGGGATCGAACTCGGGAATCTGTGTCTTGTACTCTTCGATAAGCTCGTCAGCTATATCGCCAACCTTAACGTCTTTTTCCAGGACATTTTCCAGGGCGGTGTGGATGATATTACCCATCACTGCTGCCTCACCGAATACAGATGGCTCTCTTAATACATATGTATAAAAATACTTAGCCGGGCACATGTCATAGCTGCTATAGCGAGAATATGACATTCTGGTGAGTGAGAGGAGTTCTAGGGGATCGGTGACTTCTTCGATAAGTCTAGCCATTCTCAGCACCGGCCACTATCATATTCATAAGCTCAGGGTTGTCCACAATAAAGCTATGAAGAGCTGTAGCGAATACCGTAACCACATACTCTTCGGACACCCCTTTGTCTTCGAAATAAGTGGACAGACCAGAATGGTGCACTAGGGCATGGGTGCATTCGTGTAATAGTGTGTCATCAAAAACCGAAACAGGAAGTGTGTCATCTACGTATATGCATAGGGTGCTGTTATCACAGCGGCCCATATACTCTTCGCCCTCTTCAGAGAGCATCTCCAGGAGTGCTGATCTGTCCGCGATCAACTTATAGCTGTGGCGTCCTACCTTAATCTTCTTCAAGGGAGTCGAGATCGGTGTCGTTGAGTTCGATTCCGTCCAGGCTGTAAATATTTCCGTTCTCATCTCTTACCTTACCCTCTTTATGGTTTACGTAAGTACCATCTGACATTGGATACCATCCGGTATCTCCAAGTTCCATGAATTCACCTATTCCATCTTGCACGTTTTGCCTCCTTACTCTGAACAACTGAAACTATCATAGTTTCCCCTCACAACATGCGACCGTATGTTTATAGTCATCAAAGCCATGGCATAGACATGTACAGTCTTTTCTTTTTGAGAGGGAGGGCTTCTCAAGACCAGCCTCTTCGGCATATGCCTTGAGTAGGGGCCACGCATCTGCAAACTCTTCGGGTGACATATAGAGACCGGCCAACCCTGCACCAATCCAAATGCCCCCCATTTCATAGACCTCTAATCTACAGACGCCATTCTCATAGGATTCTTTCTTAGGGGTGATCATCAGTCTTCCTCAATTCTTACGGGATTGAAGCCAGGATCATTCAGCTGTTCTCTTCTCTCGTAGAGGTAGCTGTTCCAGTCGTTCTCATCCTGACTGACTGCATCAGTCTTGACCTCTCCCTTGAAGGGGTTGGACATGAAACGTCTCACGATCAATTGACCCTTTTTCGTTACCCAGCGCATGACACCGTTCGTGCAGTCACAGAAGTGATCGTTATGGGGAATGCGCTCACCCCGATGATCTGGGTGCCCCGAACATCCGTCGCATTCTGTCTTCATCCCCTTGTTAGCACATCTCAAGCAAGACACGCATTGACGAAAACAGTACTTGTCAACCGGGTCTCGATAGGTGTGGGCTGAGGTTATCATTAATCCTCTTTGACTCATTTAGGCCTCTACTAAACTCTGGGCATTAGCCAAAGCCAATACCTCTTCCAATACTGTTCTTGCTTCTCTATTGACCAATCCATCAAATTGGAAATTGATCTCATAACCCTTCTCGTAAAGCTTTAAATACACTGGGCTCTCACCCGGGTTATTACCAATAATATCAGATAAACCCCTTATCTGGCTAGGGGTAATCTTGTGCGGGCAGTCCAGCATAATGGGTGAACCGCCCTCAACGAGCTTGACGTCTACTGGGGTTACATCTCTGCACATCATCGTGACATCAGAGTTCTCTGATTCTCTGCGCATATTTCCAAACACACAGACGACCTCCCCATCTTCCATCTTGATAGATTTGGACAGTCGAGCAAAGTCTTTAGTGAAAACAACGACACTGACCTTGCCGATCATATCCTCAATGCTGAACTTGCACATTTTCTTGCCTGTCTTCTTGGTCGTCATCTCTTTGTATTCAGTTATCATTCCGACCACTCTGGCAGAACCCTTGCCCTCCTCGCTTTCCATAACCTCAGCGCAGGTGTGTGTTGCTTGATCTTTGATGACTGGCCATATGTCCTCAAGCGGGTGACCAGACAGGTACATTCCTATAGCAGCGTTCTCCCTATTCAGAATCTCGACCTTCTCCGATCGCGACATAGACTTATGCACTAAGCTGTCCGTATCAACCAGGTTATCGAAGCCGCCAGCATTGATAAGCTGCTGAAGGGTCTTCTTGTTTAATGCGCTTGATTCAGCGGTTCTGAAAAATGTCCAGAAGCTGCTATAGTCTACGTTCCCACTCTTAAGGTGGTCGATCTGAGCCTCACCAACACCATCCACCGCAAGCAATCCGAAGAGTATTGTAGTATCGTCCCTAACCGTGAAGTAATACTGTGATTCTGAAACCGAAGGTGGCAATACTTCTATACCCATATTTTTGCATTCGGCGAGATAAAGGTTCATCTTATCTTTCTTGTCTGTCACTGTTGACATCAAGGCTGCCATGTACTCAACTGGATAATGTGTTTTTAGCCATGCCGTCTGATAAGAAATGATCCCATAAGCAGCGGCGTGTGCCTTATTGAAACCGTAACCCGCAAAGTATTCGATATCAGAGAAGATATCGTTGGCAATTTTTTCAGACATGCCATTGGTTTTCACGGCCCCCTCTACGAATATCTTTCTATACTCTGCCACCTTGTCCATATACTTCTTGCCGATAACTCGACGGAGATCATCAGCATCGCCTGGGCCTAACCCTGCGCCAACTTTCGCAACATTAAGTACGTCCTCCTGGTAGAGCATGATGCCCCTAGACTTTTCGAGGACCGGTCTCAATGATTCGTGTGGATACGATACCTTCTCTCGACCATGCTTACGATTGATATACATCTTATCCATACCGGAACCCATTGGCCCGGGACGATACAGTGATATCAGAGCAAAGATATCCAAGATGCTTTCAGGCTGAAGGTCCATCATCATCTGACGCATACCCTCGCCCTCTATCTGGAAGCAGCCTATAGACTTACCTTGTCTAAGGTTCTCAAATACCTGCTCATCATTAAGCGGTATATTATCTATGTCTAAATCTACACCATGACGCACCTTGACCTGCTTGACACACAGGTCTATGACACCGAGGTTCCGCAAGCCTAAGAAGTCTATCTTCAGAAGACCGTTCCGTTCTACATTGTCACCATCCCACTGTATAATCAGTGGCTTATCAGCACCCTTCTGCATTGTGGGGACATAGTCTGTTACGGGGCCACGAGTGATCACTACACCAGCGGCGTGCATGCCCGGCTGTCTGTAAACGCCCTCAAGGCCTATCGCAACATCCAGGATCTCTTTGACATCATCATCGGTCTCGTAGACCTTCTTGATATCTTCCAGCTTCATGCATTCTTCAAGGGACTTGGTCACACCTAAGACGGCATCAGGTATCATCTTCGCTATACGATCCCCAACTTCGTACTCGTGACCGAGCACACGGGCGGCGTCCTTAATGGCAGATGCAGCTTTTACTTGGGCGAAAGTAGCAATATGGGCAACATGATCACTTCCATACTTCTCACGACAATACTCAATGATCTCATCTCTGTAGCGATCGTCGAAGTCGATATCGAAGTCGGGTACGGTCTTTCGCCCCTCAATCAAGAAGCGCTCAAAGAGAAGATCATACTCAATCGGGCACAGGTTTGTGATGCGCAATGCATAGGATATGATACAGGCGGCACCGGAACCTCTTCCTGGGCCGACCGCTATCCCTCTACGCTTGGCCTCTTGTACTATGTCGGAAACGACCAGGAAATACTCCTGGAAACCCATTCTTTTGACCACGCCCAGCTCGTGAGAAGCACGATCTATAACCTCTTGAGGGAGTGGATCTCCGTATCTTTCCCGCAAACCATCCCACATGAGGGTCTCTAGGTGCTCATCAACGGAAATGTTTTCTGGAATGTTTTGAGCCTGAGGGAAATGATATTCGCCAAATTCAAGCTTTACATCAACCATATCTGCTACATGCAGTGTATTCTTGACCCAATCTGGATCGAACTTTTCTACCACTTCTTCGTAGGACTTTAGATAAAATTCGGGACCGGAGAACTTGAAACGTTCTTCTGAGGAGATCTGAGCCTTAGTTGAAACGCATAACATGGAATCGTGTGCGTCGTGATCGTCCTTGTATACATAGTGACAATCACCCACGGGGACAATAGGGGCATCAATTGTCTTAGCTATTCTAATAAGGGCCTCTCTGACCGCGCGCTCTTCTTCAATCCCATGATCATGCACTTCGATAAAGTAGTTTTCTTTGCCCACAATCGTTTGCATGCTGGCGGCAGCGATTAAGGCTGATTTGTAATCGTTGCGCAGGATCGCCTGTTGCACTTCCCCATTGAGGCAGCCAGACATCACTATAAGCCCTTCTGAATGCTCTGAGATCAATTCGTGATCCATGCGTGGCTTGACATAGAAGCCCTCGGTATAGGCACGGGAGGACAGCTTGATGAGGTTATGATAACCCGTCTTGTTCTTAGCCAAGAGGGTTATGTGGTACGGCCCACGCTGATCCCACTCATTTCTTGCGGGGCCAGCACGCTCGTCATCATCTTTATCGAATCGACTCTTACGGGCCTGGTATGCTTCAAGGCCGAAGATGGGTTTTAGGTCGTGCTTCTTGCAGCTATCATAGAAGTCCATCCATCCATGGATATTTCCATGATTTGTCTGCGCTATGGCTCCCATATTGAGTTCTTTAGCGCGACGACTATATTCCTCTACCTTGCCATGCCCATCCAAGAAGCTGAAGACATCATGACAATGGAGTTCTACATATTGTTTTGCCATATAAATCCTTTAGAGTGTCCAAGGATTATATCACATTTTAGCTATCGGATACACTACAAACCACATCGTACTTACCGGTAAGGTAATTGGAGACGTCCTCTCTGTACTCATATAGCCCAATAGAAAGCCTGGTCACGGCATCATCTGAAGTGTCTTTCTTCGTTTGGGTTAAGAAGGTCCTTCGGGTGAGGGCATCGCGATAACGTAAGGAAAATGTGACCTCAACTGGATCATACAATTCGCCATTTAGATATACGTGCGTGGTGGTTATCAACGTGTTACCGTCAAGCCGTGATTGATTGTGCATTGAGATCTCATCGCTGAAAGCCACACCACACCGTTCCTTGAACTAGACTGGCTCAGCCCCTATTGAGGTTGCGTGCCGCGTCCATTTGAACCTTGACAGACTTCTCATCACGCCGATCAATAACCGCAACAACTCCACCGCAATACTTACATACTGGAGGGGCACCCTCCGATGCAAAAATGTTCTTGGCCATGGTTGTCGTTGGAATGGTGGTCTTGCATTCTGTACACATGCCTACAATATTATGATCTAGTTCTTCACTCATAGTCTACTTCCCTTTTGTCTTTAGTCTGCTTTTTTCTTTTTGCTGGTTTGCTTCTTAGCCTTAGCGGTATCTGCTTCAACCTTAGCCTCTTTCTTCTCCGGAATTGGAGCGTGTGCGGGTTGTTTAGCTGAGCTTGACTTCGGAGCATAACGTTCGTGCCCCTTGTCCTGGATCTTTTTGCCGCGGCGAGTCACGAGCCTGGTCTCAATGGTCATTTTTTATCCCCTTTTTTCTTCTTCTTTTTTACTTTGCGCGAAGGTGCATAAGACATGATTACTTGCCCTTCATTGGGCCTTTAGCCGTGCGCTGTTTCACGGAGCCCGATTTGTCTCCGCTGACGAAATTTGGCTTTGCGGTTTTGACACCGGCGTAAACACCAGTCTTTTTAGCCATAATAGCCTCCTAATAATACTATTCGTTATTACTAGTAACGCCACCATATGCGAACCTTATAGGTGAAGGGTCAGTAAATTCATCTGACTCGACATACATGTCGCCTACTTTTACCCATTTTTTCTTAGGTTCAAGACTGCAATCGCCGCATCCCACACTTATTTATTTAATTTGTGTTTTTGTATATATTCAATCATAAAAATAAAAATATCGATATTATCTTCTACTTGACCCAAAACAGTATTACACCGAGAGCAAAGCAGTCCCCTAATACAATTCCCACATGATCCGGACCCCCCACAGCATGTGTGATCATGGTCTACACACAAACTCTTTGTCCACTGTTCAGGCTTTTGACATATGGCGCATGTGTCATTCTGTGAATCTAGTATCTTATTATATTGCTCTAAGCCGATATTATATTTTGATTTTAAATAACTATCACGAGACCTCATTTTATAATGTGCATTGTCGTATTGATAGTTCTGAACTCGTAAGACATTACAGGCCTTACAGTAAACCCTTAGCCCATCCGCCTTATGAGAATCCTCAGAGAAGTTTTGTACGGGCAAAAATGTATCACAGCTAGGACACCATTTATCTTCTCCTAATTTTCTGTTTTTGTTTTTAGATCCTCTCTTTAAAACAATACTCATATGATCAGGATTAACACATCGTCTATTACCGCACTCAAGCTTTGTTGTTTCAAAACTTTGAAGACCATTCTTCCATATATGATACGCAACATCGCGTGCCTGATATTGTTTTTTTTCAATACTAACAACAGCATATCCGGTGACAGTATTGCATGCACGTTGCCATATCCAACACGTATCTGTTTTATCTAAATTAGATTCAAATCTATCTTTTATTTTTTGAGTTATTATAATCATTGTTACCGTATGCAAATCTAATTGGAGATGGGTCACTATATTCTTCAGACTCTATAAGAACGCCATTCACTTTGTAGTACTTCTTTTTTGGGGTAAGTTCACATCCTAGGCACCCCACCCCCACCTCATTGGCTCTACGACAGGTATATGGTCTTCCACCAATACCCATTCTTCTTCGCGCCAACCAGTCATCTATATGGGAAGAGGACTTCTCGTAATTGTAATCATGACAATTGCCTAGAATCATATGCAGGTATTCAATTGACTCATCTGTGTAGGTTAGAATGCTGCATAGAAACAGTCTTTCTTCATGCTCTAAATGCCCTGTCGATTCTGCTTTTTCCCATAATCTTAGAATTGCCTTACAGTTATCGAAAAGATTCACAGGGTTGAAGTCTTTCTGTTCAGATACTCTGACACCAGCGGTTCCGTTTTTACGAAACAGATCTATCATGTCGTCGACATTGTTCTGGTTCAGTTTCGACTTCTCGTATGTGTACTCATACTCCTTATACCATCTATTACCAGCATAGGAAAACTCTTGTTCTGGAACATAAAACTCTACTGGTTCTTTAGCTATTTCCAGAATGTTTTCGTAACCCGAATTCAAGTCATCGATGGAAAGATGAACCTTATATAGGCCAGTCTTTTGATGACGGGTATTGGGTAGGCGCCACATACGACGCACATCATAGACGGCAAAATCTATGGTCTCCAATGCCAGTTTATCCTTGAGGTCATTGGCTATAAGTCTAAAGATAGAAGGGAGATCGTTACTGGGCACGACACCGATAGCTAAAGCTTCACACTCAATGTGAAACCCTTTCATGCCCGTAAAATAGATTCTTATCTGACTCTCATCGAGGAACTCTGATAGGTATCCCGCCAACGTTTGTGCATCTTTGAGAGATCTTTCTGTATCTGTATGGTCAAGGTCGAAGTACAGAGATCCAAGACGGGTTGCTTTTTCATAGTCGGGATTGTTGTAATGGAATACGGAGGTATAGATTCCATTTCTTTGATGCTTGTCAGCAAAGCTTTCCGCTTCAGGGTACTCAACAGTGATAGGTCGCTTTGTCTTCTGGTCTGTGATTCTGAATACCCTATCTTCATTCGAATCATATCTACCCAGCTCAACCCACTTCCAATTGTTGCTGTATTTGGATTTATCATTTGGAAGTCTCAAGTTTCGCCTTTCCCTCTTTATCGTTCAGTTTCCACAAGACAACACGTTTGAGCTTCAACATCTTACTGTGTTCCCTATGGTACTCCATCTCACCTAAGATAGAATCGAAGTTGTCTATCAACCATTTGCGCTCTAAAATTCCCATCGTTCCTCCACAACATTATCACCATCGACTATGTAATCTACATTGATCATAAACTGATATGCTGTGTGTAGCAAGATCTCCAAAAGCGTCACCGGAAGTGTCTCTGGAATGATAGACCAAGGACCTCTTTGGCATCTGACGACTCTCAGTATCTGCATTACCGTTTCATCTGCCAAAAGGACCGTATGTGGATTGCCCTCGAGAGCCGTTGTCTGTTCTTCCTCTCTCAATGCTCCAACGTAAGAGTCCACAGTGTAGGGATGCATGGGGTCGTATTTCGGTTCCCCGTCTTCATCGGTATAGTACTTTGTAATGCTATGAACGAACCCTGCGGCCAGAAGGATATCTCTATCTTCCTGATCAAGCTGATGACTCTCGGCTAACACATCACAAGCTCGGACAACTCTTCGGATATTGAGAAGTTCGCCACCAGGTTTGTAACAGTCTGAAGGCCATAGGTTCTGGAGATCATCATTGTCTTCTGGGGCAACAGATACAAACCATAGGATGTTTGATCGTCCCAGCACTGCCTTCACGAACTCTTGAATGGCATGAGATTTTATTAACGACAGCTCATCACTGATTAGATCAAAGACTGGATTAACTTCAGTTTCCTCTTCCAGCTCTTCGGCTAAGAAGGCATCCAACATGTCGTCATGATTCATCTTCTGGCTCCGGTATACTGTACTGACTAAATTTAGAACACGGCTTATCGAATGGGCAGCTCTTGCAAGCGACACTCATCCCTCTGATCGGGGGAAATATTTCGGTATTGCCAATACGTTCCGCCCAGAACAGAAGTGCATCCGTGTGTCGAGGCTCTACTTCAAAGAACTTCATCTTATTCGATGTGTTTCCTAGTTCGTAGATAGCGTACTTCGGTGTGCATCGAGTGGCGAGTGAACTTTTTTCCCGGAAGAGATAATCAATCAACGCAAAATCCATAGCGTAGTCAATGCTTCCGCTCCACGCCCCCTTCTGTCTCGTCACCCACTTGAGGATAAGAAGATCATCATTCTTTGGATTACGAAGAGCCACATCATATGAACCAAGCAGTCTTACATCGTCTGACACGGAAATCCCTACCGCCTCATCTATCAGAACTGGCTGTGCGCTGACTTCTGAAAAGTCATTATAGAAATGGCGCAGAACATTTGCCGCTCTTGTCGTAAGATTGGTCTCGTTGACCACGTGCGGTTCCTGTTGGGCTACAGCAAGGTCGTATGCTGTTGTATCCCCATCAAACCAGCTTCGCTGCCAACGATTGAGGAGCGCATTGTAGGATGGGGTGTTACCACCCTGCTTTTTGTAGAAGAAGAAAGAAAGTATCTTTTTCATCTCAAACTCGAAGCGAGACAAGAGGATTTCCCTATGTGTTATGGGTTCCAGCCGCTCTTCAATATGGCGATAATCATAGAACTTCTCACATGTTTGAAAATCTTTTATCTTGTCCGCTGTCAGTGTTATCATAGTCGTTCTACACCCTTGCTGAAGTCGTAATTTTGTCCAGTACCGTAGCCATCAGCTGCAAATTCAACCATGTCGTAGGGTAAGTAGGACTTAGAGTCATCATCATATTTTACCATAGGTGGACTCATAGAGAAAGCCCCACCGGTGATCCTATTCTTAGGGATTTGTAGCTGCATGATGGAGGGGTCTATTGTCTCATCTCCATCCTCTGCGACCGGGGTGATAAACATCGTGACAGAGGATTTCTGCTGGATGGTAATAGAACCGCCAGTGTCACCCTGATTGATCACTTCTCTCTTGTCTTTAATGGCGTTGGCATTCTGCTGTGCAGTTATGATAAGCACGCAGTCCATATCTCTTGCGAGCTTCTCCAATCTAACCATCATCTGTTCAAACTCTGCCCATCTGGGCTTTCCTGATCCCTTAGTAAACATTGATTGAATTGTATCGATTACCACAATGTCTGGAAGCACATCGTTATGACCCATAACGTCTTTGAACCAAAGCTCGAGGTCGTCAAAGTATGGCGTGTCCGGATCATGCCGCACCATAAGGCTATCGCCCCACTGTGCTAGCTTAGCCTTAAAGAGGGTCGTCCACTTTTCTCTCTCTTCTTCACTCCACGAGTCTGCATATTTGTAAACATTCTCACCGATAATTTGGGTGAAGAGGATTCTCTCCCAATGGGATTGAGCTTCCTCAAAGTTGACATACAAAACTGTATAGCCGGTATCCAACCAGTGGTTACATAAAGACTTGCAGAAGGTTGACTTGCCCATGCCTGAGGCAGCAAGGATCGCATGTACTGCACCCCTATAAAATCCACCATCATCAGTATAGCCCATCACCTTGTTCAATTCTTTGAACTGGGTGGGGACGAAACTAGGGATATCCAACAGGTTCTCGACATTGTCGATCATCTGGGTACCCGTGGTGACATAATCCAGTGGATTGAAGTCTAACTGCTTCTCCAGATCTCTAATGTCATCAGTAAGTTGAGAGATACGCATACGATCATCATCATTCTTAGCCTCTTTCTTATTGATGATCTGCTGCAGCTCTTGAATGCTGTTCAATTGCTTTCTCTTATTGCCACGCAACTGGAGTATCTTCAGTGCCTGGTGCTTTTCTGGCAGTGAATCGATACTCATTATCAGGCCCATGAACGCACGAACAGCAGCCTCTCCACCGAGAGCCGAGAAAATGTCCGTATCCTCCAGCCAAGATCTAAATGCAATTGGATCAACTGGATCTAAACCTGTTTGAGAATAGAAGTCGATTATGGCCCTATAGAACTGGTTTGTGCCAGTCTCCCCATGTATGGCGCCAACCATCAGTGGGTCAAGGTTATCCTGGAAGTACCCTACCGCACCCTCTTGTTGGAAGCATAAAGCAAAGACCTGATACTCTAGAGGTGGTCCTTTCTCGTCTGACATTATGTTATTTGACATTCTTTTTGATCTCTTTCATCTTCTTGTACTGACGACGCCAGTGGACTCTTCTGCGCTTTTGCTGTTCTTCGTAGAACGAAGACTTTGGTTTGATCTTCTTCTTTGTGGGCTGACCGACGGTCGGTGATTCACGTAATGCCTCCACTATGCGGTTGTATACGATGTCTTCCGTTAGGTCATCATTATACCTAAATACGATGAGATCAATACCTTGGTCCTTGCAGAGTTCTATCTTGCGCTCGTCTCTCATTTGACCTTCGACAAAGTCCTTATTGGAGTTGTGGAACATCGTGTTGAAATAGAAATGCTGACGCCCATGATATTCCGCTCCTATCTTATATTTAGGGCAATAGACATCAAGCATGAGTCTTTCTCCCGCATGGAACTCATTCACTATCTCAGCTCCTGGTATCAGCTCCTTGAAGATCTGGGTGAGTGCAGATGCACCGCGTGACATTTTACGACTCTTGCGACGTACCCAGTCGTAGCCAAGTTCTTTAACTACGGCCATCACGTATGTCTCGTGCTTACCTATCTCCTTTCCTATCTCAGCGTAAGACTTGTTTGTTTGAAATAACAGGTCAGCGATAATATATCGCTCATCGTTCTGAGACATGATCTCTCCTGAGTCTAGGCTTATGTAATTATATCATGGGGGGCAGACTCGCGCACTACTGTGGATGCATGTTGGCTCTCAATAAACGTGGCGTTCTCTCTGAACTCCATAAGGTTCGATGCTCCCGAGTAGCTACATGCTGACGCTAGTCCATTGCATATCTCTTCTAGTACCAATCGAACCGGACCTCTCGCTGGAACTAATCCAGAGATCCCTTCAGCGTAGGCAGAGCCCGCTTCTTTGGAGGCCATTCCTCTATACTCTTTATAGCTTTTACCCTGATAAGCGATGATGTCACCGGGGGCTTCATTGGTGCCCGCCAGCATTCCACCTAGCATGACCATATCAGCGCCAGCGGCAATAGCCTTGGCTACATCCCCGGCTGTTTTGATGCCACCGTCTGCAATAGTCTGCAAACCAACCGAGCTTGCGGCTGATGCGCATTCTGATATGGCAGTCAGTTGAGGGATGCCGGTACCAGTAGCGATACGGGTAGTACACGCAGAGCCTGGACCGATACCCACCTTGACTGCAGTTGCGCCAGCGTCGGCCATACGCGTTACCGCCTCAGGGCTAGCCACATTGCCGCCAACCAGAATCAAATCATCGTCATCTATCCCAGCGCGGACTTTGCTTATTGCCTCAAGGGCGTGCTTGGAGTCTCCATGTGCTATGTCTAGCACCAGTAGCTTGGCTTCCCTATCTTTGGCTTCCGATATCACAAAATCAAGATCCTCATTGACTCCAAATGCAACCCCTGCATATGGGTACATGAATCTGTGTTCCAGAGGCATGTTGCGATGTAGAACCCCCACGCCGCCAGCACTGTTCATGGCTCTGGCCATGGCCACTTCCGTTACGGTATCCATATTTGATGACATAATGGGTATCTGAAACTTCATGCTGCCGAATTCGACAGATAGATCCACATCTTTTCTTGATCTGACTTCCGAGTATTGCGGAATCAGTAGGACATCATCGAAAGATAGCCCCTTGCCCTTCACTATTTTCATCACTTGTAATCCTTTACCATTTGATCGTAAATCCATCCGTAGGTCCGCTCCAGACCATCACCCAGTGATATCGAGGGAGCCCAACCAAGTTTGCTCTTAATGAATGTGTTGTCGCTACAACGACCCCTAACGCCTTGTGGCTTACTGAGGTCATACTCTCTTTCCAATTCTATATCTGCAATAGCCTCCACAGCATCAACAAGGTGATTGATGGTGACAAGCTGTTCACTGCCCAAATTAACTGGAGCGTGCAGATCTGAATCCATTAGTCTCATGAATCCTTCAATGCAATCGTCCACATACATGAAGCTGCGAGTCTGCTGACCATCACCCCAAATACTAATGCGATGATCTCCGCTTAATTTGGCTTTGATGACCTTTCGACAGATAGCAGCTGGAGCCTTCTCCCTACCACCATCATAGGTGCCATAAGGTCCATACACATTATGCAATCGAGGCACATAAGTACTGATAGGAAATTCTTTACCGACGTTGATGGTTAGTTCCTCAGAAAAAAGCTTCTCTAAACCATACCCGGGTTCCGGGTCTGCGGGGTAGGCATCGGCTTCGCTAAGGAATACATTCTGTTCGTCTTGCATGTAACCCGGATAGATGCATGCAGAAGAACTGTATAGATACTTGTCCAGATCATAATTTGCCGCATGTCGAACCATGTTGGCACTAATCAGGACGCTAAGCATGCAGTTAACCTTATGGGAGTCGATATATCCCATGCCACCCATATCAGCAGCGAGCATGAACTCTCGGTTTATACCCATCTTGTGAACAAACTCCGCCTGATCGTTCTTCTTAAGATCCAGCATTGTTATGTTCATGGCTTTTTCGTGATATTGGTACCATGCGGGTGATGGCTTAACATCTACGGCCACGACTTCGTGACCGTCATCTAGAAGTCGTTTAACTAAGTGACCACCTATGAAGCCACCGGCTCCTGCCACTAAAACTTTATCATTCATCATCAATCGCCTTTGATTATTCTGTAGCTGTCGCTTTCAAAGTGTTCTGTGGAAAACTCAAACAGTTCGGTGTCCTCTAATGCTATCATCTGGTGTCTGAGTCCTGGGTAAACATGAAATGTATCCCCCTTGGTCAGGGTGATCATACTGGCCTCAGATAGATCATCCTCATGAGAGAAGAATAATTCGATGGAACCCTTGTGGACATAGAAGGTTTCATCTTTTATTTTATGGTAGTGCCATGAACACTTCTTGTCTTTCTCGAAAAAAAGCAATTTACCACAATACGCTGGCTTGTTTACAAACCAGGTCTCATGACCCCAGCCTTTTTCTACTTTCTCAATCGAAGAAATCATTTGCGTTTATACCTTTGTCGTCTATATAAAAGTCCCCACTTGGTTTACCCATCCAAAGATCGCTATACTTCACTCCCCATTCGTATAGCTGTCTGTGTGTTAAGTCAGCGAACACATCTACACATCTTCTGGTGTCACCTTCAAACCTACCCATTCCTCTGGCGGTGAAATATATCATAACATGGCCTTCATCGTATAGCCTATTCAATTGAGCGATCCGCTCTGGTATCGCGATGGCACTTTCATAGTCGCCATCTCTTGAATAGCAGATGGTACCATCTATATCAATTATATATTTCATTTATGTCCTCCCCAGTCACGGTATAGGCCCCATGGTGCGTGACAGACAGTGATGCTATGTCAACGGCTTTCTGTATACATGAAAATGGGTTACCATAGGCCATTTGAGGCTCTGTTGGTCCAAACTTTTCGCTGAGTAGACCGTATGTAAGGGCAGCGGTAAACACATCACCAGCTCCCGTTACATCATACATCTCAACCTGTGGAGCAGAATACTGACGGAGATCCTGCATGTCATATGCACCCATCTTGCCTTGGGTGATTAAGAGGCGGCATGTAGGGGGTATCTTTTTTCTATCCAAATTGTTATATTCTTTCTCGTTTACCTTGATGATGCAGTCATCATATGGTGACAAATCAGTACGCTTGCTATCTACTACGATGGGCACATCGGTCTCGGCTCGCAACCTTATTATGTATGCTGGATCAACAAATCCCTTATCGTAATCAGATATCACAATAGCATTGTATTCTTCTAGATCAGGCTTGAGACCATATTCGGTTACTGGTTCGATATCTTTTTCGAGATCTGCTCTCATAAGCTGATAACCAGATGTCGTATCTACGTATCTAGTTTTAATTATTTGACTCGGACGATTTGTCTGCACGTGTACTTCGATTCCAAAAGCCTCAAGATTAGCCTTGACATTCATGGCCATCCCTAGCTTTGTCTCAGTATGGGATTGCAGGAATACTGGGACGGGTGCTTCCGGTGAAATTCGATCCACCGTCCCGTATCTGTATTCGTCCATACATGATTCACCTATCAGCAATACTCTCAATGGTTGCTGATGTTGAGTATCCTGGGATTCTGTCAAAGTACTTTACCTCTCCTGCGTGTTGGCTACCGACAATTTGTTTTCCCCGCCAGTCAGAACCTACGACCATTATATCTGGTCGAAACAGTTTTACCAATCCCTCAAGCTGCTCCTTGTTGTTGAAGAAGGATACTGAATCTACATACTTAATGGATCGTACAATTTCCAGCCTATCAATCAAGTTGTTGATAGGTCTATCCCCACCCTTATCTGTCTTGACCTTGTCATCAGAGTCAAGTGCAACCATAAGAAGGTCGCCCAGTGAGCTAGCATACTTGAAAAGTTCTATATGCCCAACATGAATGATATCGAAACAGCCGTTCACAAAAACCAGGGTCATGATGGCACTCCGTATTGCTCCCTATACGCATCCCAAAATTCTAAAGTTCTGGCAGGCATGTAGGCTTTCCAATTGGCCATATCGTTAACAAGATTATTGGTGTTCCGATAGCCTATGACTTCATCCTCAAGGTCTCTAACCAAATCATGATCATTCCTATCCTGATACACAGATGCTGGAGCGTATACGGGCAGTGTGTCAGTTAGGTATTGGAATACATAGGCCCCCCATATATCATCCATTCTGCCAATGTGCGGAAAGACACAATAATTTGGTAGGTATCGTCTTGAGATGAACGTATTTTGACTATTGAAAGGAGACATGGCACTGGAGGTGTACGGCTTTGTCGTGTCAAATTTAACACATGGCTTATTTGGTATCCGACACATAGCGTCTATGTCTGGATCACCATCCCACAAGTCTGCTTGAATCGGACTATATATATCATATACGCCCTTGTACTGATTCTTGTTTCGATCCGGAAGCTGCTCTACCGGAAACCCTCTATGCCAAAGATGTGGTTGATTCGTTACACTCAGGGGTTCAAAGCGTAGGTTTTCAGTATCATAAACTTCGACCGGTCGTGATCTGTTGACTTCTACATTCGTTCCCCAACCATCGTACGGGTAGTTGTCGTCATCAACGGTGGCAATGGTTTCTGCGGTACCATCTCTCCAGGCCTCTATGAAGCCTATGTTTCTACGCTGTATAGAGTTCCATCCGATGATTGCACTCAGATCTGAATACTCATCTTCTTGATACGCAGGATCCAGATAGACAATGCTGCTATTGGACTTCTGTAAATCGGCATAATCGGAATGCGGAGTCTTCTTGTCGCCAACTATGAAAATCTTACCACCGCGTTGAGATACTATCTCGGCAAACTTTAAAAGGGCTGGAGTAGGAGGATTGATTGTTGTTGTGACTATGTTGATTTTTAATGGCTCATAGTAGGAAATTGTTGACGAAATGTCTTGTTGTATAGTTATTGATTGCGCGCTCATATGCTCTCTCTGCTATTTGCTCTCTTAGGCTATCGTTATCAAGTAGTTCTTTTATCTTATCACTTAAATCTTCTGCGTTATAAAAATATACGAATTCCTCATCTGGCTCAAAGAAGTTTTCTATTGGATTGAAGGGATCATGCTGACATAGCATCACGGCTTTCGTAAAAGCAGCCTCAAACATCCTAGACTTTATTTGCGGAAGGTACCCTTCATCAATGCGATCAAAGGCCTTATTCTCTGCGGCCCCAAGAGAAGCCTTATACTGTGGAACGAATCGCTGCTGCACATTACAAAGACCATGTACCAGTGCAAGCTTGGTCTCGCTGAGGGTGATTATTTTATCCATATAGGTGCAACCACGCATGTTACCAGCATTATAGTGACCATAACGATAGTTATATTGTGCCAGAATGCTCATATATTTATCCCACTGCACAACTTTGGATGGCATTGGTGATCCGAAATAGGCTATGTCAATATGCTTGTTTCCCCTTTGAGGGATAAGTGCTTCATTAAATGGAAAGAAAACCAAAGTACTTTTGTCGTGCAGCGCCGATGTGTATGGACACAGGGTAAGGATTGTATCAGCGTGGTCGTACATACTCATATGCAATCCAGGCATATAAAAGTTCGGCTCTTCTAATGTAAGGGCGACCTTTTCTTTGTCTTCATATTTGCCTTACGCTAATTCATCGTAAAGATCTGCCATAAAGAAGTAGCAATCTCTACCATCTTCTTCAAAGTTTTCAAAACCCAAATAGTATATTGGATCATGAATTAATCCATTTTCTGGTCTAACAAAGTTTAAGACTTTCATCTATATGGGCCACCCTATAATGAACCCTTGCTGCACATAAGACTTTTCTATGCGATGTGTATCACCCAAAAGGTCATAAACGAAATCTATACCAACTCCACCAAGATGGTTTCTGTCTCCCCAATTGCCGCTTTGAAATGGTCCGTCTTCATAGATTCTTAAATCGTCCATGACGAATACATCATTCGATACATCGCGTAATTCACAAATGGTAGATAGCTCTATCTCTAAGGGTATTCGGAGAGAGTCATCTTTGTAGTCACCGTATCCCGCTAATCCATAGTCTGCCCCGGGGAAATGTGCATCAAGCCAAAAAAGTACATTCCCATTAAGGTTTGGAACGATATCTTTGAGTCTATCCTTCGAGCTGCCAAAATGGAAGTTTATATTTGTGTGGTCATGCATAAGATTTTTGGTGGTCTCTTCAAAAATTTCATGAACAAACTCAATCGTATGTATCTCTATGTCTGATACCACATCATCAACAAATTTAACAGAAAGACCATCGCCGGTTCCCGTTTCTAGAAAAGCCTTTATATCGTAATGATTACAAACATCAGCTACATTTATAGCCTTACTAAGCTCTCCCATTAAGACTTCTCTCCTGTTATAGAAAACGAATTATTTAAATCAATACCACTCAGATATATATTTGTATATTCTAAGTTAACCATAAGATCGGATATGGCTTGCGGATCCATGATACTTTTATGCTTTCTATTATTCCAGGGTCTCCAATATCTTTGAGTATAGCTAGGCAAGTAGAGGAAAAGAGAACCACCCGTTTTGATTTTAGTGGTCCAATATTCTATAGCCTCCACCCAATTATTCAGGTGCTCTAAACAATGGCTTGAGAATATGTAATCAACTTTGCCATCAGGAAGATTAGCAGCGTCCCATTCGTCATCAAAGGTTAGGTCTATGGGGATTGCTTCTGGCATTTTCCATTCATCATTATTGCAACCTATATCATACCCGTAACCAGAACAAAACTCTTTTGCTATAGGCATGATGTACTGCGCGGCGTTTCCATTAGCTTGGAATGCTGGATAATTCTGTCCTTCAAAAGCTATTGTTTCCATTCTAATGCCACTCCCACACTTTAGTGAACAAAGGTGAGATCGTCTCCTTTGTAAGATTTCTTCTACAATGAACCACTAATCGATCTGTATTTAAATTTAAAGTTTCTATAATAAATAAGAAACATGTATCTGTGGTATGAATTTCTTCTGCGTTTTCAAAAAGCCAACAATAATCAAAAACGGTGGTCTCAGGGATATAGGGATCGAGGTCCACAATTTTACCGTCATATTCTTTTGGTAAAGCCTTCTTTACTTGACTGTTGACCTGAACTTCAGACGAAAAGTATTCGTTACATATGATGAATCTGTCTCCAGGTTCTACGTTATAGTGATCTGCTATTCTTTTTTCTGCCTCTATATCCCGATCGTATAGAAAGTAATCACTCCAATCTCTCCAGTCAATGCCTACGCCATCGTATTTTGAAGTCATAGTATCAACATAACCCCTAGGTTGGGGTTGATATGACAAATCTATTCTTTCTGCGTCTGCAACTTCTGCTACAAGATTGCTCTTGGGCGCAATGATAGCAGGGCTACGCAATCTATTGGCTCCACGACTCCAGGTGCTATCTTCCACTGGCAGGTATACCGTGTTGTTTTCCGACAATACATTACACATTTTCTGGATAAAAAACACATCACCCAATCCTACTGTTTGTACTAGGTGTATGTTTCCCATAATTAATGTCTCACGGACAGGTAATGCTTATACATATAATCTTCCGGTATTACCATATCCATCACCCGATTTAGATTATCTTTTATAGCATCTAGCTTATCGTAATAGAGGTCTGTAGTCAATTCGTCGATACTGAAATCATCTGTCAAAGGTATAATCCCATCCAGATTAAAGAAATCGCCTATATCTGGGCTACCTAAGTATATGGGTATTGTCCCCGTAGCAAAGCAGTCTAGAATCTTCTCAGTGAAATACGAAGAGTAGCATCCGTTTTCTATTGTCACAGAGAACATGTAGTCGCATAGTCCACTCTCTTTCGAGTCGATAGAGTTAAACCCTCTACCATAAAGGTCAAGCTGAGACCTAAGTCTTTCAACCCAGTTCAATCTTTCACGGTGACCATCCGTCATTAGCTTATTGGATGAGATCATTGAAACCAATTTCGATTTATGATACATCTTGGGCTCTTCGATCCAGATCCCATTAGCTGGAACGAACTTGCATTTGTCGCTCAAAGCTAATATCTCTTGATCGTGTGTGAAGATCAAGTCAAAGTTATCTAAATACCAATCAGTGTGAGACAAGACATCTGCCGTTGGACCCGGAACTATAAATTTCGATTCATACAACCAGGCATATCTGGGGCCACCGAAATTGAAATTCTGACCCCTATGGACTGCTACATCGACATAAACAGAGCCAACCCCGGAGCCATCTTGAGTCCACTCCAGGTGCTTTGCTTCTTTCTGGTGAACAGAGAAGCCCTTATTGCCACTATGTCTATAGGTGAATGTGTCACCTATGATGTTCAACTTAAGCTTGTCCATCAATCAAATCCTATTTCCGCTTACTACAGAAAGCATTTGTTCACGATTGCCTACTGCCTCTACATAATGACTCAATCTGTCAATATTGACTTTTATTTGTGGGTGCTCCCAGGTCTCTTCCATGGGTGCTTCATGCCACAGGTGAGCGCTCCATCCTGATTCGATGCGAGTAAACTCACCGATGATCGTATCCATCGCACGCTGGAAAGCGTTATCTTCGTATCCCCAACCCTGGAATCTTTCATCATAACCATTGACCTCGTAGAAGGATTCTGTTCTCATCAAGATAAGTCCTCCCCATGATTCGGTTTGATGTAGCCATTCAAATGTATCCGGCGTAACAAATGCATCGGGCGGACCAGATAGCAACTTATCTGAAAATGGTTTCTTCAAGACATAGAAACCTCTAGTACCATAAGGCACTACCCAGTTTGCACCTTCCTGAAGTGCCTTGACACCAAGTTCAATGAAGGGACGAAACGGTATCGTGTCTGCATCAGCTAACAAAAGATATTCCGTATCAACCATGTCTACCCCATGGTTCCTAGACTGAGCCCTACTAAAGGGCTTATCTTTATCGGAATCCGAGACAACAATGTTTGATTCGGGAAACAATATTCTATATCTGTTACAAATCCAATCCATTATCTGCATGCGACGTTCACTGGCAGCCCTAAATGGAATAACAATCGTCAAATCTTTCATCCAAATGTCCTATTCTCTCCAAGGAATCTATAGTTCCATGTTATCACAGGCACATTAAGAAATCGAGCACCTGCATCAAGAAGGCGTACCCATAGGTCCCAATCTTCCTGTGGATGTTCTCTGAACCCACCAACTTCACGTAAGAAGCTTGTTCTGACCGCTACCGTTATGGGTATATAATTGCCATCCTCTCTAAGTCTACGCTCATTGAAGCTGCTGTTCGGGTTAAAGCTGCCCCTACCCTCTGAAACACACCAGGTCCAGATCAAGTCGGCTTTATCTGCGTAGGGTAGCATAACCTCAAAGTGTTTAGGGAAGAGTATGTCATCATCATCAAGAAACGCAGTCCATTCTGTGTCCACTATATTGATGAGCCGATTTCTCATATCAACAGGACCATCACGCCGATAGTCTGCTCCAATCAAATGCCCAGATACCTGATGGGTCTGTTTGGAAACCGAAGCCACAGCTTCTGCCAATAGTGGGCTTCTCTGTGGCAGCGTCGGTGTTACAACTGTAATGTCCATTACCCAAAGACTCCGTTGGCTAGCTTCCATTGTACGGACTCTTCGTGATACCGATGACCATCTCCCGGTGCGCCGCCGACTGGCATGAAAGCTATGCCTTTGTCATTGATTCCCTTGAAGAACCCAGCGTCTGCTCCACCCCACAGGTGTTCCATATCAGGCCAACCATCAACCCTATCGAACAACTCTTTTGTATGCATGACAGAATTATGATCAACGGCATCCCCTGCTTTGTAGACGGGCTTGTCTCCAAATTCACGCTGGCCGCATATCCTAAGATCTAGATCTAAAACATTCTGATTAAAATAAACAACCTGATAAGACGGGTTGTTATCAAAAGCTGCAATGCCTCTCTCGATTCTATCTGGATAGAAGATATCATCATCGGTAAGATATGTAATGAGGTCACCTTCTGCAATGTTTCTTACTGCGTGATTGATCATGGTCGCGTATCGCGCAGTCTTATATCTGTCCTCTTCCGCTACCCCACTGCGATAAACCTTTACGTGATCATCATGTTCTTCAAAAGTAGAAAGAATCTCTTCTACTAAGGGGTCTGGCGAATTGTCGTCACACACAATCAACTCAAAGTCTCTGCTGGTCTGATTGATTGCAGAGCAGATCGACTGCATTAGGAAATATGGTCTGTTGTATGAGGTTAAGATAATACTTACTCTTGGCATTAGGAAAGCTTCCACTCCACTAGTTCTACTTCTTCGTCAATGATGGAATTTAGATGATCGATATTGTGATATTGGCCCTTATCAAGCTCCATATATCTTTGGTACTTAACGTCCTTATCTCCTTCGGCGGCATACCCCAGATGCTGCATCACTAGACCACTGTTCACGAGGAATCTATTTTGTCTCAATGCCTCAATAACATATGCTGGCTCTGCGCCGCAAGCTAATCTCTTGTTTCGATATTGTGCGTTTTCTCTGAACCTAAACAGTCTTTGAGAGTCGGTGGGAGCCCACAGCTTGTCTACCCTAAAGTGTGTACGACTCCACATATGTACGAACTTGATGTTGATGACATCGAAGTCCTCTTCCTGGATAAGATCACGCATCTTAATGTCGTCAAACGTCTCGTATAGTTTCTCGTCACAATCAATTGCCAAGACCCAGTCACCAACAGATGCGTGGTTCTCCAAGTTCCACCAAGAGAACTGACGAAGGCGAGCTTCGTTCATCTTGAACATGGGCTCTTTCCAGAGGCTTGCATACACGTGTGCACCGAAGCCCTCTGCCACTTCCAGCGTGTTATCAGTTGAGGCGTCATCAGTAAAAACAATGTCATCAACCAGGGGCCGTAAATGTTCTAACACTTCGGGTAGATATCTATCTGCCTCGTTGTAACCAATCATGTTGGCGACTATTTTCATAACCGTTCTCTCCTAGAGTCAACACTATTTTATCAAAGAAAAAGGGGAGGGACAAGCCCTCCCCTTGAACTCTATTAGTGTACCTTGGGTCAGGAGGCCATATACCTATTGGCTTCACGAGCTGGAATCTGCTCAACGGTAACGTCTCGGCTGACAACCGTTGTCTCTGGAACACGGGCGCGGCTAACGGCTAGCTCAGCCTCACGCTTTGTGTTGGCCTTGACTACTGCGGTCAAGGTAACTGTCCATGTCTTGTTCTTGTTGTTGCTCACTATGCTTCCTTTTTTGTTGGTTGTAAGCTGTGGATTAATCTATCAGGTACTTCAATCTATTGCAACGCCTTTTTACAGAAAAATTCAATCGGTTGCTATGTTGAGGTGTTCACATGTCTTGCGGAATATGTCTCTGGATACCGTGAACATTCTATCTGCACTACCACCAACATCAGAGCTGGCATGCCATGAATGCCCAATGGTGACGGTGCCGTCATAGACAACGCGATAACCCCTATGTCTTGCAAAATAGGAACAAAAGGTTTCCTCGTAGTAATGAGGTGTAAGCAAAAAGGGGCCAAGGGCATCAGGGAACAAATCTCTATATTCAGGGTCAGCTCCCAGCTTTTCCCACACATCTCTACGAACGAAATATGCAGAACCGGATACGGTTACACAGTCTATCCGATCCTTGAACATGGTGTCTTGGTGATCCACCACGCGCCAACCCCTATGTGCTGGATGGGTATTGGTTCCAATGATTCCAGCATGGACTATTTCGTTTCTTTCGTTCATCTGCTTGGGACCCAATATGGCTATGGATTCATCAGACTCAAGCACCTCCTCGATGGCTTCGACATGCTCGGGTCTCATCCAAACATCTGCATTGAGCAGAGAGAGATACTTGCTGTCGCCCATAGAAGCCAATTGATTGCAGGCAGCGGAGTATCCTATGTTCTCATTGAATACCGCATGCTCTATAAACTCGGCATGTTTGTTAATCACCCTAGCGGACTCTTCGTCTCCACCGTTATCGGCTATATAGAGTTTCCAATTGCCCTCTCTGCGGCAGAGTGTTTCGAGTAGGCGATTCAGGTGCTTTGGGGTCTTGTAGTTGACCACACAGAGGTCGATCATATTTCACCGCCGCCCTTGATGACCACCATGTTGAATGATTGCTCCGGACTGTAGTGGCTGCGCAGGTTTAGATAATCTTTTTTCGCATAGGTGAGATCCTGTTTATCAAAAAATTCACCTAATCTCGTCATCATCTGAACTTCCTTGATGTGCTTTCTCTCGGTTGCCTTTCTGGAGAGGATCATCAGAGCCAACAAGCCAACAATTGCGAGATGCTCAGTCTTCTTCATCGGCCTGCTCATTCCATTCTAGCCAAGATTTTATCTCGGAAGCAACTGAATGCCATTGCTTGCGTAGATCATAATCCTTTTGTTCATCACCTAAAACGGTATAGGTAAGGCATATGTGTTCCAGCAAGCTCTTGTCCAGGACCAGCCCCGCCTGTCCGGGGCCAACATCTAATCTCATTTCTTTGCTCTCTTTGTCATGGTTTTCGGATATACAATCTCTGCTTCCATCACTTCATCCTTGGGTACCTCAAAGACCGCAACCTCTTCGTTGTCTGGCTCGTAAGTCACGAACAAGACGTGCTTGTCTTCAAGATCATACCCCTCAGGGGGTGGTGATGCAAGGGCTATCTTTTCACTACCAGCACCATATACTTGACTATGGCCCTCGTATATAACTAAATAGTTCATCTTGTTAGCTGGCACTTTCAACCTCTCCCATCACGCACGTTTCAACTCCTGCTTTATGCAGTATCATCATAGACTTCTCTGCATCAAAGTTGGGATCGTGCAGGTAGTAAATTCCTATTATGGTACTGTTCGCTATCAGTTTAGCACAATCAAAGCATGGTTCGCTGCTGACGTACATGTACTTTCCGTTTGCCGTATAGTCGCTATGCAGTAGAGCATTGGCTTCTGCGTGGATAGCGAAACAATTTCCGTACTCGCTACCGGGCTTGACATCAGACTGACCCCGAGGGCAGCCGCCATCTATACAGTGGGTCATTCCAGATGGAACCCCATTGTAGCCCGTGCCAATGACATGATATCTCTCATCAACAATAATTGCAGCGGCCGCTCTTCTTGAACACGTTCTGAAAATCTTAGCTTGTGCAAGACACAGCGCCATCATCTGCTCATCTTTACGGGTGATCTTCATCACAGCAGAAACACGGCTCCCACAATACAGGCCAATGAAACTAGATACAAGATCGCGGACCGCTTGCCCGCCTCAAGATCATTGACTGCGCTGATCGTAAAACCAACCGACAAGAACAATAATATACTTGCGATTATATTACTTATGAGTTCCATGAACCTCTAACCACTTTCCTATAGTTACTGGGAATCTTGGTTGCACAAGCTCTGCAACGGCCTCTGCGGCCCTAGTGATCTCATGCTGAGCGTCGTGAGCAAGGCGCTGTGCCAGGAAATGACAAACAGCCTGAAGGCTAGCTGACCATCTCCAGTAGACATAGAGTCCATAGGCTGGCAAGAAAAGTCTTGCCTGCTCTGCACAAACACCCCATTTCATTGCTTGCTCATACAATTCTACCGAACGAGAGATATGGCTACCAAGTTCGGCAGTTAATGTCATGCCGACATCGTCCGATACTGGACCACCCGAACCTTGCTTTGAATTCTCGGGGGCACCACGCCATTCATCTGGTTTGACCAAATAGAACTCTGGTTCAGATGTCACATACCGACGACTAGCCTCGTTCCACGAATCCATTGTGTGATCGGAACCAACCACATACTTAAACCATTGACGAGCAATCATCAAAGGAGCATGACACTCAATGGTGACGAATGCATGGCGCAATGGAGATGTGTGATTCTCTTTGACGAGAAAATCAATCAATCTTGCATCTGCGTCAGAAAACTCATCTGACTCTTTCTGATAAGAAGCGCGTGCAGCATTGGCGACACTCAAGTCCGAGCCCATGACATCGACTAATCTTACATAGCCCTTGTCCAGGAAGTCTACTTGTTCTCTCATTTTTTATTGTCCCTCAATATCCTCTTCGATTGTTTGCCAATTTTCTGGCAGGGGTTCATGATTGATATTGTCCATAATGGAAGAGCACCAATAAGCAAGCATGCTCAATGGAACGGCTGTCAACAGTACGATCATGATCGTGGAAACAATTTCTGATATCATTCAGATCTCACATGTATCATTCGTGCAGAACTTTTCTGCATCGACATCTCCTAGGTTACCATGATACAGCATGTCGAAGTCAAGACGTTTGACTTTATTAACCTTTTCCTCAAACTTCTTGTCCTCCACTGCTTCATAGGGCATCTGGGGATACATACCAGGAGAAGAGGCTTCACCAAGCGGGAGAAAGCTGAGTGTCTTCAACTGATCACCATAGGCTGAGATGACATGAGGTATTTGATCTGCCTCTTCTGGCGTAAATGTGAACGTTGCTGACACGGCATTGTCCGCCCAGTAACGCTGCATGAGAACGGCAACAGAAACCTTTTCCCACACGGAAACCTGTCGCTCGTCTCTCATCTCCGGTCCGGTAGTGTAGAAATCAACAACAACGGTACCCTCATCAGAGACTGATGGCTCAACATAATATCCAGCCTCAATGAAAATGGGGACGATTGGATCTTCCGCTGAGAAACGCTGACGGCGAATGTAGCCGCCACTCTTAACCGGCCAATGAACTCCCGGTGTCGCTCCACAAAGAATGGACACCGTTCCGGAAGGCTTGATGGTTGTTGTCTTGATTGATTTACGGATACCCAACCATTCAGAGTATTGCTCATCTCTACGCTGAATCTCATGGTAGGCAGTGTCGGACCAGGTTCTCAGAACTGCCCAGTCATTGCTTTCGATGAACTGTGCAATACCAGACATCGAACTACCTATTCTTCTGTTTCTTGCAATGACCTCGTTTGTTTCGGGCCAAGGAGTGGGCAGAAGGGTTACCGCCTTGCTGTATAAGTATGCATGCTTCTCTGTCCGGAGATAGTCCTCCATGGAATCGTGATGCTGTGGGAAGGATTCTGCCAGGTTGCATAGCTCGTTATGTTCAAGGGTTATTTCAGCGCAGGGGTTAAGACCTCTTACCTTCGAATCCAAACTCGGATCTACAGGATCAACCATTCGGCCATACTTTCTGGCTAGATCGATGTTGAAGATCCCTGGCTCACCGTTGATGGCAATACTGTCGACCAGCGTAGCAGGTGATTCCTCATCACGAATGATAACCGTGTTATTGCTAAGGCCACCCCAACCGGTACCATCGTACTTCATGCGTTCAGAATTCTCTTCTCTTTCCCAGTTCTTTATATTAATGAAATCATCATCATCAATAAAGCCCAAAGCTATCTCTGCTGATCTTCTCGTGTTGCCGGAAACAACAGCTTTGCCAGAGAGGTTATTGATGTCCACAATATCACGAGAAGTGATTCTACCGCCCTCACGATTGCTGAGAAGTGAGCGCACCTTTTCTAGGGTGAAAGCAAGTGGTTCTGGACCAGATGCAGTACCTCCGAATCTCTTGATAGGAGCACCGGCTGGCCGTACCAGGGAATAATCAAACAACACAGTCTTACGGTTCTTGAAGAAGAAAGACTCCAACAGATGACCCAGCGCTTCTGCCCAGCCCTCTCTAGTGTCGGGCACGGTAAAGGTCCATGTGTCTTCAAGTGGCTGATGAAGCTCAATCTTACCAGCACCAGCCACATCGAAGCCAACACCGATTCCGTTCATTGACATTTCCATCAGTCTCACGAATGGATACGTGGCATCGTATTTCGATCGCGCTGAAATAAACTCGGTTGAAATGAAGGCGCAATTGTACAGGGGCGCTGAGTCACGATCCTCATGAACCATAGGAGTACCCATGGCCCACAGTCCACGACCGGGCGGAAGCCACTTAAAAGCAAACATTCTATCATACGCATCTTGCGCAGCAGCCTGCGCCTTATTCTCGTTCCATGGCGTCCGGTTCTGTTTACAGTGGTCTTTGAGGATTGAGTAGTAACCCTCTACGCATCTTCTACAGACCTCGAACCAGCGTTCCTTTGATCCGTCCTCTTTCTTTCTTGAGTATTTAGTAAGGAAAGTAATCTCACCAAGGCTATTACCACCACCAACAGGAAAGCCCCAATTGGGCTGCTTCTTTGAGTAGGTTTTGATGAAATCTTCTGGCAACGTAAATGAGAGATGGCTGTTATTCACTGCGGCTCCTTGAGGCTATAGTTTCTTGACAAGTGTCGGGTTTGTTTGTTCTATTTCCGCTCGCTTCATTTCTACGAGCTGATCGATGTTATACACCTTGTGCATAAGTCTTTCGAAGAAGTAGTGACTTCTCCAGTTGGGTATTCTGTTAACCTTTGATTCATGCACCTTGAAAACATTGTTTATGGATACCCCACCATAAACGTGAACCATTGAACGAAACTTCCCCTCTGCTTTTTTGGAGAATTCTTCCGCTTTCTTACTTCTCTGAACCAGCCATCTGAATGATTGGCGAGGGTACGGTGCATACTCTATTGGGTCTATGCACCCCAACACCAAAAGCTGATCTCTTGACGATGCTATTACTTCATCTTGCTTCATGACTGTTTCCAATTTCTTTGTCCAGTCATGTTTACCGAATTGATCGTACTTCTTAATCCAGTGGATGAGATTGTAGGGAATATCAGGGATCACAGATTTATCCATAGCAGGAAGCAAAATGGTGGCCGCGATTATTTTTCGCAGTAGATCCTTATCTCCGATTCTCTTAGACAAGGAGGCCAACGCATCAATCCATTGGTCTTCTCCTGGTGCAACATAGAGAACTAGATACTTGATAGCATCTTCCTTCTTGATTACAAAGTCTTCTGATTTTGTATTTGCCACTGGTTAATCCCTACCAAAACCTGTATAAAACTTGTGCTTAGAGAAAGAAATGCGGACCCAACCCGAAGGCAGGGATCCGCAGATCCTAGAAATTCCTAAGTTGTTGTAACTAGAGTATAGCGCCTATACTAGCCCTTATCAAGCTGATCCTTGATCTCCTCAACAGTTCTGTTAGATGTAACTCTAAAGCGAGTGATTGCAGCTGCAACGAGGGGCAGGATACCCACAACGCTCCAGTCATTGTTCTCGTTTGCTAGAACAGAAATCCATTCTAGAAATTCCTCACCGGAAAGAACGAGTGTCGTAATAATACCAACGAACATCGCCCATTCACGGTTTAGGAAAAAATCCCGTACTCTTTCAAACATGTAATGTCTCCCTTGGCTCAAGTGATATTGAGTGCGTTAGAGGAAGTGACGCCTCTGTGTTCTTTAACTCTGTTATGTCCATACGCATTTTGTGAACCGGTTGGTATGGCCTGTCCGAACGAGCTAGCAAAGACCACTGTCGAAGCAGGGCCGTTGTGCTCATATGGGTCAAATGCCCCCATACCCCCAAGGCCTTCCTTGCGCTGTGCGTGGCCGAGAGTAGCAAATACCTCAGCGGAGGTAACACCATCAAAGGTATAGTTGTCGTAGTAGGCATAGCTTACGTTCCGATCACGAACATGTCCGAACGTGGATTGGAATGCCGCAGCACCGTCGAGACCCTTGTACTCTAGGGGATTCCAACGAGCACCTAGCTGACGAGCACCTTCACCTGCATTCTCGAGGGGCCACTTATCGCGGAGGCCACGGTACCAACGGGATAGCTGGAGTCCGTGCGGGAAAGCGCCCTCACCGGGCTCTACATGGGTGTCAGGAGCGCCATCGAGAACATGGTCTGTGCTATACAAGCTCCAATTAGAGTAGACGCCAGCGCCCCTCCAGGGGTGAACCATGTTACTGCGGTTACGACCCTTTAGAACTGGTCTGTATCCTGTGTAAAATTTAGCCATATTTCTTGTCTCCTATATAAAAGTATGAGGGTATAGGTCATAACGGTCAAGGTTACTGCACGCCTGGTTTAACAAGCACCCATACCCTCTGGCACTAATAGTAACTAATGATTAGCTATATGCAATTGTCATACCCGACAAAGCTGGAGTTGTTCCCGTATTCGCTTTATTTAGCGTGATTTCTACCCAAACCCTCTGTGAAAGAGGGACGGGTTCGGTTGTATATGTTCCAGATTCGTGACTAGTTTCCCATATGACCCGATAATCGAATAAGAATGGCTTCTCACCTACTGCCACATTGAACATATCTAGCTCAACATCGGATACCGATGAAATAGTGCTACCAGTTGGCGCATCAAATCTTATGATGGTTCTACCAGTATCGGCAAAGCTGTCGTAACGAAGGTCCATATGGGACACACCATAAGCGTAGAGAGCTTTACCACCCTCGTTGAGATAGGATTTTTGACGCAATCTGATCTTCAAACCGGTTACGGTTTTGGGGTCGAAGTAGAAAGCCTTGGATCCACACTTGACAATCTTGTCGTCTGTCCACGCACCTGGAGCCACCCATCCAACAGCATCATCGTTACCATTACTAAATAACCCTGAATTCAGTGGCGTATAACCATCTGTACTGTTGAGATTGACATCCTGCGCGGTCGAATACGAGATGCTTTCTACATCGCAACCAAATATAGGGTAGGGGTGGATTACAAAAACGTTCGCCTTAGCGGTGGTTAAGAATTCTGTGGGCACCCTGATATAAAGATCCACGGCAGCACCCTCCGCATCAGCGGCAGAAGCTACAACGTGCCTTTCCCACACTTTGCCCACCTCATTCACTATTGAGTAGTAAATGTCAGACTCTATTACTTCTGATCCCGAATCCCCATCCAGGGCACCAGGCACGTTTGATGCAAGGGCCTCAAAAGACGAGGGTATGAACTGGGTTCCATCGGCGTTGGTAAGCCTTAGTTTGGATACCGAAGAAGATCTTGGCAGGACAACAAGTCCGTGATTCTCGTCATGATAGCACCTTGATGCTGCGGGGACAGCATACTCGCTCGAATCGAATCGGTCGTTGTCGATTTGGGTCGCGGAATAAAAGGTTAGCGTATTGGTGGCATCCTCTAAAACGCTTACTCTAGATACCAGCTCGTCATATCTCTTCTGTAGAGACAGGAAGTCTTGAGCCAAACGCCCATAGAACGCACGCATATCTTCCTTAAGAGATCCGGTTCTGTTGTATAGCACAACAAGGTCTCTATAATTCTCTTCTATACGATCATTATAGTCCTCGCTAGTCGTAGGACCTCTCGATTGCGCGTTGCGTTTCTTGGTATATAGCGAATCAACCATTCTCCAACCTCTCAATTCTCTGTTCCAATGCTGCCATATTGGCGGCAAGGGTGTCTATAGACAGTATTGTAACTTCAAAATCTACCGGAGTAGCATCTTCGTCTGTGTAGGTAATGCCCGTATGGGTCACTCCATTAAGGATATTGCTGACATACGTATCAAGATTGTTTTCAGCTTCAGTCAATTCCATATCAAGATAAGACATGTCGGCATAGAGGCTGTCTATTTCCTGGTTGATCTTCAAGCTCTCGCGGTGCCCGCGATACCTGTGGCGCCTCCGAACAAAAGAGGGCTGGTGAAGCCAACCTTTCTTGTCTAACCTAGAATAGAATACGCCCTCAAAAGTGGGGCTATCTCCCGCTGCCATTATTCACTATCTCCGTATGAAAATCTGATCGAATATTTATCCAAAATCGGCGTAACACTGTCATCATCATTTGATCTCTGCAGGTCTGCCCTGAATCTAATAGCACTAGTGCCTCTTCCGGTGGGCTTTGCGTACCTGAGTTCAAAGTTAGTGGTAGGGCGACGCCGAGAAATGACTTCCCCATTATATATAGTAAAGGTCATGGGCTCATCAATCTCATTGTATTCCATTTTGAATGGGTCAACATAAACCCACTCACCGAGCCGCACCTTGCCAAATGCGCTAAGGTCTTCGCCCACCATAAGATCTATTGTGCCCAGATATGGCGTAGGATGATCAGTGGTGGCAGCTGGTATATCAATTGTCATCGCCACATGATTTAGCCCATTGTTAAACTTCCAAGGTATCAATGCAGTGTCTGTTCCAGCTGGAAGTGAAGCTATGGTCCTGCCATTCAGGTAAACGTAAACGTCCCACTGTTGGGAGTTGTCATCTGACTTTCGGAATTCTTTCAGAATAGTTTCTCTGTCGATGGGAGAATCAACATACGTCTCTATATAAACACTCTTACTGTTTGCGCCTATATCGCCCCCATAAAAGAATTCATTACCAGTATCTATCCGACCATAGAACTCATTAGCCGTGAGGGTGCCATCAATGTAGCTGGCCCAATATGTCAGGTCACTGGTAACTGTGGGATCTAAAGCCGTTGACAGTATTCTCGTACTATTGACACCTTCGCTCATAGCCATAGTCTGAGGAATGAACTCTTCCTTAAATTCTGCTATTCGATAGATGTCAACTCCACCGACGATGGTTGTTGTGGGGTTCCGTTTGGAAAGGTCACTGTCACTTACGTCTATGGGAATCAGCTCCAGGTCATTGAAAAGAGCCTCGGCGGCAGGTTTTACCTTCCTGGAGTGGAGTGCAGCACCGTCCAATTTCAGGGCAGCGCCAGTGGCTGAAGATGAGGATTCAACCGGGAATATCTGTTGCCAATTGAAGTCGTCTAATGAAGAACCGTTACCGCTATCTGCCGCTATGAAATAATCAGCGGATGTGTTGTTTGGGAGGTACTCATCCACCGAAAGGGATACGGAATCTATGACATGATCAGTGGCTATCTCTTCAGGCAGGGCAATTGAGGCGGACACGAATTTGGCACTTGTGTCGTAAGACTGCCTTGAGATCTCAAGATGAGAGGCACCAAAAACATAGACATGTTTATTTGTACTATTATCCTGTATCTGATAGTCAGGTTCTGTTTTACGCATTGTGATATATACGATATTCGCTTTGGTGGCGGTGTCCACAAATGTCATCTTGTACGAACCATATTTGACGTTCTGACCAAATGAATCACGCTGACGCAATACACCAGAATTGGATAGCGTATTTTCTGTCTCCACGAATACCTGCATTGGCACCATGGTGAATGGATCTATCTCAACCTTCGATATAACAGGAGGGAGAAAATCAGACAAGTCTATACGAACTTCCATAATCACTTCTGCCACTTCATTTGTTGAAACAGAAACGGCCCAATTTGTGTTGGAGAGCCCATCTATTGCACCATCGAATGGGCTCTCTGTTTGGTACGACACTGATGCTCCATCAACCGTCATGGTAGCAGAGTTCACCGCATAAGCACCTGCGGGCAGTGGTCGACTGAACTCAGCGACAGGTGGTATAGATACTTGACCGGAAACTATGTCGACAAACGCAGATGACATGCCCAAATCGGTATAGTCGAGGGTCGAAAAGTAATCAGAGAAGCTATAAAAATAGCCAGATGAATCATTCAGGGCCAACAGGAAATCATCAATATCCGATTCTATTCTGGCCCGCCTGCCTCTTAGGTTCTCGAGTTTTGTTTGGACTATGCTATACAGGGACATCGACCTTTCTGTATCCTGCAGCATGGATTCATATAATATCGATATGTTCAACACGGCTCTAATCATGTTGTCATTAACTTCATCTACATTAGAGACAAGTCCCTCTCGCATGTTATTGGGCTCAATATTAAAGGGACGCCCAATTGGATTGTCGGCAAAGAACATCGACATGTCTCGAAGAATGGCTGATGAGGTTGGTTTTTCTCCATTCGAAAAATAGAACCTTGCCACTTCATCTAAGACCATCTCTTTTTGGATCCGGGATATGCTCATCGTTTGAGTACCTTCAGTTGATAGTTTCTGACTACTGGGGTGGAATGACTAGCGTCACTGGGTCTCGATAGGTCGATACGCACAAGCAGAGAATCCACCCGATCGCCGGTGTTATAGTAGGCGACACCCTGCTCCCTGAATTCAGCTGGAAGCGGATCATTGAACGCAATTATCTCGGGGATATCCAACGAAGAATCGCGAATGTCAGATATTTGATACCAGTCAAGGCCATTGTTTGTGGAAACATAAAACTTGACCCACTTCTGATCGCTGGCAAAGGATGGGGGGATATCATAGTCTGCGTCTATGGTTATCCGATCAACCTCACCGTCAATTCTGAATGGCTTGCTGATGATAGTACTGGTCTCGTTATAACGTACACTTTCGATGGAGATATCTTTGATCCCTATCACCCACCTTTGCCCCTCAAAGTATTCTCGGAACTGAATGAGATTTTTGCTGGACGCATAGGTTGGATCATAGTATTTGCCTATGTCAGATACCGGTGGGACTGGGCCTTCGATCCTGTCTGAAGCGGTGTAGAGATATATGGACTCTCCGTTTTCATCACGCTCTAGGGTGACTGCTGATTGATCCTGGAAATACATATGCCCAATGTTTGACTGTATGGGCCAAATCTGTTCGATCTCCATCTTAGCATATCTTATTGTTTGCTCATCGAACTCCCACACTGCACTTCCGATCACTATCTCTTCGTTTGCCGAAATACCAGATATGTTGATATCGGTCCCCACCCATACGGTCTTGTTGGACACCCTTGTCCAATCTGCTCCATTAGGTGAAACTGTAACATTCTTGATCCTGATGGGATGTAAACCGTACGGTGAAACCTTGTGTGGAATGAATACGATTCTGCTTGCCTTTTTGACTGATTGAAGATCGAAGTTTAAGACCAGTTTCAGCACCCCGTCCTCCGGACCAGAAGCCCAGTCGAGGTAGGGCTCTTCGGCGTTGTCCCTGTCATCTCTGTATCTGAAATCGATATTGCCAACAGATTCTCGAGTTGCATTGTCAACCCAATTGTGTTCATACTCAAGCCACGTATCTGGATTATCGTCAAGTATCGCATTCATATCGTTGTATGAAGCATTCTCTGCGGTGAACGTATAGTACGCCGTATTCGTAACCGGATCTATTGGAGCTGACTCTGGATTGGAGATCTCTTGGTTTCTGCCAAGGAACCCATTTGACTCATCGTCAACGGTCACAACAGCGTTATTTAACAGGTTTTCTACTTCGTTCGTTTTACCCAAGGTGATCAAGCCATAATTCGCAAGTTCCGCCCTTTCGCTATTTGGGGTTTTTTCCAAGTCAATGAAATCGAAATTAGTAAAGAAGTCACCAAAGATGCGTATCCCATTGTCAACAGAAGTTGAATACAGTTGGAGTGTCTTCAGCTTCCCCTTTACTCTTGCGTTCTCGTTGCGCGCCTTCTTTATTTCTGCGGTTGAAAGATTATACCCATTAATGACATGCGCCTTCAGGTAATTAATCTGATCATAAGCAATTGTGACATCGGAACTCATCGACTCCCAGAACCTATTATATTCCCTGGATAGCGGAGGCTCACCATGTTCAATGAAGTCGTAGAACAGGTGCGGCTTCTCACCCTCTGAAAGAAGCTGATGTGCTATATCATTGATGGCTGCGATGTAATCTTCGGGTGTCTTCAGATTGCCCAATGAATAGTTCCTATTCACATCTCTTAATCTTGATAGGGCCTTTGAGTATATTGAAGTGTTCGGAGAGAGCTGTGTCACGATATTTCCTTGGCGTTTGCCGCTCTTGTCTTAGCCTTTAGCTGAACATAGTCCACAGAAGGAGAGACCAGTCCACCTTGGATATTGGATCTGAGAACGGTTCTGACCCTGATATTGTTTGGAAGGTGATTATAGTACACCCTGAAAGGGCTGGCTATTTCCTTGTTAAATAGTAAGGTCTTTCCCCTATGAATAAATTGATAGGATGCGGATGCAGCATTGAGCGATGCTTCGGCACCACTCTTGTAATTCGTTAGGTTGATCGCCACCGTTCCATCATCGAAAACCGGCGTCAAAGGCTGATATGGTGTCATACCAGTAGTGGAATTGTATGTAGAAGTGGTAACCTGTGCATAGTCTATAAACGGGTGATTGCTAAGCTGGATGCTGAGCTGACCATCAGTACTGTCAAACCCTTCGCCTGCACCATCTTCATCGAACGATGAGACGAGCGGGGTTTCAACATAGCCACGCTTAGAGAAATCAACCAGACTGGGATCTCCAGATGGCACATAGTCTACCGTGAACATGTCTGTCGGTGTAAACATTGCTGTATCGAATATGACCCCGACTATGGTTGTATCGCCCTGTGAATGAACTATATCGGAACCATCAAAAGGGAAGATGAAGTTGTTCTTATAAACGGTTATACCTTCATTTTTCTTCGCTGGGAAACGGAGGAATGCCTTACCCTTATCGTCCAGCATAAGTAGTTCTCCACGAACAACAGAAGAGTTAACCGGCTGAATGGGTACCCAATCACTCTCTGAAGCTGGTCTCGCAACGTTGCTCACCGAATATTCTACAGAAGATGCCAACTTCGTATCCAGGGTTGCATCATTATTGATGATTGCGTCAGTGTGTGATTCCTTTATCTTTACTTGGATCACGTCGCCACTTGACGGGATGCTCTTAGATACAAAGACGCCCTTTTCGATTTGAGATTGAATTCCAAGGGTTATATAATTTAGGCCAAGATTATACTTATATGAAGTTGCAATCTTATTTTCAACTGAAGATATAGACCGAATTCGACCAGTCTCCAGGTTCGGGCGCCCGTCCCCGTAGGTGCTCCTGGAACTCATGCGATCTCCGAAGGTTCCCTCAGAGAGGTATTCGTAGGCTGGGTTGACTCTGCGGGTATCATCATTGCGCTTGGTGAAGATTCCCTTTTTCAGCTGATCCCCCATCTGCTTTGTATCATACGCGGCCTTCACTATCACTTCAGATTCATTGCCGGCAAACCAATCTGGCCTAGCCGTTATGTTTTCTGAATTCCTTGATATGTTCATCCTAGCATCAAGAGGACCCCAGCGGTGTAGGCCCAGCCTCTTGTTGGACACTCGGACCGACAATGGTTCCAGCCCCCTTGCTCTTCTTGTGTAGTTCTTGACAAAAATTTGAGATAGTCCACTAATACTGCGAATCTTATTCTTCTGCCTGCGACCACCGAAAGAAACTCTGGATCTGTGATTCTTGAATACTCGTTTATAAATCGTTTCTGAATCTTGCGGTTCTCTATTATCTCTGCGGTATGTTCTCTGCCTGATGAGTATCTTCACCGCAGAAATTGATCTCGGTTCAAAGAAAATCCCCACAGGTTTTTCAATCGACAGTGCTGCCTGAAGCAGGTCAATCGGATCGGAACCCTGATCATCAGAGTATGTGGTAATTTGCGCGATATCCACAGATGAATCGGAAAGTGGGGCCACTGTGATAAAGTCACAAGGGGCGGGTGCAGCCATTTGCAGGTTGACTACCGCTTGAGCACCGGAGTAAGTTGAGACCCCGTGTAGGCCGACAAAACTGGGTATGGTACCAGTCAAGGGTGCCGGAGAAGAGATGGACACCTTCCACCCTGTGCCAACCTCACTCTGAGCAATATTGGACACTCCCGTATCTGATGTAACGAAGCCAGCGTAATTGTTTTCACCTACTTCTGCTATAAATGGCGTGGTGTTTTGGGTGTGCGAAGCAAGCACTAATCTGCCTTGTGAACGGTTCACTGCAGCTTGCTGGTCGGGCGAGAAGGTAAGACCGGCGCGATCGGGTATCAGAAAGTCAAGATCGACTGCCCTGTTTATCTCATCTGAAAACGGTTCCATGTAGGCATAGTCGTATGAATTGCCATCGGATAGCAAGAAAGAATAGTTCGCAATGGACTTCTCTATTGATTCCAGCTCTTGTTCCAGCTCTTTGATCTCTGACATCATCGTGATTGTTTCTGAATCAAGAATGTCAGTTATGTCTCTGGAAAGCCTGTAAAACATATCTGTCCTAAGCAGTAGTTCCCTATAGCTTAAGAGCAGTTCGGATGCGTCAATCCTGCCCAACAGTGAGACTTCCGGAAATCTAACATCACCCAAGGATAGGTCTGTCGTCACCTTTTTTATTAGGGCACCCACCTCTTTACGTTCCAGTGCAGCACGCCTCATCATCACGGACGCTTTAACCCTGGTTCGGTCGGGCAGTGTGTCTATAAAATCGTTCAAAAAGTCTCTCATACTATCTCCAAGAGTTTCCGTTGAGATCCTCTATCTTATATCCTACACCAGCTGGTATGTTACGATCAATGACTTCCATTATAAACCTGTCATCGTCATTGAATCGTGATTTCAACTCGGCCGGGAGCCTGATGAGAACAAACCCACCAGATTGATATGCTTCGCCAGCGGCATAGTTCACATCCCAGTAATTTCTAGGTATGACATGCTTACCGATAAGTTCTCCATCAGAAACATTCTCTGAAGCACCTCCGCCGCGATGGCGAGTGTCCAGCATTGTAAGATTCTCTATGTCCGCTGCACTGCTTATGTACACAACCCCTAGTCTTATAGCTAAAGGATTGTACATGGCAGAGTCCAATACCGAGAAAACACCCGGATCCGTCGTCCAACGTATGGTAGCAGTTTCGACCGACTCAGCGATAAGGCTGCCAGATTCTGTGTGTACGTACTCTGGCACAACGTAGATATAGATCGGCTTACCAATCAGCGATTCATCTCGCAATATATAGGGATTGAGGTTTATCTTGTTCCCAGCATACTGCTTGAAATCATAGACCATCCTAGAAGATGTGTAGCTGACCTTCACAAGATTTGCGTCTTCAGATGCTAATGAATCCTTAAGGTATATGGTACCATTTGATACATTGTAGTCGAGGATTTCTTCTCTACCCAAAGTAACCCAGGGGCTGTTCACTGTAGCTCTGGTGGAAACCGTAAAGATGGGTCTCAGTGGATCGGCCCAGGTATTTTGTTCAGTTGGTTCCCTGACCATGAGGATGGGTGCCTGACGAACTTGAATCACCCTGTCCGACAAGACATCCGGTATTTCGTCTTGGATATCCACATTCGGACGACCATAGAGTGATGACCATGCTCCATTAGCCGCCTCGGGTACTCCATAAAAAGCTCTAAGTGTAGTGCCTTCATAGGATTGCGACCAGTGTGTTGAGCTGACGGAGAATCTATCCTGTATGAATATGTTCTTGTCAAAAGATCCAACCCTGATTGGTATGGACCACAAGTCCATGGGCCCAAGACCAACAGGTAGTGGGTCTATACCGATTCTGGAATTGGATCGATAGCATATGCCGTAGACTGGCATTGCCCACAACCTGGGGATCAATGGTGCGTCGGATGAGTCCGGCAGATCCTTATTCTCTTCGACCTCATATGAAGTAACTACCGCAATGAAAACATTGCCGAATCCACGGTTAGCATAATCTTCGTAGGACAAGACCTGTTGGCCGCCACTTCCCGACGTTATGAATTCCTTAGACGAAGCGTCATAGAAGCCATATACAACGCTGGGATCGGTGCCCCTGCTGATCATTGTTATGAAGGCGCTTGTTTCACCTTGAGCGGTATTGATTCCTGTGGGTAATGCCGGAAATCCAAGGGGCTTACCCGCCGAATCGCAAAGAAGCTTGACTCCGTCCTCTTTCGAAACCCATCCCGACTCCGGAGCTGAATTCACAAATCCTGAAGCTGTTCTTGAATAGTATGTGAATCCACCATTAGGTGCAGGTAGTCGCTGTCCATATTGGATGTTTGTGGATGAACTATTCTTTTCGTAGTTCGTAGAAAAGACCATCTTGGCATTGGCGCCAGTGATATCAAACTCGGCGGTCACATTTGGGTTCGAGGATGTTATACCCGTGAATCGCACATTATTGAAGTGGATATGGTCCACGTTCGCACTCTGTATGGAGCCACTAGGCTGCAAGACATTTGAATCAAGCGCATTGATTGTTACCGTCTTGGACCCGTTAGCATTAACGGTCACAGTTCCGGTCTGAATAAAGGTGATATTCTCGACCTCTCGCTTACCTGGAGTGAATGTGGTTCCACCCGGTATGGTCTTTGTGTCTGTGATGGTCTTCTTTGTCTTGACATGAGCCCTTATATCTCTGACTCCAAAGATCCTAGCGGCACCGAAACCAGAAGACTGATCCTGTCCCATACCGACTATGATCTGACGTCCACTCTGTGCGCTGATTGGTATAGTCAATTCCTGACCGTCTTTAGGCCTGAAAGGAAGGTATGTATAACGACTGTTTCTAGAATCCCAATTTGTAAGGTCGATGATATTAGGAGATGTGTGCAGGGATCTAACCATGCAACTATTTGATGCCCCTTCCACATAAGGTATCACCGTCACCGCATGGATGTCATACGCAAGGGGGAATACAACTGTAAACATATCCCATATTGTTGACGGTCCATTTCTGACCCACGATTTCTTTACAAAGGATTTGGATGGGTCTCCATTGGAAATATTGAACATGTCTGAACGATCAAACGGCCAACCGAAGAATCTCTTATAGCCCGCTTGACCTTTTAGTTTGTTCGCGCCAATCAACTGACCAATTCTAATAATCTGAAAACCAATCATGCCCCATGTCTCGGCCCCCACGATGCCGTCCACGTACTTGGCATTTCTAGCTACTTGTAATGCTCTCACTGCCGCCGCAGTTCTAGAGCCGAACGAGCCATCCTCGGGCAGGAACGGTACATTGACAATCCCCCAGAAGATAAACTGATTTAGTGCAGCTTGGATAAACTGAACAACCTCTCCCCTTGCATTTTCACCCGTGCTGTATCTAGACGTCATGCCCCAGTAGGGCCAGCTATTGAGGCCGGAACCCCACGCTGTTGTGAAATAATTCTGCTCCTGCCAAGTAGTAATACCGTTGGGCCTTTGAGCCGTTCCCCACGGGATGGAAGATGGCATTGCACTATAGGTGCCATAGCCTGAATCAGCCCAGGTTATCTCTTCATCTCGCGTTATTGTTCTGGTACTCGTCGTGGTAACAGGCTCTGATACCTTTGTCGTACCTTTGTATGTTGTTGTCTTTGTGGCCGTACCAGTAGCGGTCCATGTAGTTGTCTGATTTACGAAAGCATCGGATTCATAAGTGTGAGTTATCTGAGTTTGAAGATCGTAATTTCTGCTCGGGTAAGACTTGTGCACATAGGTGCCCGCATCGAAATCGCCTTGGATCAATTCGGATCTCACAATATGGGCGCCGAGTTCAATGGGAACATTGAATACTGGACTGTAAGACTCGGTCCAGGCATGAGGTATCGTATTATCTGAAAGGGTTACAGGCGTGTTAACAGCTGCATTAGTTGTTTCTATCCTGTAAACACGAGTTGCATTATCAAGTCGAGTAAGTTGTGAATCGACAAGCTGCTCATCAATCATTTGTTTTAGATTTTTCGTGCCCAAGCGCCTCTGCCATACCGTATCGGTATCCCCAACAGGGTTCTTTGGAAGGAAGACAAAATCGTTGGTTCCTTTTTCGTAGTCAGTCAGCACTGATCCGTCGATAACCCAACTTGAAGCCCAATTGGAATTCACGGTCCATACCGAACTGTAATCTCCGGTAAGATCTACATTAATGTATTTGCCTTTAGTGGAGAACAAAGCCATGTTGTATAGCATCTTCGCAGCAGTGGCCGAATAAACAGAGTTAATATATGAATCGTAATCAGCCGTATTGATAACATTGTCTCTGCCATAGTTGGCGTACTTCAATTTGCCAGTATCCGGATCCACAAAGGCATTGACGGAGTATGTCAACCCTGAGGTGCATACATAAACCTTCCCCTTTCTGCTACCAGAATCTGCTATGGCTGTTTTCCCAACCAGAACAGGCTTGGTAGCTCCATTAGTGGTTGTTCCCGTCAAAATTTCATCATAGTCGCTTGGGTAGGATTCTATAGACTGAATGTATTCACCCAAAACTCCGTTTGAATACAAAGAAACTGATTCAAAATTATCGCTGGAACCATCAGTAATAGGCCAGCCACCAAGGCTCGTGAGTCCATCTATGATCTCATGTGTCGAGTCCTCGATGGAGATTGTCGTTCCCCTTAATGGGTATGAAGATGAGCCAGTAGTCTTGGTACCACCATTAACCGGATAGAAGGTGTTGGAGAAGGTAAAACCAAAGTTATTGAGGATTGATTGATTGTTCGTATCTATGAGCAGAGTGCCACCGACAACGTTCACGAAATGATCTATCTTCCCAAGTATCGGTGAGACATCAAATGTTGTATTGACAGGTGACAGTATCAGCATGTCGTATGTTGATAGATCTGCGGTATTAATGGTGCTTAAGTTGACTTCCCAGTACGCAGCAGTCTGCTTCTCGGTGGTGCTGGCAAAGGGGTTGACAAATCTAACGTTCGACTTGTTATAATTACTGTTCTCGAGATTGTGCAGAGCATAAGCGGCATAGCTGCTATCATTCTGATTCGTGACAATGACACCGACATTGACCTGCTCTAGGGTATCCTCATCAATCTTGTCGGCTCGCACTTTATAGTCCTGCACAAAATCGCAGGTAACTCTCCACCTGAAGAGTTGATAAAGCCTTGGATCAGGCACTGCCTTCTTAGGCACGTAGACCCTATAACCCTCAACATCTTTCTGGGACTGGCCGACAGCCTTGTTCTTCTTGTTGATCGGCTTAGTTGTATAGATCTTCTTGCGATGATTCGCTGGATCCACAACGTCGCTCTCTTCTGGAACATACGTAAAGTACGGTTGTGGGTTCAGTATCTCTGTGTAATCGACATTTTGATTACGGATCTCACCAGAAGTGTCAAGCTCTACCTTGTTGTACTTGAGGTACAAACTTTCATTGGCGTTGCTGTCTACGAATGCCCAAACCCTATAGATACCGGTGGACTGATCTATGACTGTGTCCACGACTGAGTTGTAGGCCGGTGATATCTTGATCTTATATTTCGGTTCACCTGCGTCGTCAACATAGTTTCTACCCTGTTGATCAACTACTTGCAAGGACTCCGATGAATAAGTATGGAGTTCTGTGCCCAAAGTAATCCCAACAAAATCGGCATGGAGATACCTGCTGATGTGGACAAACGGGAGTGTGTCATCATCTTCGTACTCACTACCTTCAACCAGCAGAAAGTCTTCGTCTTGGGTAAAGACATCAGCCACGCAGGGATATTCGTCATCTATCACTTGATTACCGAACTCATCCTCCAGTATGCCCAGTGAATTGGCATACATGAGCTGAGTCTTTTTTGGGGCATCGACCCTGTTTTCTTCTGTGGTGCGGGACGTATCCAGAATGACTATGTTATTGTCTGGCGTAAGCTCAGGCGATTTGACCCATGCAAGGTTAACGTCCCCATCGGGAACTCGCTTTCCCCTTCGGAAGGCTCGCTCATTGCCTGCTGTAGTTCTGTCTACGAAATTCTCCATTTACAATTCCTTGTAATCTGGGTGTTCATTGGCTTGGGCTGTTGTGTAATCATACTCATAGTAATCTGAGCCAAGCAGATTGAGCTGATACTGGGTGTACTTATCAATGGCGTACCACTTGGGTGGCTCCCATATCAGGTTACTCGATGGAGTGCTTCCATAGGTCGGAGTTGCCTCGTCATAGCTTACCGGGAAACTCAATGGCGTTGCGTAATCTGGTATATCCCACCACTCCAGATCCTGCACCGATGACTGTGGTAAACCAGAGTAAATCTCCACACCATAGATCACATCTGGATACTCCTGCCAGAAAACAACATCCCCCTGGTAATCCATGCCACCGTTATAGGTGCCCTCTACCCCAACGAACCAATATCCGGGATAAGCGGGCTCTTCGGCGGTGAATGGACCTATCACGAACTTGCCGTCACTATCAGTAGTAACCTCTCCAGCGAAAGAAGTACTTGTAGGAGTCGCAGGGTCTGAACTCCTGGCGAGGCCAAACATGTCGTATATATGGCGACCCTTGCGCCAATTGATCGTTTCGCCCGCCAATGGAGACCGGTCAGTATCTGTATACCTTCCGTACACATAGACTTGAGATAGCCCATCTGCGGGTATCCTATCGGATGTGACTGCTGCTACCAGCGTTGGCGTAGGAGTCTTTGATGGAACAATGGTGAATGTGAAGTCTCCGGTCAGACCATTTGTGATGGTCACAGTACCGGTGGTACCTGACGTACTGGAGGCAGACAGGACGGGTATGCTGAAGAAGCCATCTCGATCAGTGGTGATATCAACACTGGAAGGGGTCGCTCCACTGTAGTCGAAACTACCAAAATCGGTGCTCAAGGTGAAGTCTTGGTTGGGCTTTGGGTTACCATATATGTCATAGGTTCTGAGGCTCATCATGATGTAGTCATTTCCGTCGGCAACGATGGATGACGGAGAGAACCTTACTTCAACGCTATCAGAAAGGTCATACTCGTTATCAGATAGGAATATGAACCCCTCATCTATAACAGTATAGAATGGATGCAGAGGCAGTGAGATTGGAGTTGCGGGGTTGTACTTGTTCTTTTCGTACCAGATCTCATAATTTCCAAAGCCAGCTGAGGTGGGAGTCTTATCGAATGTCAGCTTAGTCCTCTGAGTTCCATCAGTATAGATGTAAGTGTTATCCGCTATAAATGAGTTGACCAGCTTATAGGTTACCTCATATTGATGATCGCGTTCTGTCACTTGGGACGTGGTCAAAATTTGCGTTGCAGTGGTAGTATCCGCGACCACAGTGCGACCAGTCGTGATATCCTGTACGGTCACATCATAAAGATTTTCGTAGCCCAGGTATAGCTTGTTGGTGCCAGATCCATACACGGTCTCCGTGTGAACCAAAGATATTCCCGGAGTGCTAGCGTTCCAGAATGATACGTGGCGCAGTTCGGTTCCATCGTCAGATTTGACAATGATGGGCGCTCCTTGCCTGGCCACAGTACCAAGTATGTGATCATCAGAATCCGGAGTAGCAGTTTCATTGCCCTCATTTGCGTATAGATATACTTCCCTATCATCCTCATAGTAATAGCCAGCGTGGACGGACGGATTCCATTCTTTGTCTGGTCCAGACTTGATTCTGACCTTAACCGGGAAAGCCGCATAAGAATACGTTCCCCCAGACTCCTGCTCAAGTATAGCGTTAGACGGATAGGAAGATGCTTCGCCTACAAGTCCTTCGTCTACAGCGGGCAGAACGGTGTTTGCATCAACCCATGCGCTTACCCTGGAATTGTTAGCAACCTCGACGCCAATCCATCTGACTATATAATCTGCACTGTTCGCGATACCGAAATTAGATCGAGTCAAAGAGATGTTTTCCAAAACCTGGTTGACATTGCCCAATGCGGGAGGATTACCATTTCTCCATGGACCATTTATATCCACTGTGCCGGATACGGCATTGGAGTATGTGGCTTCAAAGTCTGTCAATACTGTAACATCAGTTTGGTATGTGCTCGATGCTGTATAACTTGCAGCAGAGCTAAGCGTTATTGGATCAGAGGTGCCAAAATCGTTGCCGTCAATTGAGATTGATGCGGCCGGGACCGACGCAGCAGCGCCAGCTGCATCAACAGAGGATCCGACGTCCCCTATTAAATCAAATACTATTTCAGGTGAAGATATAATTGCTGACACTGTTGCATTGAATATCGAATCGACAGGCGGAAAAATGGTTACATCTTTGGTCGATGTAAGGGGATGATCGCCGTTTATGGTAAGATTTTCTACAAACTGATCTGATGTCCAGGTTGTGCTCGACGTAGGTGTTGACACTATGGACTGGAATACCAAGTCGGATATGATCGGGGTTGCCGAACCAATTCCGTTAGCGGCAAGAACCGTATCTCCATATTGCCACATTGATGCTCTATTGTATACGTTTGTATCGAGAACTATATCGCCCGAGTCAATCGCCGCTAGATCGTCGGTGATGTCAACCGACTTCTCGTCTGAATACGGTGCTTCAGGAACATTCAGGCTCAAAAATGCCTCTGCAGTGAAAAGGTCGTAGGCATACTCTAGCACGCCTTCGTTCGCTCCGAAGTAGGCTCCTACACCTCGAATCTCATCGGTAGTGGGTATTGTGTCTCCGCCGCCGAAACCATGTATCGTGACCCCATCGATTTCCGATCCCGTTACAGCTGCACCCACAACGATGCTGGTATGCGAAGCTGGAACCGTAGTGAACCCTACGCCGCTATCAGTTTCCACAACGCCATCCAGAGATACCGTCAGATCGGCGCTGCTGTCATCGACAATAATGAACGCCACATGAACCTCGCCATCCGTGATGGCATCAGCATGTGTGTTCGTAGCGTTGGAACCGCCATCCCTCGCAAATGCGAAAAGCCCATCCGATGCATTGATCCCGAGCACCCATCCATCATCCCACAGTGGGGCACCACCATTATAAGTTGTATTACCTATTAGTACCGAATCTTCTGACAAGGTGGTGGCAGTATCATATGTGAATGCTACCCATGCATGGTAAGCATTGCCGGATGTTATCGCACCATCATGCCCAGTGACGCCCATTCTCATGGTGCCGTCAGTCACCAGGGAAGACGCCCCCACCGGTACACTATTGGGTCCAGAGTCTTCAGAGAACCAAGCCCTTACTGTATTGCCTGTCGGAGCATTGATAAACGCAGGTGTGCTTCCGGCAGAGAATTCACCGGGTACCAGTTCTATATTGGTTAGATCTTCGAAGGCCAACTGGAATGGGGTTGCCTCGCTACCCGAGTATTCATTACCGGCAAGATCATACCAAGTCAGCTCTTCCCTTGAAAGGCCATCATCTTCAAAGAAGCTACGAGTTACAAAGCTTGTATCAGTGAGGGAGAACTTCGAAGAGTTACTGGCAACACTTACCTGGAAATTGGTGTGATACGTTTCGGATGCTGTAGTCACTCGCAAACAGAAGTTCTCTGTCTGTGTTGGGTTGGTGTATTCGTCGTAGGTTCCTGTGCCATAAATAGCAAGTTCTACGTCTACTCCAGGATAACCAGTTACCGTGGACTTCTGATGACCACGTGCTTTAAAGTTGAGACTAAACTCTTGCGGGCCGGTATATTCGTCTGGACGGTAGACATAAAGATCATCGCCATCGCCAACGCCTGCGTGTTCCAGACCAAGACTTTCTGCAGAAGCTGCATCGAAGCCGTATGGCAGGTTAGAGTAACCCTCAGCTTCTTCTCCACCAACATCCCATAGCGCCTGACCCCACTTGAAGTGACCCCACGTAGTGGGATATTCGTCTGACATCCACTGGACAAGTGACCTTAGCTTCTCGGTTGGAATGTTATCGAAACCCATATAGGGTGATGCACCATCTACGAGATTGCGTAGCTCCTCGAGATCATATATCTCTGGAGTAGCGCCAAGATAATTGGAGTCTGGGGATGCCCCGAAAGACTGCCAGGTATCTAGTTCTCGCCTTAGCGCTAGCTTGAATGCCTCTCTGCCCGCACCGGGCTTGTTGATGTAAACATCGAGTATTCTTGATTTGAAAGACTCATTACTTTCTTCGGGAAGCCTGTAAAGGTCAACCCTCAGACCGAATTCATCGAACCAGTTCCAGATTTGTCTAGTGGCAGGCGTGAACACCGATGGTGTTGCAGCGGTCGTGTCATAAACACTGGATCCATTGATTTCTATAGTGGTGTAATTTTTGCGCAGATAGAGGGCCTGTTCTGTTGGTGTCCAGAAATAGCCGTCTTCAGTATCATCGAGTTCGTAGAAATCATCAAGATCATAACAGTTAGATAATGTGACACCATCACCAACGACACTCCATACCTTATCGATACCTGGCATCTGAACGACGTATACCAGGGAGACCATCCCGGTATCTGCTGTCGTAATGAACTGATCCACCCTCAGATCATCAACATCTTCATCCATTTCCTCTAGCCATTCACCGGCCATGGAATTGATGAATAGCCCACCCAAAGTGCTCGGTGTGGCAGAGTTAGGTGTAGCTAGAAGGGCCGAATCCGTATATAGCTCTGTCCAAGAAGGGAACTTTTCCAGTATCTTCCTGGACCTCTCATAAAGAGGTGCAATATTGGGACGTGCAATGTCAACACGAATCAGAAGATCGAAAGTCATGTCGGACTTATCGCTATCATCAGTGAATTCTAACTTGAAATAAGCGTACTGATTAGAATCGTATACGCCTATGTTCCTGGATAGATTAAGATTTTCTGTCCACTGATAAGGGGTTGCGGCATCGGCTTCAGTAGCTGTGTACACAGAGAATCCATAATCAATATTGGACTCCATACCGGCAACGACTATGTTCTCTAGCTCATATGACCGAATATCAATTCGACCAGACTTATCTATATACCTGCCATTGGAAACCCTGCCAGTCTCCGATTCGTTGGTGCTGTAATTGTAATTCAGACCAACCCATGTCCTATTACCTAAAACATCAGGACCATATGCCGACTTAAGTGTTGAGTAGTTAGTATACGAAGCGTTCTCGTACAGGTCATACACAGGGCTAACCCAGACGTCACCATCTTGAACAAAATCGGATTCAGTTAGTCTAAGATAATAACGTTTCACTTTACCCTCTAGATGTTAGATACGTACTCTCTACCCTGGAAGATTGCACGACCTTCAAAGATTCTGATTATGTCCAGCTGAGGATTTGGGTCTTCATCGTTATAGTACACGACGCCGATAGCCTGTTGCCAGTCCTCATAGTTTCTTATGGGTCTACCAGTGACACCCAACGAGGAATGTACCGATGGTACCGCACCATCTATTCTGGACAAGCATCCGAGAATAGCAGCAAACGGCATGAATAGACCTTTCCGTTTATGTATTGTGCGGTAGGCCACCTCGATGTGGTGATTGTGACCAGTGATCGTTGATACTTTTTCGTCTTCCACAACGGTAGGTGCTATACGGGTTTTACGACCAGTTCTTTTACCATGAATACATTTCAGGTGATCGTTTATATAGTACTCGCCAGCTGGGTAACCTTCAACGTATTTAATGTCCATATCCTCAAATCGAAGCAGGAAGGGGATAGACATCACCGGTGGCTCATGCATCTCGGAGTTGGCCCGCTTTATACCCCAGGCAGCCATAGCATTGATCTTGAGATATTCCGTTAATCGCTTGTCATGATTGCCTTGAATCACCACAATCTCAGATTTAGGAGCCGATGCTCGTTGTTCAGCAAGAAATGACGAACCTCGATCTATTGCGGGCTGCGTCGTGTGAGCAAAGAATGGCTCCTGAGCAAAACGCCCATACTGTGGGAGATCAAGATAATCACCCAGGTTTACTACCTGATCGGGCTGAAGCTCTTGTATCACCTGCAACGCCACATTCATGGCGTGTTCGTCGTGGAAAGAATCGAATTCTTTGGTCTCTGGATCGAACCTATAACCGATCTGGGGATCGGGCAAGATTACTGCAATTTTGGTATCTCGCTTGCTCTTCTTGATTTGGACAGGATGAATCTCTACTGGAGGTGCCTGTCTTATATGGTCCCACTGTGGCTCTACCGCTGGTTGAACCGCAACCCTAGTGGTGTAGTTCGTAGTCGTCTCAGGAGGCTCGTCAGGGCCCTTGTCCTTAACGCTGACGTACTTGGTGAGAGATACTCTCCCAACCTCTCCTACGTCCTTCAGGAGCTTCTCAAGGCTCTCTACGCTCTCTGTGACTGGGCCATCATGAAGCGTAGAAGGAAATGCCTTGTCTTTGAAGAGCTCCATGCGATGACGTCTATTCTTTACTGCTTTAGTAGAGATGCCTGTTGCTGCTGCCATCTCACTATCTGTCATGTCCTGATAGTTTGCGGTAATGAAGTCGTTTATGTTCTGCACGTATTTAACCTTTAGTTGGATGTCGTTACAGTAATTCCAGCAGGAACTATTTGTTGATCTATGTCAGGGGTATAATTTTTACGCACTAGTTCTGTCCCGTTTGCGGCATAAGTTGTAACTTGCACATCCAGAATCTCCGTCGATGCTGCGAATATTAGAGATGTCATTCGGTTATAGACTACTGTATCACCTGGGAGCAGATTATTCAAATATCTTTGGATAATACTTTTTACTCTTGATCGTATTCTTTCTCTTGTCGGCTGGGTAGTGTTTCCCGAAATGGTGAGGTTTACGGAGACATCGAACGGCAGTGATTCGGGTAGCGCCAAGAACATTGTTGATCCTGCGGGTGCAACGGCCTTTACCTCGTTCATGATTCTACGCACGAGTATACTGCCATTGCTTATGTTTTCTGGCACTATTAGAAGTTTGAAGGACCCTAAACCATAAGGGTTCTGAATGACCCTTGCATCACGAACCCCCTCGTAAGACAGGGCCTTGAAGCGAATAGCCTCAGGAGTTCCCGCAGAAGTGACCCTGATACCCTTTGTGATTCGAAGCCTATAGTCATCATCCAATTCATATCCGATCTGCGAAGGGATTGCTTTTGCGTTGTTGCAAAGAAGTGAGACCCCAGCTGGTGCCACAAAATTGTGGACAGTTAGAGTTCCAGCGCCAGCTGTAAAGACCGAGTCTGTGAATTTGGGCCTGATCCCCACATACGCATACGTCTGACCTGCTGGAATTGTCGTAGCTTCGGTTGTCTGGTATGTGAACTGCCGACCAATAAAATCATCTGTGGCGGTATAGACGATCGTTCCTTGTGGTATAACAATATCTGATATATATGGTGAGTCTATATAGAAGTAGAAAGATCCGACCGTAGCGGTGATGGCCGTGACATTCGACAGTTCTCTACGCCTGACATTATACAGGGCACCTATTTTATCTAAGGCTCTACCATTCGCGGTAGTAAGTACGCTCTGGGCAATGTTGAAATCCATAGCATCGAAGAGATCACCGATCTCGGTTGTCACACTCTCTATGAGGGCTCGCATAATTGAGCCGGGCCCAGTTGCTGTGAGGTTCGAGTTTTTGGAAACCTTTTCCAATGCTTCCCTTAGGATTTCTGAACGTTGCTTTTTCAAATAAAGTGCCATTATTAGCTTACTCCAAGATCTTGTTCTACAGAAAGAATAAGAGAATTCTTGTTCTCTATCATAGTATAAATGTCGAATCTAATAGTTTGACTTCCGACAGGTACTGCCTTTATCGACATAGGCCTACCCCTGAGTCTGCCGTCTCTTCTCAGTGCTTCAAGTATGATCTGCTCACCAAACTGACCAGTTTTTGCTGTCTGCGGTAACCCGATCAGCTGGTCAAGCTGTGCACCCAGGTTTGGGTAGATTACAAAATCTCCCAATTCTGTCATAACACGCATATAAATCTGCTGAGCTACATCTCTGGAAGCGGTCTGTGTTATGGCAATGTCTCCGTTAACGGATATCTTGATATCGCCATCTTCAGAAAAATATAAATCAGCCATCAGTCATCCTCGAAATAGTCGTTCAAATCCCTGAAAACATTTGGTCTAGTCCCCTGCTCAAATGGTAGTAATGCTGGCTCCGAGTATTCGGTGGCTTGGCTGTTGAATGACATTCCATTCCATCTCATACCATCTTCATCATTAGTAATAAACTTGATTGAGTCCCCCATAAGGGTAATGCTTCTTGAGTCCGGGTTGAGAATTATACCAGTTCCGTTTCCAGCATAGATTTCGACCTCCCCATTGACAGATAGTTTTATGTAGGCGTCGGTGTGTGGATTTGTGACACCCGTATCGCTCATCCCATATCTGTCTTGTTGAGATATCTTGGACGCCAGCTCTGATCTTCTAAAGTCTGATTCTTTTGACATCAAATCACATCGTTAAGTATTTTGGTAGATCGCTGACAGCTACATTCATTCGGTGCTGGTCATACTTCTTATAGTCATGGTTATAGAAGTGGGTTATCATCGGCTGCGACTCTCGTCCACCCTTGAAAACCACATAGCAGCCTCGACCAACCTCAGGTGCCACAAGCTGTATGCCATTATAGGTCGGACATGGTACCTTTTTCAGTATGTCCGTAATGTTATCTGAGTCCTGACCAGAAAGGGCCACAGTTGCAGTGTTGGCAAAGGGGTCATATGACAGGATCATCCCATGCCTATCGTTGACCTTCTTCTGTTCCGATCTTGTGATCTTTTCTTGTATATTTTTATCAAATCTCTCGTTATGTTGTCTCATTTTTATCTAACCAAATGACCACGATATTCCCAATGCCATTCTTCAGGCACAGTGCCACCCTCTGAGCGTGGCTTGGCCCAACCTGGATGAACGAAACCGTATTTGTAGGCATTTTCTTTCATCCAGTCTAGACCTGTCTGTCCCTTGTCATTTCTCTGATTCCTTCTCCAGCCTCTAGCCAGATCTATCGCTATGCCCCACCCATGCTTGGAAAAACCCGGAGTGGCTGCCTGCTCAGGGTGGCCTGCTTGTGTTTTCTCAGCTTTCATTGTCACTTGTCTTTCATAGCTTCGATATGCCGAAGAGACAATCGGATCCACGAAACCGGTTCTCATAGAGTCCTGCCGCATAGCGTTAAAAGCCCCTGCAGCTTGACTCCAAAGCAAGAAGTGTCCCGCCTGACCTTCCAATCCAACTAGAATCGATATTGGTATTCTTCCATTTCCAAACTCTAAAAACCCCGGAGGCGCAAAACCATCACCGGAAATGTCCTCGTAGAACTCAACATCTGTCGGAGCGATTGTTGAAAAAGTCAAGTTCACAGCAGACTCCAAAGCTGCCGTCATATTGGCACCTCTCGCGGAAACGTTACCCGGTAGGAGTGACTGCCTTCCTCCACTCACAACGTTCAATATATCTCCGCCACCCTCTTTGTCAATAAAGCGCCCAAAAGAGTCTGTTAAAGCCTTATCTTGTGCATCGAATGCAAACTCTGCGGGCTTATATAGGGCGGCACCCTGCATAATATCAGAAAGCGTATAAACAGTAAGGAATTGAGTTCCATCACTTTCTGCTCTGGTGGTCTTCAGGCGCCCTTCAGAAATGTTGTTTCGTATATTGTTGCCTGCAGCACGGGCTCGATTATTACGGGTGAGCAGATCTTGATCGTTAAAAACAAAATGTGACATAGCTTAGCCCTCGAACTCGTCTTCGTAGTTTTTGATACCGATGCCAATTCCCTTAAGGTAAACGTTAGCGAGCCCCTTGGTAACAAGATCCCAGTTCAAGGTATATGGCCTGCCATCGGGATGATAGGAGTCCCACGGGTTAATTGGCCACTCTCTCGCCAGATCATATAGTACCCTTGGTCTATCTTCAATGTTAGTTCCTATGGGAACGGTATGGAATATAGTACCAAGAACACGTTCATATGTATCACGTGTGGATGAAGCGTCTATTCGAACTGCGAAAATTGGATCAACCCCCAATTCCTGTGGTTCTGTCACCAATTTGAGATTAACATATTCTGCGGCTGCTGTACCGAGTGATATTTCGTTAAACTTATAATCATCATCGTTGAACTTGTACTTGATTTCCTGGGTATCGATACCACTAAACCGTAATCTAAGGTGGTCTTCGGTGCTTAGGCTCTGGATATCACTGGAAAGTTCTCGAGTGAAATCGAAATCTTCATGTACATAATCAAACGCAATGGTATCACCATCGATCACTTCTCTGACCCTTATCATCATAACACTGGGCTTACCGACAGTGATGGGATCTGGACCGAATCCAGACAGCTTTAGAACATTTCTGTTGGTCTGATTGACCCACCAGGATACATCCCTAATCGTGCGATGCGTGTCAACCTCATTCCAGCCTAGTGCGCCCAAAAGGTCATCAGAAGTTATCCTGACATGTTCATCAACAATAATTCTATGAGGTATGTTTAAGATCCCTGGCAACACGTCCCGACTATACCATTGGCCTACAGCAACACCTTGGTTGTAGGATAGACCGGCATCCATTGGTTGACCATCTTTATTTAGATACTGAATATAACATCCGTGCTGGTCATTCAGGTTCTCTGCCACCCAATCTAATGCCTTTTGAACCATCCCCACTCCAGGAATGAGGTTCGTGACCAAATCAGTAAAGGAGGTTGGATCTCCGAGGGCCTCTCTGAGATCGTTTTGGCCATAGTTTACTTTCTCTTCTGTTGGACCATTTGATGAAACGGGCCATGTCATCAATCCCATATTCTTGTGATTATTCAGATCCCTCAAAAGAGCAGCATTGCCGTTCGTGTACTGTCGCGAACCATGAGCCTGTTCCAGAACCGATCTATGCAGTGCATCCACCGTGACGTCCCCCACCTTAATGGGTGAAGATGAATCGGCGACTATGTTGTACTTAGCCCTGAGAGTGTCTCTGATATCTTTCATTCCAAAAAGCCCGCCAATGTATGACAGCATAGACCACCGTGCGGGGTCATTGACGGTCACCAGAGCGTTAGGCGTAATCGAGCTGACGAATCCCTGATCCGGCGTAAAGTGATGCACGATTTGTTCGACTTCACACATGCCATAAATCCGCGAATATACGTCTCCTATGTAAATCAGGTCATGTGGACGGATATCTGGATCACCGATGATGAGGATCTCTCCTTGATAAATATCCTTAAGGCCTTCACGTAGCCTCGAGAGAGCGATTCTCTTGGAGACGGTCTCATCACTAGCGCCAGTAGAATTCTTTACGGTACCCCTTAATGTCTGCATGGGGTGGAGTATTGGGTGAAGGAAGCTGAATATACCAGAACCTCTGGCGTTATCCCAGAAAAGGCCCGTCTCAGTAACGCCCTCTTTTTGGCGCTCGGGAGGCGCTCCCTTATCGAAGTATACCGTCACAGGATACTTACCGTCAGATGTTGCAGTCATGACCGTATTAACGTCATTCAGGTTCTCAGATATGTTGTTAGATAGGATATGCTGGAAAGAACTGAGATAATGAAGCCTTTGAAATGGCTCCCGAATTTCCACAACAGGTTCGTTGTATTCCCGTGTGAATGGGTTATCAGCCATTTTCAGTATCGAGTCACCGTATCGATCACTGTAATAGATACTATCATTATAGGTGCGATTTAGAACATTCGCCTGCATTTGCATCTGTGCAACATTTGTGAGGTTCATCCCCATCATGGCCATCTGTTGCCTATAGGTTGTGATTACAGCGGAAAACAGATCTCCAACTGCAGCTATGACGCTTCCGACATTCCTATCCCACCAGTTGCGTATGTCGCTAACGGTGTCATCCCAAGCGTCTGTGGAATCACTTCCTGGGCTCCGATTTTGGTTTATTAACTCATCCATGATTGTTTTCGGTTCAGAGTCTTCCTGTCTGTCTGCCAAGCCTGAAATGTAGGTGTCTCGATCCCCTTCATTCTCCGGTGCAACGAAATGTATCCAAACCGGCAAAAGGTTTCCTATTGAGAACTCTTCGTCCGGTTCACTACCAGTTACGTAGTCCCATCCAGATTCAATCCAACGACCAGTGGCCTTAGTGCCATCTACAACCCCAAGCGCAATTTCATCGAGTGGGCCCGCAAGCGTACCCCAGAACCCATCATCAAGATCGTAGTCTATTCGGTCAGTGAAGAAGTCTGAACCTGCGTCATACCAGTTATTATTCCTATCAACAACCACAGTGACCCACGCACGCCTAAAGGGGTCAGCCCACATAAATTGCAGGAATTGTGCAACCGCCTTTTGGAAGGCCGGAAAGTCTTCAAGATCTGAGTCTCTTGTTGCGTTCCATACAACAAAAGCTGCTTCGTTTTCTTCGTGAAGCAGATATGCCTGTCGTATTTGACCATTCGTGGAGAATCTTGTTCTGAGCTGATTCCATATTGAAATTGCGCGATCGCTATAAATCGTGGCCCCACCAATTGAATCAACTTCACGATCCCAACTTTCGTACATCAATGCTTGGGTACGATATGACAACATGTTGCCAGTAGAATCATCCCAGTGCTCGATAGCGCGTGTGCCAAAAATACGATCTTCATCGAGCGCTGGATGTATATCTTCAAAAGCCCAACCGTAGAGGTTGATGAATGTGCCCATATCATCAGGAAAGTTATCATAAGCGAATTGCTCTAGATCCTGGATGAGCACCTTACGCCCGCCTCTTTGATCATAAAGCGCACCCGATTCATTCAAGAATGCTATACGTTCTGAGTTTTTTTCGAACAGTTCACTTATAGCTTCATAAGCTTCCGAATGAGAATAATCTATTTCTATAATTAACGTATCGCTGGCGGCAATCTGTTCCGGTGACAAATCGCTAATACTTCGATTTCCGACGTATCCGTTCGTGACAGTGGTAGCCGTTGCATAACCACCCACCGGCCCCGGCTTGGTATTGTCGTCTACCCAACCAATATATAGATTAGACAATTTTTCATGTCTCATTCTGAAATTATTATTTACAAGTTCGCCACCCAGGTAAAACATGGCTTCGGGTGATAGACCCATATCCTTACCTGTTGTTACATTCGGACCATATTCGCCGGGAACACAAATACACATCCTGCCATTGTCTTCATTGAAGACCATCAATCTTTTGTGTCTGAACATATCTTGGGTCTGCCCTTCAACCTTTATGCCTCCACTATCGGATGAGTATGGCCACCTCATATTGCAATAGTAGACTTCCTCTTCGGGATCCAAGATACCAAAGGCTCCTGGTTCACCCGGCGTTTGTCCAACCTCCCCCTTGAGTACGGAGTAATCAAAGAAGAAGTTCTTTCCTTCGGCTTCGGCAGCGGTTTCTGCATCCTCTCTACTTTGGTATATCCCGGCATAACCTCCCCTTGGGCCATCCTTTCTATCCATGTAAAACGGATACCTATAATACGTCGGCAGTTCTGGAATACCACCGATCGAACCTATCTGTTGAAAATAAGTATGACGCAAATGGTTGTCGGCAAGGGAGGGCTCACCATCATGTGTCGGCAGGTGCATCTCAATTCCGGCTATCACCTTACGCTTGCCAAGCGGTATCTTGCCGCCAGCAGAGTTCTCTAATGGTAGTGATTTAATATCTCCACCGGCCCAAGCAGTTGGTATTGAAGTGCTATACGGATCAGAGTAGTTACCCAAACCGGCAAGGAACTCGTCAGTTGCAGATGCGTCTGATCGTCTATTGGCCACCTGAGAAAATAGCTCTAGTATTTTGCGCTGTTCCTCATTGGGCTCGTCGAACTTAAGGGCATTGTCAACCGGAACACCGGAGGTCAATGGGACTACACCAGAAGTATAGAGCCAATGGGGTTTACCATAAAACACCGTTGATCTATCTTCAAATGGTCTGACAGAAACAATGTAATTGGGAAGCATGTCAGCACAAATCTGGAACATGTCCCATACGGTTCTCATGAAAGTCTGGGCCCGGAATGACACCTCATCAAACCCTGCCAGATCATCATCCTGAACAGTCTGGCTAATGCCCAAGAACTGGTAAATAGGATTTTGACTACGAGAACTGATGCCATGTGCCACTAGACCGAGTGCCCCTACCCCTAGACCTAGCGCTGGGTTCACTAGGCCAGCCAAGACCATCCCTGTACCTATTACTGCAGCTGGATTCCCAGAATTGGTTTCAACATCAGTTGTTGGTATCTGGAACGCTTTACCACCCCTAGCGGCCAAAAGATCCTCAAGCCTGGCTGCCTGCGTTGAGCCAAGCAACTCTACCAACTCATCTTCCGTAAACTCGCCCTCCAAAAGCCTATCTCCATCTCTGATAGACTCGTTCAGTGCGTTGTTGAGATACTGGTTCACCTGTTGCCTACTAAATGCTTCAGCGTTGATCTCTGTCGAAAGACCAGCGGGGGCATAGTTTTGCCAATAGATATCCGCGTCGAGGGTATCAACACCCGCGAATTGCATTACCCCTGTGCCATTTCCTGGGTAAATATTACGTTTGAATATTTCAAAATCTCGTTCTTTGAAGCTATTCACCCACAGACTGGTCATCAAATCGAGGACACCATTACGCTGGAAGAAGGTACCAAGCCCTGGGGTGAACGTATTGCCAGCGGTAACGGCCAACGCGTCAACGATTCCGGGTGCCTGATGCCCACCGGCCAAGGAGTTTACCCCATTAGTGATATCAGCAACCTGACCCTGTCCTAGAAATTCTTGCATTGCGGAAATGTTCGTACCCGGTGCAAAAGCAGAAGAAGCTGATTCAACTCTTGCCTGTCTGGCTTTTTCTTCCATCTCGGTCATCGGTTCATAGAGTATCATACCAAAGTGCTTGATACCGAATTTACTCTCAGAGAAAATGGTACCCCTGGTACCCCTGCTGATTGCTTCCTTCCCCACCGATGTACCCATAGTCAGAAGTCTCACAATGAGATCTCGTGGTTCCGACAACCAAAAACCTGTATTGAGTGAACCATCAATCTTGCCGCTGTGCCCATCTTTGTCTGCCGTGTTTACGTAAGGGCTCAGCTCCACCGCGTCAGACTGGGCAACCACGGTTACGATATCACCCTGTTGAACTTCGGTAATGACACCATTGAAAACTGTTTCTAGAGAATTTGGATTCGCACCATAGCCAGCACGGAGATGCAGTCTCACGCCCGGACGGAGTCTGATATGTTCTAATTCCTGCACATAGGCTGGAGGCTGCTCGGCGGTATGGCGCAGAGCGTTGGTGTATTGATTGCGTATATTATCAATTGCATTCGTTGTGGAATTGCTCCCATCTGGCGCTGTCTGATCCGGGTCGTAGAATAGGAAATCCTGCTCATCGGTTGTTAACTTGCTGAACATATTGGAAAGATTCAGAATAAGGGTGTCCGCAAGAATGTCTTCGGATCGAACCAATGAGAAATCAATGACAGATTGTAGACCATAGAAATTGTCAAAGAGCTTTACGCCAGCAAAGTTTCCGCCCTCATCAATAAGCCACAGCATATATGTTGGGAAAGCTCTGATCATACGTCCGGATATGTCGCGATATTGGGCATCGAACATCATCTTTTCAAACTGGGAGCTTGGATTGAATCCCGCCTTGCTATCCAATCCAAGGGTGTTGAGAGTATCTGAATCGTAATAGGCGCCGCTGTAGTTGGCGTACGGTGTGAGAAGTGGGTTGCCCGATTGGGTTAGAGTCCTTTCTCCAAGGTCCTCCTCAAGAATTCCACCTGGTGCATGGTCTCTGATGTCTCCAGTTTCGGTATCTACAACCATTAGTTCGAGGCTATCTCCGGTCACCCCAATCATGGGCTGGAGGTTCTCTTCGTCCATAAAGTCACCCAGAGAATGGTCGACCCGAAGGCTCCAGTATGGTGAGTCCTCACTGAATGCTCGTTCACCAGAAGAATCCTCATCAACCGCAGTCGTCGGAGGTTCACCATGCTCTCCGTACCCGCCTGCCAACTGTGAGGTGGGCACCGTACCGCTGGCTGCAGGCTCACCATCATCAACACGGTTTGATTCAGACTTCTTCCAGTGTGTCAGATCGTCATCAATTGTTTGAAAGGAGCGGAAATAGAAATCTGGATCCAGATGACCAACAGTCTCTCCATTGCTATCTTTCACCGAAAGGGGAAAGTCGGGGTAGGCGTTGAACACGCCCCACATCTGCTTGATCCTCAAGAACGGATTGCGCTTTCCGAATGCATCAATGAGCCGTTGCTGCTGAGAGCTATCTAGTTGCTCCCTTTTTTGTTGAAATATATCAAAATCAACAAGAGACATACTCACGCTATAAACGTGAGGATAGCCCGGTATGGTATCGACTTCAAAGTTCAAAGGTAGCACGTATTTAACGCCACATAGCGCTGTAACGACGTTCTTGATTCCAAGAAATCCCAGCACACCGTGGGCGTGTTCCAGCCTCGCTAGACCGTTGATGTGATCAAAGACACGCCGAAATGAGACAAGCTCTTCTTCACCGATGATTGTCATGGATACATTGACCACCGTATCCTTACCACCGATGTGCTGATGTACTGGTTCGTCCTGCATTTGAAGCTGTAGTCGAGCAATGTTATTTGACATCGTAACAGACACGCCGTTAACGATAACCTTGCTCCAATCAACCTGCATCTGTTCCATCGGCACTTGCCATTCTTTGATGATGTCACCGGTGCTAGTTACCTCGGCTCCGTTTAGGAGTGATTGGATATACGGAGTATCCCTAAACCCAAAGAAAACAAGAGCATACCACTCTCGTTGCAGTCGCTCTCTTAGCTCGTCTTCATAATTCTGTTCAATTGAGCCCTTCTTCCTTCTTTCTATTTCGATGTACTCTTCCACATACTGGTCAAAAAGGGCTTTGCTGGCCTGATCGGCTGTTGCGGACTGTACCCGATCTAGCCACTCAATCATCTTCTGAAGGTCTGTCATGGGGCTGGATTCGCGAATGTACCTAGCGTAGTTGGCGACACCTTCGTATTCAAAGTCCGTATTAAGCGGATCGATGACATCGAATCCCAGGCCGGTCATCAACTCTTCCCACATATCTTTTTGGTTCAGGTCTGTATAATTATCTTCTGTTGGGGTCCTGAAGTCTGCGATGTCTGGAGCGAAAACGTCTGAAATCGTATTCCGAGGGAAGTACAATTGAAAATGTCGTCCGTCATTAAATTCTTGAAGCTTGCTATAGGTGTTCTTGTATTTGAACTCTTCCGATTTACCAAGATCAAGAACATAGCTGCCACCATCATCGGTGAACACTTCTGTTCCAAAGGACTTGGCTGCGCCAACTTCCATGGGGTTCAAGTACTTTTTGTAACTAGCATCCAAGAAGCCCCTGCCAACAGTTGTAGAGATGTGCTCAGCAGCTCTGCCCATATATTGACGATATCGGCCCCAATGTATTGCCTCATTGAAGTCCCTTATCATTGGCAGGTATGCTTTGTGATTGAACTTCAAAAGCGTGAGGTTCACAGCTAAGACGAAGGGGAAGCCCTCAAGGGTCTGGATCGACATTGACTGAAGGGTTGCGCCAGTCATATTGAATGTGCTATTGAGATATTGATTCTTGAGCGGAAGGAATGGCGAATATTTGAATGCAGCTACAAGTCCCCTCAATGAAGAGAGGAACCTGTCCACCTTCTCTTCTGAGTCGTTATCGAAATCTATATCAAGTTCTCCCTCGCCCTCGAAACCCCATATCGATTCGTGATTAGGAAAATAGAGAGTGACGTTGACAACGGTTTCCGAATGACCGGTATTGAACTTTGGGGTATTCCTTTGACGTATTGCCCCACCGGACACGTTGGTAACTTTGAATCTGGAGTTAACAGATATATTTAGTGGAGGAATGGCAAAACGCGACGCCCCCAAAGCAAGCTCCCAAGGAAGAGAAGTCGCAGGCTCCACATTCTCGCGTTCGGTACCCTCAAGGGCTTCGTTTATCAGGTTCTGACTAACGTCCTCACCGATCTTAACCGTAAACGCAGTTTCGCCTTCCCTGTTGAATGCTCGGGCCAACTGTTCCTCCATGCTGGCGTTGCCCGAAGCAAGGGCCTGTTCAACAAGGGGCAGTTGTTCACTACGCCACGTATCATATTTGGCCACCAGTGCAGCCAATCCAGGCCATACCATGCTGGCTAATTGATATAATGCTGGCTCCTGGACCCTCACCACACCCAAAAGCTGAATCGCTGCGGCTACATCTGCAGGAAGATTATCATAGTTAAAATTATCTAAACCGAATACAATGAGTTCCCAGTTATTGACAAGATAGCCAAACTTTAATTCTAACTCAGCACGGAGTTCGTCGACCCTTGTTTCGCTTATCCGGCCTGTGCCTATCCCCACGTAGCCCAGGTCCTCTTCGGAGACGTTCAGCAGATCCCAATTGGGGGTGAATTGCCATTCAACAGTGCCTCCGACTATATCGGGTGGCAACCTATTGATGACAATGTCTCGAAGGTCGTCAGCTGACATTTCCGATTCTGTCATGTCCTATTCTCCCTCTTTCATCATATGTTGTTCAGCTCCATACGCTTCTTCAGTAGGAGTGAAGCACCCGTTGGCCTGAAGCCGATTGTGGACATCGCATGCGGATTGCTTTTCTTGATGGGAATAAACGCAGGTGAATCGCCGCCCCTGACATCTGTGCGCTTGTTCGCCGTCCTGGCACTTTGGGCACTCTTGGCCAAATAGCCTCCACCCTTGGTAGCGAGATACGCTCTAGGCGTGTTTTCATACCCGGCACTTGAGCCCCGCCTCCCCTTAACTGCGACAGTCCTCTTTGAGCCCGTGGACACAACGGCAGCAGCCCTGTCTTGCGACGGCGTGGTCTTGCTGCCTTGATTTCTGCGACGGTTAGTTTTAGCTTGCATATCACCTAGTAATTGTTGCTTATGGCTCTATCATAATCCGAAAATGATGATTGCGCTGTACTTATTGTACCAAACGCAGACGTTCCTGCCAAGGCCCCCGCTCTGGAAGCGAACTCATAAGGGTCATGGTTCCCTCTGGCGTTTATACTATATGTAGTACCGCCTCCTGGCGCAAAGTTATAGCTTGATATGCCAGATCCGCCACTGCCTGACATCCCAGACTCATAAGCTGACCCGCCAGGAAGGAACGCTGGACCAGCCATATCGTCCGCTGTCCTTTCTTTACTGCCCTGATATATAACTGAGGCAGCCGCAACAGCAGCTGTTGCTAAGGTCGCGTTACGTACGCTTCCCATGTCCCATAGCTTACGCAGGCCCTCGCCAAGGCTGATTCCCTCTGGCGCACGGATTCCTGATATTATCGAAGATACATTGTCCGCGGTCTCACGTGCTGCTCGTCTGAATCTGCCATCACTTACTCCAAGGATCTCGTCAGGAACCTCAAGTGACTGTACCAATTCGCGAGCACGCTCAAGGTCTACATCGGAAGCCATACCAGGATGGATGATTGCACGGCGTTCCTGCTGAGCTATCAAATGGGTGTTGTAGGCATTCTGCAGCATAGTCTTCAGGCTGGTTGAATGGTGGCCTTCTCTGGTCGACAATGAAAGCAAGCTGCCCAAATCATCCCCAGCCTGGGATCGCATCATCAAAAGTATGTCTTGGAGCGTTTCACGCACACCTGTCTTATTTGCCTTAGCTTGATCTCTGGCTGCTGCAAATATATCCTGAACGAGAGCATCGTTAACCTGAGCGCGCCTTGCTATTTTCTCTGATGGGTCTATCTCATCTTTGAGGTCTTCAAGTAGATCCAATTCAAAGTGTTCTTTATGTTCCGCCAAACGTGACATTAGTTCATCAACGGTGCCTGTGAGTTGTGGATTCATGGGGAAAGAGTTTGGGGAGACAGAATCCACAGTGTTTCTGAGTGTTCTTTCAAGCTCTGAATTGAAATCTTCGATCTCCTTAGACGCCCTCATAGCTTCACCTATGATGCTCGTGTCTCCCTCTCTGGTTGATGTTACATCCGCTAAAGACATACCCGCATCATGAAGTACTTCGTTCATCGCATCTTTTACGAACCCAGGTATCTTGTTCAGAGCGTCTGCCTGGTCTGAGACTAGATAATAGGGCAGCTTCACATCAGTATCCGGCCCAAGTTCAACCAGACGTTGAGCAATCTTTCTGCCACCCTCTTTCATATTTTCTTCAATGAATTGAGTGGCCCCAGCACCCTCCTGCTGCACCGTGTCAATGAGTGACTCTCGAAGGAAAGACACTATACTCTCTGGCTTGATACCAGCACCGCCGATGAGTTCGTCATCAAACTTGGTGTTGAACAGCGAGTCGAGCATTGTCATGTAGTTAATGCCTTGACCCAATATTCTTTTATCCGCTTGACTTCTGACCGCAGTCTCAATATATTCCGCAGCGTCTGTGATCTGCCTTGTGGGAACATCGTCCGCTAACTGCTTCAAGTCAACAACATCAGGCGCATGTTCGCCCATCACCATTTTTAATCTATGGGCCCCCGACCCCTTGCCAACGTATTGTGCGGGACGTTCTGTGGGGTCATATGCTCTAAATATCTTTTCTGCAAATTCGGGGAGGCGATCTGTAAACTCTTGTTGAATAGTTTTGTACTCTGTTTTCAGGGCGTCCATTCTATCGTATGCTGCCTGCATTTCAGCTCTTAGTTCTTCATGGCCATCACCTTGATAATCAACGAGACTTTGATATCTGTGATGCCACGGCTTATCTTCCCATATGATTTGTTCTTGCTGCTTTAACTTTTTTATTTCCTTTTGTTGCCGTGATATGGCAGCTAAGGCTTGACGCCTTTCTTCCACTATTCGTGTTAATTCGGGATCCGCGCCCTTCGCTGCAGCGGCGGTGATCTGATCCCTGACGAGAGCATCTTCTATGCCCATCTTGAAAATTTCATTCTCACCACGAGCAGTAGGGTCACGATAGCTGAGGAGGCGCATGACTTTGTTTTCCTTATCGTACCTTAGTATACCGGCCATAGCATCGTCGAAGTCAGCGCCACCGAAAAGCTCCAACACCCTGCTTAGGTCTTCGGGGTCGGCAATGTCGGGAAGAACGAAAGAGTGTGTTCTCCTGTTGTAGGTGACATAGTTCTTCTTCAGCATGCGGTTTTTGCCTGCCTTGCCCGTTTCCTCATTTTTAACCCATACGTCCTGATACATTGACCCACCCCGACGCCTATGTTGGTTGTAATCAGAATCAAAGGTCAGCGTAACTTCGGATGTAAAGTGAGCGCGATGAGCATTGGGCACAACTAGTGACGGCTTGCCCGAAGGCCTCACCTCATAGTTGAGGGCTGCACTCCTAACCATAGACATCATTCCTGGGTCAGCACGAATATCCATACCCAGATCTAGCCCGACCATAATGGAGCGAGCTTCAGTGATTGCATTCTGCATTCTGACTGCGGCCGGGGTGCTCAACGTTTCATCTATATCTTCCATGACCATACCGGCCGTTTTTTCTATATGAGCCCTTAATTCATCTGTAATTTCGCCAGCTGCAAGTTTTTCGTAGGTACGAGAAAGCCTCTCTTTTGATTCCTTTGTTATCTGATCCATGTCAAAAAACTCGGGATGAGCAGCAAGTGCGATGGGGTTGGTTCTTACCACTCCGCTATCCCCGTATGGATTGAGGGACAGGATGGCCTCTCCGGTGTTAAGGGCTCCAGCTTCCGTACCAATGTTAGTGGTTGGGACGATCATCATGGCACCCTTTTCTCTGGCGTTCTTCACGAAGTCAATCAATCGAGCGAACTCTGGATGCTCATCGATCAATTCATCAAGCTCATCAAGGGTCTTAGTTAGGTTGATATCTCCCTTGATCTGACCCAGACGTGTGAAATCATTGACCACACCTTTATCCACTTTCTCACGATACCATTGGCTCGACTTGGATAGGCCTCCGCTTACCTCTAATATGTTGCCGCCAGTCAACCTAAAGTTGCCGCGACCAGATCTTTGCTTCAGTGCTCTAAGCGCTTTGTTCGCTTGATCCTGCAACTGTTGGATTCTATATGTGGGCGAGTCTTTCACTCGTAATCCAATTTCAATATTCTGTGATTTCTGAAATGTGTCAGTCAATAGCTTGATGTCTGTCACTATATTGAAACCATCAAACATTCCGCTTACTGTCTTTTTAGCTGCCGCAGCTGCCTCGTCTCCGTACGTTCCTGAGGCTGTGTATTCTTTGGTAAGCTTTTCTACGAGGTCACCGAACATCTCTGTGGGATCGAAAACAGCAACATTGATGTCTGCGCTTTTTGCCGTAGCTGATAGTGCCTTCTGCTGGAACAATGCCCTAGCTCTCTTTGAACCCTTTCCCAGTAGTTCTGTAAAACTCATTTGTTTTCCGGCCCCGAATTCGGTCCCAAACAAACCATAGATTTCATTAATTGAAAGAGCTTTGCCGGACGGGTCGTATACCTGTTGCACTGCTATTCCGCTTTGGGTCTTCCACAAATTGCCGTGCATGATACCAGTTTTCTCATCAATCAACTTGCTCTTCAGGTGATCGATCACTTCATCCACATGATGATCATCTGGTGAGAAAATCTGCTGCTGAACGCGATATCCATCTCGATATAGATTCATAAGTTTTTGATTTCGGCTGATTCCATGTATCCTAAGATATTCTTCTGGCATGGGTGAGACCTTATCCCCAACCTTAAGCCCAAGCGCTTCCTGTACCCATTGCAGGTTTCTATCCAGCTTTACTTTTGGAGTCTTCCTTGGATCCAAGTTGAAACCGGTGTTGAAACCAAGCCCAGCTCTTCTTGCTTGCAGGGAAGCCAAAGTATTACGAATCTCAGCTGTATCATCCAGACTGACTCTTACCGGCGCATCAAATGCCGAAGTAAAAACAACCTCATCACCTTCGATGTCCATTTTGAGAAAGCCGATATCTCGCATGACCGAGAGAGAATGGTGGCTTTTTAGGAAGTTGATATTTTCTTCATGAATACCCATTAGAACAACACCTGACTGAGATTAAGGCTAAACCCTGAGAATGGATTTGGAGATTCTATTACTGACCCTTGGATTCCCATATCATCCATGAGGGCTTCCAACTTGGTGCGGACATTGCGTGGATCGTCCTGGAACCCAAACATGGGGAACGATGGGTTTACCAGGTTTGCTTGCTGCACCTGCTGTGGATAGTAACCCATTTGGGACATATCCAGCCCCATATGGTTACCCATTTTAATTTTCACCTGTTCCATGTTGGTGTTGGCATCCCAGCCCTCCCAGTTTGGGCCTGGCAACTCCCTATTGGCAAATATGTTTTCTAACGAAGGCAGGTTCTCTACCTTCATCCCCCAGGCTGCCTGAAGTATGCGCCTTTCGAGTCGTGGCGCAGTTGAAAGTATCCGCTCCCTTTCTTGTTCTGGCGCGCTCAAGAATGATTCGAAATGTTCACGCTTACGCTTTGGAATTGCAGCCATTATGTCTTGCAATCTGGCATTTGCCAAATCTACACCGTACATTGTTCTCTTAGATGCTCGGGCAGCGGCGCTAGCCATTTGAGCGTCGCCTGCTGCCGCTGCTTGGGACTCTAAATTCTTATTCTTTATATAGGTTAGAACATCTGTGTATTCTTCAAGTGCTGCTTGCTCTTTTCTTGCTTTCGGCAGGAAACGGTCTCCGGTAATCTTTTCGTAAGCATTTCCATACAAGCCCGCTAGACCACCGCTGAGACCACCAACGGCAGAAGCGGTAAGTCGGGCAGTGGGTGTCCTACCAAAGAAGCTCATGGCGAATCCTACACGACCAGCCGCGTGGATCGGATTGTCTTGGGTGGCATCATGAATCATTGGCTTGAGGAAACTCTCCACCGGGGTCTGCCATTGCTGGAACGTAGGTCCGTATACGTTGTCCCTTTCCCAATCCTCCACCGCCGAAGAGTGTCTACCAAGCTTGCGCGTCACCATGTTATCCATATGCAGGGCGCGCTCTATGAGACTCTCACTCATTGTTTGATTTGGATCGTAGCTGTATTCGTGGAACTCGTTCTTACGGGTTGTTCTTTTCACTTGCATCCGAGTTGTTTCAAGCTTGAGCATGTCTGAAGGAGACAGGTCGGTGCTGTCTATCATCGCATCAAGTGATTTGAATTCTTGAGAATATGGGGCAACGTTTGCAAGTATCTTATGCTGATCAACCAACCCATACTTACCTGAGGCATCGGAGCTGAGCCTATTGAGCCTCTCATAGGCTTGACCAGGCAGTCTTATTTCGCCCTCTTTTATCTTAGTGAAAGGATCGCCTCTGGTGAAGTCGGTGAAGTAATTGGCACCGGGCAGCCATGGGTTCTCTACGCCCATGGTATTAGAAATGGGGTTAATGAAGTTGGTGCCGGATGGCGTTTTGGGCACGAAACGACGAACGACCTCTGAGACGTTAAGGTTCAGTGTTTCTGAGGGGGCATCACCGATACCACCGATGTTAAGGTCCCAGAATGCTCTTGTCGGACTATAAGCTCCACTTGCATTCTGGAGTACTGGAGCCGTGGATGTGAAGTCCTGATCACCGAAACCAAGCGCAGTCCTGGCCGCACCGAAGCCGAAGCCATAAATACCCAAGGCCTCCTGAGTCCTGTAAGCTGCACCCCGCGTGTGCATCTGGAATCCACCCTCCATTACGGGGGTCAAGTTGGGGATGACTGTCGGCGGCATAATACCGGGCATGTTGGGTATTCCATATGCTCCAGCTGCGCTATTTGGACCCATTGTATTGCCGTCCATTGCGGCAGCGACCAACATGAAGTTAGCAGTGTTCAAAGAGTCCCTGACGATTCCTTGAGCTGTCCACTGTGGCGTCTGTACATTGTTATTGTACCTTGACATACTAGCGCCAGCCAGGTCACCACCAGTGGTGCCACCCAAGCTATTGAGCACGCTATATGACCCTTGAGCACCAAGGCTGCCACCGGCCATACCGTAAGGAATGGTTGAGTAAGCGCCAGATTCGCCAACGGGTGCATACCCCATGCTCAGCGCTATTGTTGTATCGGTTTCATGCATTTCTTTTTGCGGCTTCAAAACCTTGCCAACAGTAGCATTCAAGATCGAGGTAACGGGGCCATATGGTCCGGTGAAATAATCACCAGTCAAAGGATAAGGCCTATCCTGCTCATGTTTCTTTTCGAACCTATAGGGATCGAAGGGGCGCAATGGAGAGAAGTCGTGCCCAAACAGCATTCTTTCTACTGGGTTATCCCAACCGGATTCGGTATATGCTGATCCCGCTTGCATTCTGCGATACCAGCTGGGACGATAGTACTCTACGCTATCTCCCCTGAACGGAGTTCTATTTAACGGCCAATAGCGGTTGCGCCGAACTGGCACTTCACCTTCAAAGATGTCTGCTCGTGCCTGCTCATAATTCTGGCCACCTGGCACCAACCCCGCTATGCCAGCCTGGGCATAGGCAAATGGCGTGGCAACCTTTCCAAGGACATAAGGCGCATAGACTCTATCACCCTGCTCGTCCCTGTCGTTAAGTAGGCCCCCGAGAGTGGAATCCGCAGCCAAACCTGTAACGCCCGCAGCATAAAGCGGCATGGCCCTTTGTCCGACCATGCCCCTGGCAAACATGTCAATCGGACCAGTGAACTTGGTAGGATCAAGGCCTGCACCGAAAACGTTGGCGTAACGGTTTAGCCTGTCAACCAAGTGGGAACTGAATGCGGAAACGGGACTGAAGGCTTCAGGATCCCTGTATGTTGATACGCCCAGGGCGCTCTTGGTGGCTCGCTTGGCGCCCGCCTGCTTAAAGGCTTGACCAAGGCTAGGAGTCAATACGATATCTGTATTACCGAATGGACTATAGGAGAAGCCCTCATAGGAATCGTCAGCGAGGCTTAAATACCTTCTAGCCATCTGATGGCCACGGTTTAGTATTTGGCTGTTTCTACCAGTGGCCCCGGTCAATCCGGATGCAACGTCCTCAAGGGCCCTTTGCATAGGCCTTGCAGTATCGCCCTGTATTCCAGAGATTACCTTTACGGCGGTCTCTACGACATCGTTCGATCCCTTGAAGGTCTTAAGTTTGGCGTAGTGAATCTGCGTGCTCAAAAGGGCAGCGTAAGCTTCTGCCGTCTCGCTTGAGGTCAGAACTCCTGACCTACTAAGTTCATCCAGCTGTGTTCCCAGATCTGCAACAACCGAGGCAAACTGATTCTGCCCAGATATACCCTGCCGCATAAGGATGTACTGTTGCATGTCTGAGGTAAACTCATCGATCCTACGAGATAACCCTGCGCCTTGTTTACTGTCTCCAACCGGCTTATCCCAATAGCCGGGACCAGATGAATCTTTAAGGTGCCTATCAATTAAGGTTTCTCGAGCTTGCCTTAGGCGACGGGCTTCTTCTGCTCTACCTTGTTTGAAGAGTGTCTGGACCTCATCGGTACCCTCCTCTTGTAATACCCTGCCAAAGGATACTTTCTCCTCTACGGTCTTTAGGTCACCAACGGATATGACGCCGTCTTCACCAGCGAGCATTGCTGCTTTTTTATTGGCGATTTTCTGCCCGGACCTCTTTGGGCTATAAGAAAGCGCATTGCGTACTTTCGTTAGCGCTTCTTGTGCGCTAGGTATTGCTGACGCTTTCTCATGTAGAGATTTGGGGAAAACGTTCTTGTTGACAAACCTATGGAATACATCCAGGGCATCAGTGACTTCTTCTTTTGACGCGACGGCTTTACCATTATCTAGGTTGATCAGTTCTCCATCTACAAGACGATAGGTCCCCCTGGCATCAGAAACCTTTTCGCCCCTGAGCAGGCGTCCCATCGTGACTGGATTTCTAACATCACGATTGCGTCCCATGAAACGATTGCCAACACTCTTTATAGAGCCCTGCTGGTAATCAGCGTTGTTTCTGAGGAAGAAAGATTTGAGCCTACCCTTTTGTGCGGGTGTCCCCTCTAACGGGGCCTCACTAAGTGGAGCGGTGCCAAGGTCTCCGCTAGCGATTCTGGCCTGCCTACCAGCAAGGCCAACAGAACCAGCCGCAGTGGGCTGGAATACGCCAAGTGGTTTGCCGGGATCCATTTTAGAGAATGCCCTTACTTCGCCCTTGCTCTTTCTACCATGACGCCTTAGCATCATGTAGAAATCCACACCTTCAGAGTCACCAACAAATGGCTGACGACTGCTGCCAGAGATGTAAGAAAGGACTGAAGTTTCAGTCATCGCCTGGTTACGACCGTAGTTTGCTAGCCCTAGAGGGTTGAAGTTTACGATCGGGATCTTATATTCGTTGGCAAGTACGTCAAGCGCACGTCTACCTGACCTTCTGGCCTTGTTGATATTGAGGATGTGTCCACCCCTGGTTTCGTATATACCAGGCATGGTTGTTTGGATTCTTTCGTCGCCACTCTTTGAGAGGTGACCGATAATCCTCCCTAACTCATCATCTTCACCGTGCAAACCACGCTCAAGGAACTGCTGGCTGGTGATCTGACGAAGTCCGAATGCGTTGTAACCATCTTTCTGCCAAGGCTTGGCAATCTGCTTCTCACCAACAAGGAACCCTCGCAAAACCTCAGGACTATCTGCGTTGAGCCCCATCTTCCTGAGGAAGGCTTCCTGGGTTTCCTTAGATGCCCCCGCTTTGACATCAAGTCCGGCGACCTTAGCTGCCTTGTCAACGAGATAAGCATGGTCTGCCCCACCGACTCGCATGTCAAACGAGTTATATCCGGGCATACGTTTACCGAACATATGCGCAGACATTTCAGGAATGTCATTTTTATAAGCTTGCAGCCACTGTCTCTGGATGTCTCTATCTATATTATCCCTGAGGGGGTTCTGCTTATTGTTGATTTTTGGCCTGAAGATATTATCGGTTTCATCAATCGCACCAAGAAGGTGTCTAGATAACTGCTCTTGTTGTCCCTTATTGAATAAGCCTGTTTTAGCAACAAACTGCGAAACGTAACCCTCTCGGGAGTCGGCACTTATCGGAGGGCTTTGCAAGCCGATACGCAGACGTCTGCCGATGTTTGTATCTTCGGCTCTTGCCATATCGACAGAGTGCCTATCGGCGAAGTCATCAACCAATTTCTTGGCCTTCGCCTTGTCTTCCATCGTATTTTCAAGTCTTCTCTGAAGATTATCCTTCAGTCTTTTGTTATATTCATCCTGAATACGATCATTATAGAAGCCTGACTTACTCCAATCACCAGTGAACCCCTTCCCTGTGACACCTGGGGATCCTCTGCCCATATTCCTGATGTCTTCTGCCAATGAGGTTACGGGAGAAAAGGACCCACCCATTGTGTGGCCGATAGAGCGAACTTCGGCTTCACTGGCTGTGGCCTCGAATTTCCTTCGACCCAGCCTCATCATCTTCTTGAAGGCTTCGTGCCCCTGGCCTATTTCGTTGAACCTCTCTCGGCCTCTACGCGCACCGGTGACCATACCGCCAAGGGTTCCGGGTATGTTGTCGCCAACAAAAAGAGCCTTCTTAGCCAAACCCTCTTGTTGACGCAAGGCAGCTTTGTAGTCACCATTACGCATCTGGTGCAGTAAGTCTACAACTCCAACCCGCTTTCGGGCAGCCTCTTCAACGCCGGTTGCGAATGCGCCGGTTAATTGTGAAGAGAACTTGAGCGCTTTGTCCATCAACTTGGACGCGTCATGACCTACCTGTTGCATCGATGCCTGCAGCGTTACCGCTGTCTTGGCATTGCGCATTGTTCTTGGGTCGAAGGCTGTCATGCCATCGCCGTACGTCATAAGACGACGGAATGAATGTGCCGCAGCGCCTTGACCAGCCTCGAATGGGCCGATCATAAACATCAAGTTCTTAACGCTCTGGTCTACAAAGTCTGTAATGACATCTACTGGGTTAGCCCAATTGACATCATTCTCTTTTTCGCCGCCAAAAAGTGGATCTACAACAGCACGCTGAGTAAGGTACGCAGCGGGGAGTTCATAAGGCAGGCGCCTGGCCTGTGACACTAGCCTCTGTTGGATCTCGTCTTTTATGCCCCATTCTATAGGGAGTTTATTCTCACCAGCAGCACGAGCTGCTTCACGTTCGCCCTGGGTGATATGGAAGCCCCTGACTATCTTAGTTGTATCGCCCCTGTATGAACCATCGGCCTCTCGGGCAAAAAGCTTCATGGGGTCGTCAGGGTCGGCAAAAATCCTGCTGACGCCTTCCATATCGTCAAGGGTACCTTGGATATCCCTGAATGTCTTGACCAGCTCTCTCACTCTAGGCTTGCTGGAATTAGATGCGGCAATGCCGATCTTTATGCCGCCCTGCTTGACCAGTTTACCGGCAACGCCCATGCCGACGAGAGTCGCTGCAGAAGCGGCCAAGAAACTCATGACCGGATTGCCATGCATTGCCTTGGCTACTAAGCCTGACTCTTGATTGGGGCCAATGACGCTTTCTTCTTGGAACCTATCAGTCTGAGGTCTTTGATAATGGCCGAAACCTATATTATATAGGGGGCCCTCACTTCTGACTACCATTATTTACCTACTGAAAAGATTGATGAAGCTTCTGCGCTATTGGATCCATTGATTGCCCCCCTTGTTTTCCCTCCTCTTCGTCTTCTTCTATACCCAGGATCATAAGGGGAGAGCCGCCTTCTTCCATGAAGACGGCCCTTTCGGACTGGAAACGCATACCTAGTATTTCTTCAGCTACTGCCACCATGTATAGTAATTCACTGAAAGTCTTATTGTCCAGATCTTCTATCTTATACGCAGGCATTGCGGAAATGATGAAGATCGCAGCCAAAGCTTTAGCCTCCGTCATCATCTCCCTATGCCCCTGTAGGAGGGAGCGCGCTTTCTCGGTATCAAGAAATGCTGATTCATCCAACACTTCTTCGGCCAATACAGATATCAGACCTGCGCCGAGTTTGTCCAAATCATCCAATGAAGGATAAAGGAGGGCAGTCCTGACTATACTGTCTTCACTTTCGGTTGAGTTCGTATAGCCCTCTTCGATAGCCAGATCTTCGAACTCTTTAAATGTCAGTGCTCTAAAAATGATCGGCTGATCTTTAAAGTCTATTTGAAAAATCTCACCATGCTCTTTCTTCAGTTCGATTATAAGCTCTGGTGTGAGTTCCTTCATTACAACTTGCGCACCTCTAGGGCCACGAACCCGGATGCCTCCACAATGTCTTGTGAGAGCGCTGAGGGCATACCAGCAAGCTCCGCCGGAAGTGAGGCACTGTTGAACGGTGGATAAAGGATGCAGATCTCACACATGGCTTCCTCGTTGATCAAACCAGCCTCTGCTGGAGATACTGTTCCCGAGTTCGTCATCTGCTCCATGTTGGAAACATGTGTACGGTATTCTAGTCGATTCATCGTACGCCAAACAACATGATGCTCCGGCGTGAACGAGGAAACGAACACGTCACCAAACTGTTCTTTCCAGGCTATAATCTGCGCAGCTGTCGGACCGCCTGGCCAAATCTCGTCAGTAGGCTCCAAATCTTCGACTGGAGTACCTTCGTCTTCAAATTGCTCAAGTGATTCTTCATCTTCCAATTCTCCTAGTTCATCTTGAATTTCTTCATCGTCAATGATGTCATCATCATCTATCATATCTTCTGCCATACTTACCTTCATATTCTAACTCCTAACCTTCTGGATTGGATTCTACTGCAGCGGTTCCGATTTGATAACCACCAGCACTTGGGATATCTACGTTTCCGTAATTGACCTTGTTGGTCTTACGCGCCTTAGGTGAGTAGGTATCCTTTGCCAAGAACGAATATAGTTCTGCGCAAACCTGACCGTTTGGTGAATACTCCACCTGCATGTCTGTGATTTCTACCCCTTCGATTACTCGCCTCATCGTATTGTGTTCTTGATCCATTTCTATGATTTTATGATTCATATCACTAGTTGTTGTACCAAACCCCGAAGCATACTTGTCTACGACATACTGATTGATCTTTGGGCTGGGTGCTAAACATGCGCTTAATGAATCTATACCATATATTACCACAAAATTGAAGGGAGGGTGAACAGAGAATATGTTTTGGTTTTGAACTTTATCGGGCTCGATGTTGTTATCCCAGTATCTTTTGATATTCTCTTCATCTGAATCTAGACCTCGAATCACGTAATCCCATTTACCCGAAGACCGCGCTTCAGCTGCTTTTGTCAACAGACGTGTCATATATCCAGTATTTTGAGTTGCAATGCGCATGACACCGTTAACAATACGAGTTCCCCTCAGCATTGCGTCATAGGTGTAGCTCCAAAAGCCATACAATGGTGATTTCTGTTGAGTGATCTTGAATGCAAACTCTATGATTGGGATGTTAGCATCGGAATCCGGGGGTTCAACGCCCTCTACGAATACTTTAACATCTTCCCCCGTAAAGAAGTAATCATAGTACTCAAAGACGCCTCTGTCAGATGGCGTGATGCCGGACCATGTGTTGTCCCATTCTTCAACAGGAAGTCGACCGTCGCCCGACCTACTGATAACGGGCAGAGGACCGGGACTGCTGGAGCTGCGTGTTCTTTCGGCTCTACTATTGTAGTCGTCTATGGTCATTATAGAACCTCAATAATTGTTTGATTGGTTATCCTGTTACTAGCAACTGAACGATCGCCAGCTTGTTCTCTGATGGTTTCGGGAACGAACGATGTCATTGGCTGTATGGCTCTTGCAACATAGGTGAATGTCTGCTCGGTGATTAGGTCATCAATGGACATTGTACCACCTTCGTCAATAATCGATAAGCCTAATATCCTCATGGTTGAAAATGATCCGTATTCATTTACAAACGTCAAGGTAATATCAAATGGGGGAAGCTGATCAGCCAAATGATAAAATCCCTTGCTAACATGATTTCTCATGCATGCTATTCTATAGAAAGCATAACTATTGAATACGGTGAAAATAAGTGACCCGGCTATTGTCCTCGTGCCCTTTACAAAGCTTACAGGTGCAGCATGGCCGAGAAGTCGAACCGGGGTATTCTCTCTGTGTATGGAATATGAAAGGGTCTGAAGTTCCCCAAGGACAATGGTCTCTCCACCCGGGAGGTTCATGGTTGCGACAATGTCCGCACCCGAATATGTCACATAGGGGTTGGACTCAGAAAGCTTGTCGAACACAATAGTGTTTGGTGAATCGAAAGCACCGCGTGGTGCTGGGTTCCCATCTGGTGCTACCAGATCACTGCTAAAGTCTATCGGGGATTCAGACAATTTAATCTCCTAAAATGAAAAGGGGCGCCTACAACTTGGTAGATCGCCCCTTCATTCACGTAATAGAGTTACGTGTTTCTAATTACGGTGTGACAATATCAGACTCGAGAGCATTCTCGCTAAAGTTTGCATCGCGTGGACCCTTAAGGGCGACCATGGGTCCTACTTCGCGAGCCACATAGGTCATTGTTTCTTCGATCACGATGTCATCCATGGACGCACCGGAACCTTCGTTCAGAAGCTCAACGCCGTAAATGTTGCGAACGGCTGCTTGACCATATTCGTTAGCAAATGTAACGGTTACGTCAAACGGAGGAATCTGATCTGAGTAGTGGGGGAATGCAGCAATTACGTCTAGCGCTCCATCGTTACCATCACCAACTGGGGTGATACCGCGATAGGATACCGATCCGTTCGTAGCCATTCCTGGAACTATGTTATTGGAGCGGGTGTAGTACTTGATGTCATCATTATCTGCGTTCTTGAGAAGCATAGTGTAAAGTGAAGGACGATCAAACACCATGAAGATAAGTGAGCCAGCAATACCGCGCTTACCTCTTGAGAAGGAGCGGGGGTTGGGGCTACCCATGGTGTAAATCGGAGCCTTCTCCCTGGTGACTGACCAGGTGATACCCATTAGGTTACCGACTGTTACGCCACCGAATGAGGCAACGATGTCTGAACCCGAGAAGGTCGTGTATGTATTGGTGTATTGCCCAACCTGTGTTGGACCACTCTGAAAGCCTGCCATAGTATTATCTCCTTAGTCGCTAGTGGTTCTCACTAGCCTCAGTTATTAAGGGTGTGTTCTCCCCCTAGGCGCTTCACCGTCTTTCTCGGGAGAGGCTCACTAGGGGGGTACACTTATTTAGTAATTACAGTTGGACGCTTACTGACACTTCGATGTTACGAAGCTCGAATGCAGGGCGAAGCACTAGGTCAATCAGTGCTTCGTTGTCCGCTGATACATATCTTACTGTAAAGTCACTCGAAATCAAAGACCCTTCTTGCTGCATCGTGCGCAAGCCTGTGGTGATTGCTGTTTCGAGAGAGTTGCGTGCCTGTAGGTTTGAAGCCTCGCCAATGAACTTCTGTGAGACAGAACGAACCATAAGGACAGAATCGAAAACGATTCTTAGGGTTGTTAGACGAGTGTAGTCTGATAGCGGCTTGCTGAATGTCAAAGCATCAACCCAGCGTGCTATACGGTTTGCGTCAAGCGCTATAGGGACAACACCCTTTGCGATCATCGCATTTTGCTGTGTTCTGGTTGGGTTGTAACGCAGTGATTCCACGTTGTACACAACCTTGCCGGTGGGAGCAGACCACGAATCTAGCGCTGCGATAGCACCAGCATACATGGCTGCACCGTTTGAGTAGCCGAGATTGCTCGCGGCGTTGTATCCAACCGGGCGAATTTCTGCTGCAACAACAGAAACATAAACGCCATCATTATCTAGGTTACTGTTATCTCGCTCAATGAGAGAGGCCATTCCAGCGGAACCAATGTGACCCTGTACAGCTGCCGGTGTCATACCACCATTCGCCGTAGCTGCACCGATATAGGGTGCAATACCCATAACAGCAAAGCATGGGTGCGAATTAGCCGTAATGGTTTTGCACTTCCTGGCAACCTTGGCTAGCCAGCTGTTAACAAACACCGTTGAGTTATCAGCATGGAAGCCTAGCTCAGTGTCATCACCCGGTGTGGCTGGGCTTTGGAACTCGGTAGTGCCAGAACCACGGCCCCACGGGACAATGATATCTGCCCGTGCAGACTCTGCAGCAGAAAATACATCGTCAAAAAGCGTGTTGCTTCCTATCAATGCGGTGTAGGTGGCAGATTCGATCGTACCATCCGTGTGATTAAAAGTAGTATCAGATGGCAGGGCAATGAGTGTTACCCTTGAGGCTCCACCTGCAATCGCTTCAATATATCCCCGATGTACGTCTGAGCCGTACCCAAAGATCTGGATAACGCTCTGCTCATCGGCTGCGTTATACGGATCAACATCAGTAACCGCGGTGGCATTATTGATATAGGTTTCGGTCCCATCAGTGTTTACATCCGAAGATTCACTAATAGTACGACGACCAATAATAGCAACGCGCGGACCGGTGGGGATATTCGTCCTTGACAGACTATAAAACCGGTCTTTAATTACTGTAGACACTCCAGGAAGAGCCACAATAAACCTCCAAAAATCCTATGCTAGACTCTGCATAATGTATTTAGTAATGCCCTATGCATGTTAATACTCTTTCTAGACATATAGTAACATATATAAATGCAAACGAATATTACATTTGATCAGTAGGATGGAGTAGCTCCTTCAGCTTGTTGGTCTATAATGGCGACTGGCAAATTATCTCTGACCGTATGTAGCCACACGCCCTTGCCTGATGATGCAAACTCGACATCGACACCCGCTGGGGTTGTCAGGTTTAGTGTCAAAGTTGCCGGACTTGTACTTGTGTCTGTGGTTACTGCGCTTACCAGGTAGGTGTTACCATCTACGGTTCCATATGGATATCTAAAGAATCTATTGTCGATGGATTTCAATACGATAAGATCCCCCACCTTAACGATCACATTTTTCTGAATCAGTGTGATTTCGTTAGTCCCAACCTGTGCTTCAGTAACCTCAAACGAAGGAACGCGCTGATACTCGAGGAAGGTTCGAACTTCAGTCCTGATGCTTTCAAGTTTCGCTTCAGCAACGTAGTTGACTCTTTCTAGGGTAACTTTATATACCGCTGTCCTTACATCGACATCTTCATTGGTTCTATTTTCGTCCCGATCGGACATTCTTCTGGAGAAGACTATCTCTGATGCACCTAATTGCTTGAGGGTGCCCACATATTCGTCCATGAAGAGTTCGAATTGCTCTATGATAGCTTCTGCCAACTTCGGATTGTTACGTGTCACTGCAGAGAAGGCTATTAGATTATCGAGACGATGACCATATATGGAATATATTGTCCCATCATCGTCCACGATCTCTTCCCTGTACTTGGCTTTGGGTTCTGACGGATGGGATTTTCTAAGTTCCAATGAATAAACTATCACTGGATATTTAGCAAATTCTTCAGATTGCGTTGGTCGGATCGGGATATCTGGATGAATGTTTTCCCAAAGTTTTTCAACAACGGCAATGAATTCCCTAAATGTCATGTGACCATCTGCTCGTAGCATCGGCTTATCTGAGTAAAGTGGAGATCCCGCCGCCTGAACCGATGAGTATCTCGTATATACGTCCCTTCTCTGTTCCATCATTACTCCTAGGAAACCATGGTCTTATTGCCAACCGAAACACTCAAGAAAAGTTCACGCAGAGTGCCATATATGATAAGATTCACATCTACCACTGCTGTGTTAGGGTCTTCCTCTTTTCTGTATATTGTTAGGTTGTAGTCCTTCAGTATATCATCTGTCACCAGATATCTTAAATAAAGCTCAACATCTTGCTGAAGCTTCGGGTATCCAATGCTGCCGATGAAGCCGCTACCGATTGCGTGTATATTATTGATCACCTTTGATAATATCCGCATATGAGAAACAGCCCACAGAGCATCATTTCTCGATGTCAATGTATTATCAGTTTTGGCATGTGTCTGATATGGCACACCTCGCTCCCCAATTGTAGATCGACCAATCCAATTGACTTTCTTGAGAGCAAGGGTACTCAGCTGATCATTCGTCAAACTTGCCGCTGATGGGGACATGACACTACGGAACTTGAGGTGCATGAGTGCTCTGTCAATCCGGGCAGCGGATAGTGCTCCAGCAGCTATTGTTGCCGCACTTGAGGACCAAGCAACGTCTACCTGTGGGTGACTCACTGAGACTTCGCCGCCCAACACCAAAACAAACTTGCCGCCAGCTGTTGCAGCTATCGTATCAAGTCTGCTGTCTGCAGCTATTGCCGTTATGTCTGATGATGACTGATCCGTGATTCGAGTACCGATAAACCCCAGTCTGACCGTGCCGGTCCACGCTATTGCGTCTTGGCAGTGGTCTGATAGCTGAGTCAGGAAATCTACACCGGCGGTGTAATACATCGGAGCCTCTAGAGGAACTATGATCTCTGGTTCAGTAAAGTCTCGCAATATAGAGTAGGTGGTAGTCAACCTGTCGTAATATGTTTCGTAAAAGGTCTGATCACCAAGATGATCATAAGCTACGTTACGATCGGATTGGTCTGCGATATATTCATCCATTGGGGCTGCAGCAACCAGCCAGATATCTCGTGCCCCCTCATTGTAAACATCAAAGAACCCCCTCAGTAGGGGGGAGTCTGTGTCAGCACCCAAAATATTAATAAGGTCCTGAACATTGGCCACTTGATATGGATCATTTATCTCAAGTCCGTCTGCATGCCCGATTAAGTATAGTCTGTCAGTCAATCCTAGACCTAGATCGCCCGAACTTGGTGTTTCTTTTATCGTACCAGCTCTTTGGGGCGTGTCTCTAATATCGCCCTTAACAAGGCGGGGCCTTGATTCTATTACAAAAGAAGATACGGATGTAATTTCAGTCATATTTCACCTAATTAGTGTCTATAGTCCATTGTACAATATATTTTCCTTTAATTAAATTATTTGTCATTGACGATGGAATCGTATATGAATATATGCCTTTACTAATTCTTGAAATTTCTCCATTAGAATAAGAAAGTCTCGAACTGAGATTCCCGCCAGCACCACGCCTATAGAAAATTAAAGAAATATCAGACGGATCATAAAGGTTGCCATCATTAATAGCGCTAACCGTTATAGTTACTTCCTCTCCCGAATGTGCTACATTGTCATCAAGATTAGAAATGTCTATTAATTCTATAACTACTGCCATATGAGCCCTCCTTACAGTTCACTACAGGACACCTGCTCAGTCATCAATCAAGATGAAGGCTCTTCTCTTGATGCTCCTACGGCCCAATATTCAATTCTGCCTGTCTTAAACCTCATTGGTACAACGAAATCAATCAACCATGTTACGAGATTATCCGGATAACCCGAAAGATTCTCGTAAATGCGGTCCCCCTCTCTAGGGATTGCGTCATGCTTAAAATAGTAAATTAATTCAGAGTCATGAGTAATACCTTCAATGTTTTCTTGTGCCGTAGCGGGTAGGCCTTTATTTGAAGCGTACATATGTCTTGTTGTATGCTTCTCTAAAGAATCTGCATATTCTACGTTTTCGCTCTCGTACGGCGATATCCTTCTCTGAAGATAAACATCATGTCCGTATTTTCTAAGGATTGTTTGAAATTTTTTTCTTAAATCAGCCATGATACTCCTACTTTCTAAAACAATTAGTACCAATAAAATAGCGACCAGGACACTTTCGCATCCTGGCCACCTAAGATTCTATAACATTGATAGTAGCTAAAAACTAATTTTATGAAAGAGTGACAGTAAAAATGCCACCAGTATTCCACTGTACCGTAAAATCAGCAGCGGAGGATGATTGATCCGAACCAAAATCTAAATACATGATTAGCACGTCAGTAGCTGGTGTAGCTGTGTCTTGAGATAGAACCGCATATCTTGCGGTCAAAGTTGATGTAGTCCATGTAACATCATCTGCATCAAACGTAATTGTATCTACATTATCAAAAGATAAGCTAAGATTTGTTAATGCTTTTCCGCCTGCACTGTAATCATCTGCTGGTGTTATCTCATTGGTCAAATCATCATAGTGCTCATGTAGCTGAGATGGTGTATATGAAGATGTGTGCAGCGTTAGTGTTAGCGTGTCTGGTGAACCACTGCCAATGTCAACAAGCCCTGATAGGGCGTTCATGACGTATTTACCATAAATAGTTGCTGTTGCCATTTTAGTAAAATACTCCTTAGAATAAAGACAAACCTATTATTGCGATCTGGTTTGTATAGTAATCAATTATTTAATGAACCAAAAGTCAGTCTTCTAGAGACTTTAAGGCACGATTATCTCGCAATTCATAGCGATCAACGCGTGCCTCGCCTACATGTAGGATGGTTCTGTCTGGTATTGGATTAGGATATCTAGAGCCCTTAGTGAATGCCTTAAGGCCCCTATTTGATCCAAATTTGGTTGATTCCTGAAGGAGTTCTTTTCTCAGTGCAGACGCTAATTGACACCATGTACTAGCGTTTGCCCTATTGATATATCTGCCTGTTCCCCCTGCGTTGGGGTTTGTTACGGACATATCACCAAGACGGATAGACGCATCTACGCCAAATCCATCTTCATAAATTCTACTAAGACTGCACGCAACAGAAGCTTGAATATACTCAATAGCTATATAAGGAAGATCTGCGTACGTCGTAGTGCTCGCATCTGCACACAAGATATCTAGAACCTCTAAAGAAGCGTAATGAATATACTCTGCTACTTCTAGCTCATTAGAATCTGGGAACAGATATAATATTTCTTCTGGATTAAAGTAAAGAGGTGTCATACCCGAAGAGAACAAAAGTGTTTGATCTTCAATGAGCGTTTTAAATACGGTACCGCTACTTGACCCCCCTTCTGCAATAACCTCCAATTCGTATTCGGTATCTTGAAGGTTAGATCCTCCAAATGTGGCTTCAAAAACAACTATGATCTTACCTGTACCAGAATAATTAAGATCATAATAGTATTCACCATCCGTTACCTTTATCGGTACGGTTGTGGTTACCAAATTGGCTACTTCAACAGAAGTCGTATAAATTCTCACCTCTACACTATCAGGATCAGCAACCTCTGTCTCGTTGAGGGTGTCGTTCCAGTTTGTGTACAGATTTGTTATTCTGTAAGTGCGGTTTTGGGTAATTACAGACATCTTATCTCCTAGACCATATCTCAATATAGTAAATCATTTATCTATGATTCCTTTAATTACAGTGGCTGTATTCTTGATTCAACCACAATAGCAGAACCAGACGACGAGCTAATGCTGGAACCAACGGTATGACTATCTTCTCCCACCTCAGCAAAAGACCCTTCCGAAATGGCACCTAAGGCTTGGGGACCATAATATTTACTGTTGCATGATGGTCCTCTGCTAAATGGGTTACGCTAGAAGAAGCGCTAGATGTATTGAATATTTGAGTTATTATTGTTTGTACCGATATATCTGGAGCGCTGTTTGCTATGACCAACGGGGCAAGAGCATTAAGGGTCATAAGAGCTGGGGAAATTCCCGAATCTACAATCACAGCTGAACCAGAAGCGGTAGCGATGCTTGCTGGTGCAGCGATAGCTACAGACCTGATTGCGATGACTGTCGGAACTGCACCTTCAATCGTCCCCGTACCTTCAGGGGCAACGACACTGGTTGTCTCCGCTGCACCGACTAATGGAACTTCGCCCTCAGCGGTAACTTCACCCTCAACTGCAGATATAGAAGCTATCCTAACAGTAGTTATAGTAGGAGGTTCACCTACCGCCATAACCGTAGACTCTACTGCGTTTATAGATGCTGTTTCAACGACAGATACTATAGGTGCTTCAGCTTCAGATATAGCTGTGGCTTCAGGGACAGAAATAGAGACTACACTAACGCCCCCAACCGTAGAGGGGTCGCTACTAGCAATGGCGGTAGCTTCTGGTGCACTAACCAACACATTCCTAGATGTTGTAATTGTAGGAATTTCACCTTCAACTGTAACAATAGCTTCAACCGCATTGATATTCGTTGATGTAACAGCAGATACCACAGGTACGTCGGTTCCTGCAACTGCCGTGCCCTCAACTGCAGATATAGAAGCTGCCCTAACTGAAGTTACCGTAGGGGCCTCACCCTCAATTGTAGCTGTAGCCTCTGGAGGAGAATTAAGACTATGGGGGCTAAGAGCCGAAATCGAAGGAGCTTCGCCTTCAATCGTGGCTGTGCCTTCAGCTCCAGCAATCGAAACTAGTCTTGTAGCGGCAATCGTAGGAACCTCTGCCTCAGCTGTGACAGTAGCTTCAGGGGTAGATATAGAGACATTTCCTGTAGCCGCAATAGTGGGCACTGCGCCCTCAACTGTAGCGACCCCTTCGGGTGCATTTATAGATGCCACCATAGTGGTACTAATAACCGGTGGTTCACCCTCAATCGTAACCGAACCTTCAACAGCGGAAACAGAAACAACATCACCGGAGACAATCGAAGGTGTTTCTGCTTCGGCTATAGCCGTTGCCTCTGGGATGGTAACGGATGTATTTCTTATGGCTGCAACAGAAGGTGCTTCTCCTTCGGTCGTTACGATACCCTCAGTTGCGCTTATATTAACAAGCCTGGTCGTCGTAACGATAGGAGCTTCGCCTTCAATCGTGGCTGTGCCTTCAGCTCCAGCAATCGAAACTAGTCTTGTAGCGGCAATCGTAGGAACCTCTGCCTCAGCTGTGACAGTAGCTTCAGGGACGAATAAGCCGGTGACCGACTTTGTGCCAGAGACGCTCAGAGACGCCGTGCCGGTCAGAGACGCCGCACCCCTCGCAACCTTGCGGCCCGTAGCGGCGAGTGTCGCCGCGCCCGAGAGCGACGCCGCGCCTGTGTGGGTGGTCCCCCCGCCGCCGCCAGCCGCACGGAGA